ATGACGCTCTCTCCTGATCAAATGAAAGAAACCGCACTGCCACGTAAGCTGTTCGTAGGCAACAGCTACGAAACCATTTACACCGATATTCTGCGCGAGCTGAAAGACACGCCGGAATTCACCCCAGTAACCCGCGGCATTGGCTGCCGTGAAATCACGAACCTGTCGATCGAGCTGACCGATCCACGCAATCGCTTCGTCTGGAACAAAGCGCGTGACGTGAACTATGAGTTCGCGATGAAGTTCTTCCTGTGGATGCTGAATGGCGACACCGACTTCTCGTACGTTGCTGGTTCGAATGCCAATGCGCAGAACTTCGCCGACAAGAAGGATGACAAGGCGATGCCAGCAAACTTCTCGACCGCTTATGGTCCTCGCATCCAGAAGCAGCTGCCATACATCCTGGAAGAACTGAAGCGTGACAAGGAATCGCGTCGTGCAGTGATCCACATCCTGAACGAAGGCGATCTGGACATGCTGGGCACGAACACCAAGGAAGAATATCCTTGCACCGACTCGCTGACCTTCATGATCCGCGACAACAAGCTGCACATGTACACCCACATGCGTTCGAACAACATGGTTCTGACCATCTGCTACGACATGTTCAACTTCACCATGTTCCACGAGTATGTGCTGCGTGCACTGCAAGTGGCATACCCTGACCTCGAGCTGGGTACGTACTACCACAACATCGTGTCGGCACACTACTTCGATCGTGAGCAAGCTCTCGTTGATGCAGTGCTGGCAAGTACCGAAGTTGGCATGAGCCAGAAGAAGCCAAAGGTGCTGACTGTCGATGTCGGTGACACCAAGCCAAGCGCGGTGAAAGCAGCCATCGAAAAGATCGTTGATGCTGTACGTCCTACTGGTACGAACTCGGCCGGTCCGCAGTAATTTTTCAATCGAGGACCTACGGGTCCTCATTTTGCAGGAAAATAATATGAAGAAGTTCATCGACCTCACCGTTGCCATCAAAGACTTTTCCGAGAAGGAGCTTATTGAGCAGGCAATCAAGCACAAGAATGTTCACGTCAAGAGTAGCTACGCAGCTGGCTTGTTCCTGATCGTCGACACTGACCAAGGACTATTTCACCTGAAGTACCTTGAAGCCAAGGAGGTTAAAGGCGGACAACCGACCATCACTTATCGGGTGATGCGAGCAGTTGACCAATGATCCAGATCGTTAAGATACACGCCAAATACTTTTCCAAAAAGGCAGTGGTTGAGATGGCACTTGAACAAGCTGGCATCTCTTTCACTAGCATCAACATCTACCATCGCGAGTACGAAGGTCTGTACTCATTCGTGAAAACAAACGAGGGCGACTTCACGCTTTACGTTCGTGGCACCGAAGGTCCGATGATCTTCTTCGAGGTGACATACACATGAAGCAATATGAAAATTTAGTACACGCCCTCTCAAAGCCCCTGTTCGTCCCTGGGGTTGCGATGCTCCCTTATGCTGAAGACATAGTACAGACAGCCGAAGATATTCACCGGCGGCGTCCTTATGGTTCCTTGGATGATCAGGTAACTAAGTGTCTGATTGGTTCCGTTTGCGAACACGCAGCGAAGGAGATGCTGAACACCAAGGACGTATGGTCGCGATTCTCTAAGCAAGAAACGTATGAAGATCGCATGTTCGATCTTGCGGTAATTCAGCGTGATAAGTATGAGCAATGGCTGCCTTACGAAACGAAAATTGACGTCAAGAGCAGCAACAAAGATTGCGCCGGACAATACTTCGCCTTCAACTGCTACGACACTTCGATTCAAGAAGAGTACGAGCCGCAAGATGGAAGGCCAGGTGCCAATCTGCATTTCTTCATTCGCAAATCGCTTGACACTGAATTGCTGTTGACGATGGACCGATTCGAACTCGCTGATGGATGGTTGGTGACTGCAAAGTACTTGATCCATCGCAAGGCATTCAACAAGATGTTCCGCGTCTCGCAGTTTGATCGAAGCCCATACTATTATCTTCGGTATGAGGATATGATCCGCGATGGAACCTGTGTTAAAATTCCGCAACAACCCTCCTAAGGAAATTCCCTAATGAACGTATTATGGTTGCCCATCTTCTCGATGCGGTCCTATGATACGGGACAATATGCCATCACCAAAGATGGCAACTTCCAACTCACGCTGTCCCGTATCCTCGCCTCCGACTTCGACGAACTCACTGTCGCAGTTCCACATGACTGCTCCGACTTTGACGAGTTCAAAGCTCAAACCAAAGAAGCAATGTCTGGTAAGAACATTCAGTTCGTCCGCTTGCACTATGGTGAGAACGCAGTCGACACTCGCAACAAGTTCTGGAAGCTGAATGAAGGCTTCTTCTACTCGCACTACATCCTCAACTTTGATCTTCTGATCACCGACATCACTGGCTATACCGGTACGATGTCCTACGACATTCCGTTCATCAACAACTTCAACGTTACGAAGCTGCCTGAACTGAATCGTCCTTACATTGATCAGTTCTTCGAGACAGACATCAAGAACATGGAAGCTGCGTTGTTCACGACCGTGATCAATCCACGCCAACGTGAATACATCCTTGAAGTTGCTCCGCATCTTAAGGACAAGGTCATCGCTTACACCAAAGTCGCTCACTACAGCTTGATGCCATCCGATAACAAGACGCGTATCTTCACCCCGTTGCGTACGATCTTCTGGCCGTTCCGCATCAGCGACAAGGCATATCAGTTCGATGCTTTCGTTGAGATGTTTGAGCGAGAGAAGTTGCACAAGCGTTGGAAGTTGGTCATCACTGATCCAAATGATTCGTACAAAGGCGACCACAAGTTCATCACCAAGATGAAGCTGTCGAAAGCTGAGTACTACGAGATGCTGCAGAAGAAGCCGGTCGTGGTTATGCTCGACGACATCGATACTGTGCTGCATCCCGGTACGATCGAGTTCTTCGTGTACAACTGCCCAGTGATTACTCTTCGCAATGAGCTTGTTAACAACGCGCTTCAAGCGGAATCGATCGATCACATTCCACAGGTCCTTGCAGACATGGGGTATAATGATCTCACTAACGTGCGAGACTTTTACTACGTCGGTAGTGAAGTTAGCACGATTTACAACAAAAATAATATCGCCAAATGCTTACCAAATTCCTAATTTTTGATGGCGTTGATGAAGTGGGTAAAAGCACTTTCATCGAAACGCTAAAGATGAATCCGGAATGCGTTGGTCGAGTTGTCGAACTGAACTTCCCAAAGCTACTTCCGAGTGGCAAACTGCTACGAATCAACGATGAGAAATCATTTGAGCTTCTGTTTGCAGCATTCGACTATCTCAACCCGCATTACACCTACATCCTCGATCGCTTCATCACCTCGAATTTAGTCTACGACAAAGTCTTGCGTGATGAAGACATCAGTGAATCACTTCACTACTGGAACGAGTTCCTCACTCGTTTCAATGTTCGCCAATACATCTTCACTCGCCCAGCGATTGATCACGACTTCGTCGATGACAAGATCAAGATGAGTCGTGACAAGTTCAATGGCTGCATCGAAGAGTACAAGAAGTATGGCACCAATTACATGTTGCTACAGCGCAATGCTACTGGCCAAGTCATCGGTGTCGACACTGAAATGAAAGCAGCTCTGACTGCCGAAATCGTGTCGTTCATCAACGATGTCTAAGTTCAAGAAAGTCATTATTGCTGGTTCACGTGACTTTGAGACCGAGGAGCATTACCTGCAACTCGAGTCTCAAATGGACCAACTGATCCTTACGTTTGGATTGCCAGACGAGATTGTGTCAGGCGCCGCCAGGGGTGCGGATCGGTTGGGTGAACGGTATGCAACATCAAATGGGATTAACATCGCCAGGTTCCTTCCTGATTGGGATAGGCATCCAAAACGTGCTGGCTTCATTCGCAACCAAGACATGGGTGACTATGCTGATACGCTAGTCGCATTCTGGGATGGTCATAGTAAGGGCACAAGGCATATGATTGAGTATGCCATAAAACGAGGACTTGAAGTTATTGTGGTCCTGTTCAATAATAATAAAAATGGATCTGGAACTTTACCAGTATCTTAATAACTATTCCCTTCACTCTACTCTCTCCACGACTGAACAAACCCAGTCAGACATCAACCAAAAGAAATCAGAACGCTTAGCATCGAAGGATGTTGATTGGCCTGAAATTCATACCGCGACGATGGCTGGGTTTATCCACAGTCCTCAACGCTTTGGGTTCGACGGATACGATGAAGTCCGTGGGCTGTATTGCGAAGTGAAAAGTTCATCAAAGATCATCAACAAGGATATTCTCCGCAAGTTCACGTTGGGTCACATCAGTCAGCGTAATCAGCTGATTGGCAATCCACTTGACGGCCGAGGTGTATTCAGTCTCTTCACGCACAACGCGTACCAACGGTACATGGCCGAAGATGTTCGCATGCTAGTCAGTGCGTATGTTAACGGCGTGCTTATGTTCATCATCGAATTTCCTTTCAAGCATCCTACGTTTGAGCAACACATCAAACGCATGCTTGATCAGGCACTTCCCGATGGCGACAAGCCAGGCAGAGCTAAGACAATCAGCTTTGGTTACAGCCAATACAAAGATTGCGCTGATGCTAAGCTGTTGTATCTCACACATGACGGCAATCAACGAGTATTGAAGGGAGCGTGCTCTAAGCACTTCTACTCTTACCTTCTCTCGCTCTCCAACTGATAATGCAGTGGGTCGATTCATTTCGGCTCACTGCATCCAACAATAAGTATCAGCAAAATACGTAGGCTATATCCACGAGTGGATATAATACGACTCACAAGAATAATATGACGCCAAAGAACAAGAAGTTCTTTCGTTTGGCATCCCTCGCAGCAATCGCATCCACGTACCCTAAGTATCACATTGGGGCCGCGATCGTCCAAGGTCGTAAGGTCGTGTCCATCGGCACGAATAGGATGCGAACGCATACCAAACAAAAGAAGTACGCACCGTATCGCTATACCACCGCATGGGAAGCAGAAGCCGATAAGGGACGTTGCCATGCAGAGGTTGATGCGATCATCAAAGCAGGTCGCACCGATCTTACAGGGGCTTCTATCTATGTGTATCGTCAAGACCTGAATGGTCAATTGGCGAACTGTAGGCCATGTGGCGCATGTATGCAAGCAATCAAAGAGGCCGGAATCAAAGACGTGTTCTATACGTCGAGTGATGGCTATAACCATTTGGAAATCGTCCAATGAACGATCTAAAACAAACCAAAGCAGAATTGAAAGAGCTCAAGGAGAAGATGAAGATTATCGAAGACATCCTCGGTGAGTTCCTCATGAGAGATGCTTACTACCCAGATAGTGCGGTCGCAGCAGAGATGATTATGCGGATTCAAGTAACCAGTGGTGATGACAAGTTTGTAGGCGATTTGAAAAGACTTAAACGATGAATGATAAAGAAATGCTGAATGAGATTGAACGTGTTCTGTTTCAATTTCTCATTGCAACAGAGACTCACGAGGTCGCCAAAGCTATTGTCATGGAAATCCAAGGCAAGACCGGTGACGAAACGTTCGTAATGAATCCAGTCACCATGGGTTCTTATGCTAAGCCAGCAGTAGAGAAGCCAGCCACTCCGGTGTCCGTAGTGCGCGCCCTGAACGATCTAAAGCTTCGTGGCTATGAAGATGGCAAGAATACTGGTGTGGTCCTAGAACACATCCTGAAGCGCCTAGACTCGATCTAAGCCGGTTGTACTTTCGCTCATACTACAAATTCTTTGTGGGAAGCCAGAGTCAATAACTGGTCCCATTGGTAGCCTGCTATGAGAGGTGAATCCATAAACGAACGAGTACGCGCCAGGCAACGATAGGCGTCGTTAACGAATCATCTAAATGTCCTTATGATGGTCGCTCGGTATATTGGTTGGTTCAATATATAAATCTCCAGATCGATGGTTCAATTCCATCGAGCGCTATGCAAATTGAAAGTTATAGCATTAGCGGGTAAGCGTCACTGTATGCGGACCACACAAATCTCGGTAAAGCAGTACCTGGACGAGTTGGGAGTTAATCCCTGAAGTGTGAACTTTCTAGAACTACTGTTCTAGTCTTTGCGCCGAAAGGCGCTAGGGTATCCGGAGAGTTCGTAAGACGATCGATACACCTCTTCAGATAGACACAAATGAAGTAATACCAATGCAGTGATTAGTGAATGCCAATGAACTAATTGATGCATTAACGAGCTACGCGAGTGAGACCGAGATATTCATCGTGAGACAAATCCGATAGAAGATTTATGGTATTGCATTGGCATGCAAGTATTGGATGCGTAGCAAGCTACTTCACCAATACGATTTCTTCATGTGTTCATTTCTCACTGGTAACAGCAATCGACGTATAATCCACTCACCAATTAGGTTAGATACCTGTCTTACCCGCATTGAGAAATTAGTGCAATAAATAGGTATCTACGACTGGCTTGAGTTGTTCCTCAACGAGTCAGTCCTCATACAGAAAAATAATATGGAGTTTTATGACAAAGAACAAATCCATTGAGCAACAATACCGAAAGCTAGACGAAATCGACCACGTTCGTCAACGACCTGGTATGTATGTCGGCTCAATCGCAATGCATGAAGGAAACCAATGGGTCTACAATATTGAGACCAAACGGATGGAAAGAAAAGACATCGCCTATAATCCAGGTCTGATCAAAATCTTCTCTGAAATCCTGGACAACTCAATCGATGAACACAAGCGAAATCCAAATCGTCTTGACGTCATCAAGGTAGACATCAACGACGACGGTTCGCTATCCATCTACGACAACGGTGGTATCCCAGTCGAACTACATAAAGACGTCGGCCAATACGTTCCAGAAATGATCTTCTCCGAACTACGTGCCGGTTCGAACTTCAACGATGAAGATGATCAAGCTCTGATCGGTACCAACGGTGTCGGTTCATGCCTTACCAACATCCTCTCCACTTCGTTTATCGTTGAGACCTGTGATGGCAAAAAGCTATTCAAGCAGGAATTCAATAATGGCATGCGTGAACGTTCCGAACCAAAGGTCAAGCCTAACGTAAAGAACTTTACTCGCATCACCTTCACTCCCGATTACGAGTACTTCAAAACGAAGCTCGATGAAGGCAATAAGCTGAAGTTGATCAAACGAGTCATTGACAGTGCAGGTTGCAACCCAGGGATCAAATTCTACCTGAATGGTGAGAAAGTCAACCTCAAATCCTACGAAGACTACGTGGCGCTATACGCTGACGAATACGTCTATGAAGGCAATGATGAATGGAAGATCGCAGTAGCACATTCCGCTGAAGGCTTCGATCAGATTTCCTTCGTCAACTCGGTTGAGACATATACTGGTGGTACGCACGTCGATTACATCTACTTGCAAATCGCACATCAGCTACGTGCATTCTTCCTGAAGAAGCACAAGGTCGACGTCAAGCCTGGCGACATCAAGCAACACCTCCGTCTGTTCATCTCTGCTTCGAACATCAATCGTCCGAAGTTCTCGTCCCAGACGAAAGAGAACATGATCTCGGAAGTGAAGGACTACAAATCGTCCTACAAAGTCAGCGAAGACTTCATCAAGAAGTTGTCGAAGTCGAACGTCATCCGTGCCGTGCTTGATTGGGTGGCTGCCAAGACGCTGATGCTAGAACGCCAAGCTCTACGCGAACTCGACAAAGACACCGCAAAGCAAGACCCGAACCGTGTTCCAAAGTTCTGCGATGCGACCGAAAAGAAGGACCGTTCGAAGTGCATGCTGTTCATCACCGAAGGTGACTCGGCAGCAAAGGCAATCATCTCGGCAAAGACTGAAAAGAATGCTAAGTTCATTGGCTCATTCCCTCTGAAGGGTAAGCCACTAAACGTGAACGACATCGAGACCAAGAAGCTCGTTGCGAACCAAGAGTTCAAGAACTTCATGATCATTACTGGCCTGAAGCTCGGTGAAGAAGTCAAGGACGTCAAGGACCTACGCTTCGGCAAGATCATCTTCATGTCTGACCAGGACTTGGACGGCTTCCACATTCGTGGTTTGCTGATTAACATGATCTACCGCTTCTGGCCTGAACTGTTCCGAATGGGTGTGATCTACGCGTTCCGTACTCCGATTGTGCGCGTGTTCCTCGACAAGAAGAAGATCACCAACTTCTATACCGAGAACGATTTCAAGGCATGGGCCACGAAGAACGTCGATACTAAGTACAAGATGAAGTACTACAAAGGTCTTGCAACATCGACTGCAACAGACTTCAAGTCGTACCTCGAAGACATGGACACCCACCTGGTTCCGTACACTGTCGAAGATGAAACCGACGTTGCCGCTATTGATCTAGCTTTCTCGAAAGAGAAGGGTGCTGCTGACAAACGAAAGGCGTGGTTGGCACTGGATTAAATAACAAATTGCGGTGTTGAAATGATCAAACATTCAACACCGCATGTTAAAATTTCTCCCATCACAAAAATAATATATGCGTCTAAAAACATTCTTTGACGAAGAGATGAAACTCTTCTCAATCTACGATAACGTCCGTTCCATTCCGGATGCGATCGACGGCTTCAAACCAAGCCAACGCAAGTGTATCTTCGGTATGTTGAAACGCGGTGAAAACGCCGCAGAGATTCGTGTCGAAAATGCTGCAAACCACATCGCTGCAATTTCCGATTATCACCACGGCGCTTCTGGTCTGATTGGTACCATCGCTAAGATGGCCCAGACTTTCTCTGGTTCGAATAACGTGAACGTCTTCATGCCAAACGGCCAGTTTGGTTCACGTCTTGATCCTACGCCTGGTGCAGGTCGATACATCTTCACGGAGATGTCGAAGAACTTCCGTATGCTGTTCAAGAAAGATGACGATGCAATTCTGAATCATCTGACCAGCGACGAAATGGTTATCGAACCTGATCGCTACTTGCCATTGCTACCAATGATCTTGGTCAACGGTGCAAGCGGTACTGGTACTGGCTATGCTTGCGAAATCCTTTGCTACAACCCAGAAGATATTCGTGCCAACATCCTAGCGGTGTTGACTAAGAAGAAGCCAAAGGAAGTTTTGCCATGGTATCGTGGCTACAAAGGCAAGGTGTATCGCAACGAAAAGCAAACTGTCTTTGAAGGTTCGTACGAAGTGGTGAACACTACCACCCTGCGTATCACCGAACTGCCAATAGGAACGTATCAGGACGATTACAAAGAGCATTTGAATAACCTCAAAGACGCTGAAGTGATTAAGTCCTACGCGGACTCCTCGACGGAAGACGGGTTTGATTTTGAAGTGACTGTGCCACGTACCACCACGGCACTCGATCACGACACGATCATGAAGACATTCAAGCTCATCGCTCGCGATACCGAGAACTTCACCTGCTGGGGTCATGATGGCAAGATGAAGGTGTTCCAGAACGCTCAAGAAATCATCAACTACTTCGTCGACTTCCGTTTGGCAAAGTACGAAGAACGTCGGTTGAAGATGATCGAGAACCTGAACATCGACCTCGAATGGGCAAATGAAAAGCTGCGCTTCATTCGTTTCTACCTGAAGAGCCCTTCCGACTTCTCGAAGAAATCGAAGACCGAGCTGTATGCTTTGCTGGAGAAGAATAAGTTCAAACAGATCGACCGTCTGCTCCAGATTCGAATCTACTCCCTTACCAAGGAAGAGATTGAAAAGCTAGAAGCCGAGATCACTTCACTCGAAGATCAGATCAAGGTGCTGCAAAACACAACCAACCTCGAAATGTATGTGAAAGAGCTGAAAGAGCTCAAGTTCTAACAATGACAAAATCAATTCGCAAAGTCCCAGGTGTGCTATCCGTTATCGAACTCCGTGATGCTGGGTATGAATATGCACCTCCAATGGAGATGGCATTCGGTATGAGGACCGTCATCGGCAAAGATGGCCGTCCAAAGAAATCAGCCGGACCGATTATGCCACCGGACTTTGCGATTGACAGATTCAACCACGTTGTTCTTGACATCGATCATCTCGATTACAAATTCCATTAATATGATGAACCGCAAGCTTAATGGACGTGAGATGGAACTGCTCGGTATCCTCCAAGAGGAGTGTGCCGAGATCATCCAAATCATTTCCAAGATTCGACGTTTTGGTATCGATAGTACCTTCCAAAATGGCGTCTCAAATCAAACCCTCATGAACTACGAAATCGGCGACTTTCTTGGTGTGCTCCAAATGCTCACCGACATGCCTGATACCGTTATCATGCCAACCACTTTGGCCGAGCAAATCCCTACTAAAATCGCCAAAGTAAACCACTACCTACAATCCTAACATGAAACTCTCTGTCAAACGTGATAGCGGCACCGTCAATGTAAATGTCACCCCTAACTGGCTTATGCTGCTAGGCGTGATCTTCATCCTGCTAAAGGTCGTGGGCGTCACCGCCGTCGCGACTTGGAGCTGGTGGTTGGTCCTTCTTCCGTTCTATATTGGTCTAGCGATCTTCGCTGGCTTTATGCTCCTAATCGCTGGCGGTGCCGCAATCGTCATCGGTGGTGCATTCCTCCTGGATGGTATCACTAACCTCTGGCGCCGCATCAAGCGAGTGCTGTAATGGTTTGTCAGCATTGCAGCCAAACTCATGGACACTATTCGAATGTCGAATTCAAATGTCCTGAAACCGGCAAGCCAACCAATGAAGACTATTGGTTCTGTCATTCTTGTGCACTAATCGTGTACGAAACCGATCCTCACTATCAACCACAAAAATAATGAAATCATACTCAAACGAAGTTGCTGATACCAGCAAAGTGCAAGACGTTGAGCAACGTCTAACCGAAGCACTGTCCAAACAAGACGAAGCACAGAACACTCGCCTAGCCGCGCTCGAAAGCAAAGCAAAGCATCTTGGCTTCCGCGCCAACATCCAATCAGTCCTTCTGTTCCTGATCGTCGTCACCGACATCATCCGCAACGGCTTCTAAGCTTCATCTCGAGGTGCTTCGGCACCTCTCCTCCTACAAAAATAATAAGGGTCTCCCATGTTTCCTGTCATCCGCCATCTGGATGATTTGCTTCCGCACATCCAACACAAACCCGAAATCTCGGTGAAGGTCGCACCAAATGGTTGCACCGTGGTTTGCTACGCAATCTCTGCACCAAACACGTTCGACGACCTATGGTCGCGTGAATGCCGAGGCATCACCTTCGCACCAGACGGAACCATTCTGGCCCGTACTCTCGACAAGTTCTTCAACGTCGGCGAGAAGGAAGAAACCCAAGTCCACAACATTGATTGGTCGAAAGTCCGTCGTGTCATGGACAAGCGCGATGGCTCTATGATCGCCGCAATGGTACTGAACGACGAGGTAATTTGCAAGACCAAGAAGTCCTTTGAAACTTCGCAAGCAACCCGCGCGAACGAGTACATCAAAGCGCGCCAAAACTACGACAGCTTTATTCGTCGTTGCGCAGTGCAAGGTTTCACTCCAACGTTTGAATGGACGTCACCTGAAGATCGAATTGTGTTAAAATACAACCACGACGAATTGGTGTTGCTTCACATTCGAAATAACGTTACCGGTGAATATGTTCTCGACGTAGAACCTCTAGCCAACCACTTCCGTATCCCAGTAGTTCAAGACCTTACCCCAACCACTTTCAACCCAGCCGAATTCCTCGACAAAGCTGCTACCGAAGAGCTGATCGAAGGATGGATCATTCAGTTTGCAGACGGCCATATGGTCAAACTGAAAACGAAGTGGTACATCGACCTCCATCACTCTGTTACCTTCACTCGTGAACGCGACATTGCAGAGATGGTTGTCAACGAAACTGTTGATGACTTCAAATCGTACCTATCGAGCATCGGTGAGTCCTTAGACAAAGTCGAAGCAATCGAAAAGCGTGTCACTGATACGATCGCTAACATTGCAGCCACTATTGAACGTTTCTACGCGGACAACAATCATATGGTTGCGGATCGGAAAGAATTTGTCGAACGTGCCAAAGGTCATGACCTATTCGGTCTGATCATGATGCGATACTCTGGCAAAGAACTTCGTCTCAAAGAGCACTTCATCAAGTTCCACTTGCCAACCTACTCCTTGGAGACCGTGTAATGCCTAGTCGTGTTTTTATGATTTGTGATGCGTACGAGAGTGGCTTCGGACACGGCCTGTACAATGATGCTCACGACGATGGAAAAGACCTCTACGCCGATCCTGAATTGGCAGAGGCATATACCCTTGGCTACCAAGCCGGCAATGAGAAGTTCCACGATGCATTGAGGAACAAGAATCGATGAAACCTCTTGTTCACGCTAAGATGACCGTGAAGAAGTATGGCGGGAAAGTTGAAGACTATCTCGCCATCCACAACTTCATCGATCACACCAAAATGTGCATGCCTGACATTCGGCATCGTGCACTACTCCACTCGAGCTTCGGCTGCTACTTGGTCGAACAGATGTTTGGGGTTTACATCACCAACTCCGAAGGCAAGGACGTTTCGACTCGAGACGTAGCCGAAGAGCATATCATCCAAGACCTTGGCTTCATCCCGACTGTTGAGAAATGGCTAGACAAACTGCCAATCGAAACGTGGATGTCCGGTGCAGCTAAGCGCAATGTCATGTCGTTCGACAATCAACCAACCATTCCTAAAAATGATCAACCAGTTTACTTCGACTGATCCGGCAACCAAAGCCGACGCCAACAGCATCATCAATCAACTTGCCGAATTTGAAGTTCAAGTGAAGCGCCTCCGTGAAGATACCAAGACTCAAATGTCGAAGATCGTCGCGGATATGTTCAAGTCGTTCTTCGACGCATTCCCGGAAATCAAGACCATCCATTGGCAGCAGTACACCCCGCTGTGGAACGACGGCGAGACCTGCGAGTTCCGTCTAGGCAGCATCGAGTTCAACCGTGTCGAGTATGGCGCCGAACCCGTTGATGGTGAAGAAGTCGAAGAGTTCGACATCGGCGATGGCTTCGCTGTGAGCAAGTACGGCAACTCGCTAGGCCTGGAATACGAACTGTATCGCTCGTGCGTTGCAATCGAGAACGTCATCGAAAACATGGATGACGAATTCGAATCCATCCTTGGCAACAACGTGACCGTGTTCGTTACTCGCCGCGGCATTGATCTCGAAGACTATGAGCCAGAGTATTAACCAAATCTATATCGCGCTTGACTATGATGACACCTATACCAAGGACCCAGAGTTCTGGTTGGAGTTCATTAAGAATGCACAAGCGCGAGGTCACATCGTCCGGGTAGCAACCATGCGTTGCTACTGGGAAGATGATATGGACCCGAGGCTGCTTGCTCTTATCCCAGTAGACTTCTGCTGCGGCAAGGCCAAGAAGATCACGCTAGCACAGCGTGGCCTGCATCCAGACATCTGGATCGACGATCGTCCCGACTGGATTGTTGGCGACGAATAAAAATAAAACTATAAGAATAATAAAAATGACTACCACTACTACGACCACTACCACTACGACTGTTGTTACCCAAACCACCACTTCGGCTAAGCAAAAGACTCGCCTGATCTTTGTACTAGATCGTTCGGGCTCGATGGGCGGTATCGCAAATGAAGCAATTGGCGGCTTCAACGCATTCGTGGATGGCCAGAAGCAAGTCGAAGGCGAAGCAACTCTGTCTCTAGTGATCTTCGACAATGTCCTAGACACGATCCATGACAATGTGCCGCTGGCAAGTGTTCCAACTCTCACTAGCGAAATCTATATTCCACGCGGCATGACTTCGCTGTTTGACGCGATCGGTGTTACAATAGCTAAATACCTGGCAGTGCCAACCGATGAAAATACCAAAACCATTTTCGCAGTTCTAACTGACGGTGATGAGAACTCGAGCAAAGAGTTCTCTGGTAAGGCGGTGGCAGACCTCATCAAGAAGGTCGAGACCGAGCATCAATGGGAAGTCATGTTCCTAGGTGCGAACATCAATGTGGCTGAAATCGCCACTCAACTAAATGTCCAAACGTCTAAGTTCGCTGCATTCGCTGCATCGGGCCGAGGCATTGACGACACCTTCAAATCCGTGAACGCATACGCAACCTCGCTACGTAGTGTTGCAAAAGGTGCCTCACTAGAAACGACTCTACAAAGCACCTACGATTCGTTCGCTTCGCAATAATCCAACTCAAATAATATTCAAGGCTTTACAATGACTCAAACTACCGGCTACCAAGACGTTCAAAACTTCCACGACAAATTTGCTGTGCCTCTGGCAACTGTCCCAACCCTGTTGGAAGGCGAAGCGTATAACTTCCGTCTCGGCTTCATGCAGGAAGAACTGCAAGAATTCGTGCAAGCACACTTCGACAACGATCTGGAAATGGCTTACGACTCACTGGTCGATCTGGTGTACGTTGCATACGGCACCGCACAGATGATGGGTTGCACTCCAGCCATGTGGCAAGAACTGTGGAATGCCGTGCAAGATGCCAACATGTCTAAGGTTCGTGCATCGTCCGCAGCAGACTCCAAGCGTGGCACTTCGCTTGACGTGGTGAAACCAGCTGGATGGCAAGGTCCTGGCGTTAAGCACAAAGAAATTATCGCTCGCTATACCGCCGCTGCAAAGAATGCTACGACTGTAGACTTCAAAGAAGTTTAATCCTGGAAATGTGAAATGCAAAGTGTCGAAATCGACACTTTGTGTTTCTTTTGGGGAATCCATTAGGTAGAATAGCATCATTGGTTCTGCAATCATCGCAACAAGATTTGCGATGAATTCCTACAAAAATAATAGTTATGACTAAACGTGATTACTACGAAGTTCTTGGCCTCGCCAAGGGCGCAACGGATGACGACATCAAGAAGGCTTATCGCAAGCTGGCTATGAAGTTTCATCCTGATCGAAATCCTGATGATCCTGCTAAAGCAGAGGAAGCTTTCAAAGAAGTAAAGGAAGCCTACGAACACTTGAGCGATCCTCAAAAGAAGGAATACTACGATCGCTTCGGACATAACGGAGCAGGTCAAAGTCAAGGCACTCATGGTTTTGGTGCTGGTTGGGCTGATATGTTCCGTCGCTTCAATGAGATGCAACGTAAGCAGAAACAACCATCGGCACAGAAGAACACCGATGTTGTTGTCGACATCGACCTGACCCTGGAAGAAGCCGATGTTGGCTGCACCAAGAAGATCAAATACAAGCGTGCCATCGGTTGCAAGACCTGTGACTCGACTGGTTCCAAATCGAAGACCACTGAAACCTGCAAGTCGTGCAGCGGACATGGTCGCGTGAATTACGAAATCGCTCCTGGCTTCTACCAGCAAGGCGAATGCAACGTGTGTGAAGGTCGTGGCAAAACCGTTACCGATCCTTGTGATACTTGCAAAGGCGCTGGTGTGATCCTCGAAGATACTGAAGGCGAATTCACCATCCCTGCTGGCATGAACGAAAACGTCGTGATCAAGAGTGCTGGCCGTGGCAATATCGAGAAAGCATCGCTTCCACCAGGTGACCTGATCATTCGTGCTGACGTCAAGTACCACGACCGTTTCCAACGCATCATCGATGACCTCGCTTGCGAAATCTACATCGATCCGATCACCATGATGCTTGGCGGTGTGGTGAAGATCAAGAATCTGCGCGGTGACGTTCTCGAAGTGAACGTCAACGAGAATGCAGAATACGGCATCAAGATGCGTCTCAAAGGTCAAGGCATGAGCCGTCTGAATAGCAAAGAACGTGGTGACTTGTTTGTCATCCCCGAGATTCGCTATCCAACCGTGACCGAAGAACAGAAGGACTTGCTCCGTAAGTTCAAAGCTCTCGAAGACGCTAAAAAATGATGGACGCTCGAGCAATCAAGACCATCATTGATTTCACCAACGCTCTGTATCACGATGGTAACATCGACCGGATCAACAAGGAGGAAATTCGTGACATGCTCTCCAGTGGCCAGCTTTACAGCAAAGGCTGGCTCATGGAAGAACTTGTTCGTTGTAAATACAACTTCAGCCATGCACGAACCGCTATCACTTGTGGTGGTTGGGTAGGTTTTCTTGCCCAGCTCATCAACAATTCATTCATCGACATCCAAGCTGATACCTTGGACTTAAGTGAAAACTCGACCGCTATCGCACGAAGCGTTGTGGTCGATGGCCAGGCGATCCTAGGGGACATGTACTCCTTCGATTATGCTCCATATGACATCATCATCAATACGGCCGCTGAGCACATTCCTGACGTTCAGGCATGGTCTGATTCGCTATCAAAGGGGAAGATACTAGTCGTTCAAAGCAATGACGCTCGACATATCGAAGAACATGTAAGCTGTGTGGACTCTGCCGAGGAGCTGGCAGAGAAAATGAATTTGTCTGAGGTGTATTACATGGGCTCGCTGAAGTTCAGTATGTACACCCGTTTTATGGTTATCGGAAAAAAATAATATGAGCAAGCAACAAATCAAACTGTGCGTCCCTGGTGGTTGGTCAACTGCAGCACGTGAACATATGGTCGACCTGTGGGAAGCGCGCAAGCTGCCATTCATCGATCGTGCTGGCGTCGCCGACCGTACCCTCCTGAAGTGCGGCATCGACGTGATCAAGTACAAGGAAGGCATGAAACTGCCAGACGAATACGTGTTCTTCGGTCACCGTGGCATGGACGACCTGCCACACAACATCACCCTGAATCGAGGCACCTAATGCTCTTCCAGCTTGAATTGGCTGGTTGCATTGGTGAAGAGTTGTACGAGAAGAGCATTCCGCCCGAATGCTCTCTCCCAACTGCCGACGCTCACGCCAAGAACTTGATGCTGTGTTATGGATTGATGCATTCGATTCGTAGTGGGCATCGTCACGATTGCTCTGGTTGCGATGTCACTAAAGACGAACAGCGCAAGATCATGGTCCGCATCGAACAACGCAAAAAAGAACGTGAGGCTAAAGCGTGCTAACCCTATTCGTCATCTCTGCCATCGTGTCAGGCGCGATCATGATCTTTTGTGGTATAATGAATCTCTTTGATTTGGAATACTATGTTCCGATCATCGATACGCATGATACCGGATGGTATGCACTTGTTGCTTTCATCTTCTCGGTCGTTGCGGTAATTGCTACTGCGATCATAAACATTTCATTAAACCATCTATGAGAAAATCAACCGTTTTACTTGCACTCTTGACGATTGTTCTATTGGTGTCCATTAGTCGTTGCGATGTCGCAATCCTGGCGCGTAAAGACGCTTCTTCGTGCGGTACACAAGAGCAATGCGAAGAACTGGCGCGCCTGATGGCAATGCCTGAATTCCAAAACGTACCGTCGCCAGCTTCCATGCAACCTTAAAAGCACTGCCCCTGGTGGATATAAATAATCCATACCATAAAAATATAGGGGCTTTGCATGTCATACTACCAGATACTGGAGCTGTCTCCGGGATCGACCACTGAAGAGGTGAAGAAGGCGTATCGCCGTCTCGCGATGAAGTGGCACCCAGACCGGAACAACAATAGTAAGGCGTCAGAAGAGCGCTTCAAGCTTATCAAGCAAGCCTATGAAGCGCTCACTGATCCATCTTACAAATACGTTCCGCCTCCACCAAAGCCCGAACCAAAGCCGCAGAGTGCCAAGCAATATGCGTACCAAAATCGCAACGTTGTCAAGGCCGAACCTGATGCATCCATCTTAGTCTCCCAATCCGAACTATACACGGGCGTTCTCAAACACGCTCGTAAGAAAACTTTATGTCCTGCCTGCAATGGAACGGGTAATAAAGAAGTGTTTCGACCTGGATCAATCGGCGAAACTGTTTGGCGAAACAAAGGCTACTCGCAATACAAAGGCGAGAACGATGATGGTCGCTGCAAACCATGTAAAGGTCTAGGCGAAATCGTTGCCTTCGACTGCTGGTTCGATATCCCTCCTGGCGTTCCTCATCAAGCAGTGATGCAACTATCACGGATGGATTCGAGTGGTCGTCATATAGGCGGCTTCAGCAATATCAAAGTCCACGTTGGTCAGAAAGGAGACCGCCTTGAATATCGAGATGGTCATCTTTACGATTCAGTCATGGTCAATAATCGCCAGTTACTTGAAGGTTTCAAGCATATGGTATACCTACCGAATGGTAGGCGTATTGAAGCGATTATTCCACAAGCTCTCGAAGATGGTATGACAGTTCGAGTCGCTAATGTGGGTCCTCCAAACTTCAACACTGGCGAACCTGGACATTTGTACCTAAAGCTCAAGAAGTATCTCTAACACAATATAATGGTGGAGCAACACTCCACCATTTCATAAAAATAATACTCCCATATGCAACAATATCTCGATCTAGTCAAACTGACTATGGAAGAGGGCGAAGACAAGACCGACCGCACTGGTACTGGTACTCGCAGCATCTTCGCTCGTCAGATGCGCTTCAATCTGCGCAAAGCATTCCCAATCGAAAGCGCCAAGTTCACTGCTTTCCGTCTAGTCGCTACCGAGCTGCTCTGGCTCCTGTCCGGTGACACCAACATCAAATACTTGCTAGACAACAACAACCACATCTGGGATGAATGGGCCGACGCAGACGGCAAGCTCGGTCCAGTGTACGGCGAACAATGGCGCAAGTGGAAAGGTTACGAGTTCTATGACGGCGGCAAGAATGAAATGCCAGAACTGTTCACTCAATATGAAATTGATCAGATCGCCGACCTGATCAACCAACTCAAGAACAATCCAGACAGCCGTCGCCTCATCGTCTCGGCCTGGAACGTTGCTGACATTCCGAGCATGGCACTGCCACCATGCCATTCGTTCTTCCAGTTCTATGTGTCGAAGGTGCCACGTCAACGTCGAGTCGACCTGATGCTGACGAAGATGATCACTGCAACCGGTCGCGCCTTCTTCGAACCAGACGAAGACATTATGTCCGCTGAAGAGTTCGACAAGGTCATGGACGATGCTGGTATCCCGCGCCAAGCGCTGTCGTGTCAACTGTACCAGCGTAGCGCAGACATGTTCCTGGGTGTTCCGTTCAACATCGCTTCGTACTCGCTACTGACCCATATGATCGCACAAATCTGCGGCTACGACGTGAACGAGTTCATCTGGACTGGCGGCGACATCCACGTGTATCACAACCACTTCGACCAAGTTAAAGAGATGCTGTCCCGGCTGCCGATTGAAGAAAATGCACAGTTGATCCTGGACCCTTCGATCACGGATATCGACTCGTTCAAATTGGAACACATCAAGCTGGAAAACTACGTGTATCATAAAGCCATTAAGGCTCCCGTTGCCGTATAATGAGTTGCTCTCCAAAACAACGAAAGTTGATTGAGGACTTAATGGATGAGGGTGCTCCGATACCGGCACACCCTCATTCAGATCAACCGGATTTTTCCATGTTTGATTCTGTTCAGTCAGCTGACAAATACATTAAAGACAACTACCACCACCTTAATCGAAAGATCGCACAGATTGCAGTAAGCAAACGAATGCGTCCTGACGAATGGGGTGGGATTCCAAATCACTAGATTATGCCACGAAACTTTGACTTGCCGTCTAAAGCAGCAATGCTTAAAGAAGGACCTGAACAAGATTGCCCTAAGTGTGGAGCTCCGTGTCTTCATAGCGATGGCGAGAAACAAGGCTTTGCATACGATGCTTTGCAAGAAGCAGCCGAATGGTATAACCGGCTACTCCATGACAATTTCGTCTACCAATACCTTCCACCGTTCGTAGACGGCGAACCCATTCGTGTTCCATTCACGACGCAAGAGCAATTGCTCGGCATGGGTTGGATCGATCGCTGGACCAAGCTGACCGGCTTCAAACGCTTTGTTCTGATGCAGATTCATCCCGATGTAACACAGCATAAGGCAGAATACGCCCTGGGAGCGGAGTTTGATCAGACGGCTAACGAGCATCATCGCCGCCGAAGCCCTTGGCTGATCGCGTTCCTGCAAAACAAGAACGGCATTAACTTTGAAGTTCTTCGCCACTGGCAAGAACAAGGACCAGCATACTGATGGCTGGCGTAACGATTCGTGATAAGGACATGGTCATCCGCATCCATGTCCCTGACGGCGATACCTACTTTGTAGTGGATGGCAAGCGTATCTACATGACGTTCCACAATTACTGTGGTCCATCCTTCTACAAGGACAAGTGGCACAACGAGCAAGTCAACTACGACGACTATCCACCCGAGCATAAACTGTGGGAGCACTTCGGACGTTGGCATAAGAAGTACGAAGCAGCTAAAAAGAGAAAACAAGAAGAATATGAAAATTCTCGTAACCGGAGCAGCGGGGTTCATCGGGATGAACCTGTGCAACTCTCTCTTGGCCTTAGGCCACCACGTCCACGGTCTGGACAATTTGAGCGCCGACTATCTTGAACTAAAGAAAGCGCGCCTTGCAGTTCTTCAGCAACATCCGAACTTCCGGTTCTACCACTATGATGTTGCAGTACGCCATCACCTAGATGATGCGTTTCAAGTAGCAAACGGATTTGATGCCGTCTATCACCTAGCAGCAAACGCTGGTGTGACACAATCGATGCTCAATCCCGAACCGTACACCACCAACAACCTAGTCGGCTTCGCAAACCTTCTGGAAACGTGTGCGATCTGGGAAACACCACATCTGATCTTCGCCAGCTCCTCCAGTGTCTACGGCACAGCCGAATGGGCAAGCTCGGAAGACGACAATACTGACAGCCCCAAGAGTTACTACGCAGCGACCAAGAAGGCTAACGAGATCATGGCCGCATCGTATACCAGTATGCACAACATGCGTATCACTGGCGTCAGGTTCTTCACCGTCTTCGGTCCATGGGGTCGTCCCGACATGGCTACTTGGAAGTTCACGAAATCGATCCTCGAGCATAAGCCTATCACCGTCTATGATGGTGGTCTACTCTCTAGAGATTTTACGTACATCGATGATGCGGTGGGCTGCTTGATCAAGTTGTCCGACTGTCCGTCAATTCGTCCACACCTCAGCAACCTCAGTAGATTCCAAATCTATAACATCGGGTCTGGTCGACCAATCACAGTGAATGGATTCCTCAGTATTCTTGAGGAAGTAACCGGAGAGGTAGCTTTGCGAGTTTCCAAGCCGGTGTCGCCTACTGAGGCGTTGAGAACGCACTGTGACATGACGAAGTTCCGTCGACATTACTCGTCGGAAATTAAGCAGACGAATTTGCGGACGGGCTTGCAGAATTTCGTGGATTGGTACCGCAACAAAGATATGTACAAGCTCGATACCGCATGATATGATGCTTCTACGGTATGACTGAAACGTATCTTTACTAAAGGAAACATTCATGAACAACGATAAATGGGGACCTGGCGATTACCTTACTGTAGCCGGCATCGGTAACCTGTTGTACATGGTGTTTCGAGACTTAGGTAGTGTTACTGCATCTGGTGTCTTCCTGTTTAGGTACATCACGTTGGCATTCATCGCCGCGTGGATTACCATTCTGGGATACTTAATTATTGAAGTCACCCCGTGGTGGGTGTACGCCATTATTACAGTTGCAGCAGGTACACTTATGTTTCTGGTTGGATATAATGGACACATCGCTAAGAAGAAAAATATTGAATCACAGAGACAGCAACAGCAAGCACACGAGGAAAACCTTTTCTTCGTGGAAACTTACCTCGCCAATCTTGACTTTCATTATTTTGATTTCGAAAAGAAACAGTATGTTGAGTGGTTAATTTCACGAGGCTTCCTGAATCATTTCAAAGATTGGAGCGATACCGATCGGCTTCAGACGATGGGTGAAGTTACAGGTAAGTTTTACGTTTGTGTTCTGGCTTCCATGTCGCCAGAACAGAAGGTAGCAAAACGTGAAGCAGCCTGGAATGGAGAACGTAGGAAACAGCGTGAGAAGCAACTGAAGATTAACGCTGAACAAAAAATTGCTCGCCGTAATGGGAGAGCCACATAATATTCTTTCCAAAGCTGTAGAATTAAAGGAGTAGTACATGGAATTAGGTTGCGTCGCCTCGGGTCTCATCCACACTTTCCGTTTTTTCCGTGGAAGTGCGGTTGTCTCTAATAAACTCGGACACGTTAGCGTGGAGCGTCACACCAAAGGTGGTATCTGTTTCTTCTTCCAGATCGATTACAACAAGAAGGAACTGCTGTTCACCGCGTCAATCACTCGTGATGACGAACGCTTCAACAGGAAAGAAGGTCGTCGCATCTGCTTCGACCGCGCACAGAACGATGCAGCACGTACCTTCAGGATGCCGTATACCGAAGGTTACGAACTGCTCGACCAGGTCTTCACCAACCTGACCCGCGCGGAAGAAACCGGTGAGCTGCAGGAGAAACCATTCCTGCGTACGCTCCTCGCCAAGATGCGCGTCTATGAACAACAGAACGGCGAGTCGGCCGCTTTGTATCAAGACCTTCTCGATACCGGTGTCATCGTCATCGTCGAGTAATACAGCTTAAGCAGTAAAAAGGACGCCATCAGGTCGATGGCTCCTTCAACATCCCCGTAGTACCCAAAGACGCCGTCCAGGCGTCTTTCACCATCTCCCCCTCTGCAACAAAAATAATAATGATTATCGAAAATTCGGGCAACGTCCTGGACGTGCCTCATGGCGTCATTGTGCATGGCTGCAATAGTCATGGCATCATGCGTTCTGGAATCGCTAAGGAAGTCGTCAGGCGCTTCCCAGGAGCGTTTCAGGTTTATGCAGATGAATACAACCGTTGCCTAGCACAAGGTCTCCCTGGCCTTATCCTAGGGACTTTCACTGTTCATTGGGTAACTCCAACCAAAGCCATTGTCAACGCGATTACCCAGAAGGACTATGGGCGCGACCCAAATCGCATCTATGTCGACTACGAAGCTCTCGGCAAAGCGTTCCTTGAACTGTCCACCACCAACAAGAACCTACGGACTGTAGGCCTCATGTACGGCATCCACTTCCCAAAAATCGGCTGCGGTCTAGCTAACGGTGACTGGGACATCGTCAAGCCACTGATCGACGAAGTCGTATCAGATGATTTCAAGAAACACTACTGGGAGTTCCAATGAAGCTAAATGATTTTTCATTCAGCGGCTTCTCGTCATTTTCTCGAGTGTTCATAGTTCGTGACTTGGCTGAAGCCAAGAAAGTCGATCGATTTCTCGGCAATGACAACTACTTCCTACGCGCCTTTGAAACCTATGGCGCTGGCAAGTACTACGTTAGAGTGAACGAGGGGTGGGATCGCGCCGGCGACTACAGCATTAAGGATGTCACATTCATCCCGGAAGATGTCATGACCTGGGAGGAGACGGTAAAGCAAATCAAGTCATTGAAGAAGACTGTCGACAATCTGAACGAACCGTTCATTGTGGCCGAACGCCTTCAGCGCGACGCACGAGCCAAAGGCCTTTCATATAATGAAGCGGTCGAGGCGTTGCTGACTCCGAAAGAGCAGAAGGCGTATGCCCGTATGGATTGCAACGCGCATGAGGAAGCAAGAAACGTATTAGAAAACTTCATGAACGGATTTGGCTTCGAACGCGATGAAGAATAAAGTCCTATAAATAAAATCACATGTCGTGTGCCATCAAGCCACGTTATAGGACAAATTCAAAAACATATCATGAATAAGAACGCCAGCTTCAGTCAAGCTCCAGCTTACCTAACCAAGGTTAAAAAAGACGTATCCAAAGGAGCTTCGAAATCGCAGCGAGCCGAACCGGTTCAAGAGAAGCGACACGAGAAGATTAACTTCAAGCAATATCTCCGTGACCTACAAGAAAGTCAATCATCGATCAACGATGAATTCTTTGACATCCATCCACTCAGCCTTAATTCTGCTGTCAAACACGACGTCCGTGACCAAGATGATTCCCTAATCGAACACCTTCGCGTTATCAACTTCGGTGGCGCGGAAGAGAATCAACTCGCGATCAAAGAAGAAGATTGGGCACAAATTGCTGATCTTCATCTAGACGAATCACTAACCGTATATTCGGATCATGACATCCGTTGGTATGTGACACGTTCGCCTTCAAATCATCTCGTGTTTGAATGCCACGAACTCAATGAAGCCGGCAAATTTGAATTCGCTACGGTCGTCAAACGACTAGCATAACTTCAAGTTGCGTTTTCGTCAGAAATCCTCGTTGCAAAAGTATAATAGCTTCATCAGTTCGACATGCAGTTCGAACCAAACAAAAATAATATTTTTAGAGGATTTTTCATGGAACTAGTTCTACGTTCAGCACGTCGTCTTGAGCGCGAAATCGAAGCCGAGATTCAGCTGCAAACCAACGCCATCAATACTCGTGGCGTTGCAGTTTCGATCTACGGTGACTTCGATGCCACCATCGCCCAGCTCCAAGAGCAAGGCGAAGCTCGTATGGCCAAGCTGTCGAATCTGATCGAGATTCGTGCATCGATCCGCAAAGCGATCGAAACCAAGAACGAGACTTCCGGTCTCAACGTCAAGATCAATCGCGAAGCGATGCTCAAGGCGAAAGCCAAAGTGTTGACCCAACTGGTTGGCGCTGAGCTGACTGACGGCGAACGCCTGATCGCCTCCAAGCGTTTCGAAGCGCTGAAGAATTCCGGCGGTACGGTGTCGGACTACGGTTCGCACAATGACACGGTCCAAGTGCCGCATGTCATGAGCGCAGCTTCGGTTGCTGGCTACAATGCTCAAGCCAAAGAGATTCAGCGTGAGCTGCTGAAACTGGTCGACGAAATGACCGCGATCAACACTTCGGTGACGATCACGGTAAGCGATGATGATGTCGCTTACCTCGAAGCAAATAGCTTCGTGCTGTAAAAGTTGTGAGAGGACCATCCAGATATTGATTTGATTGTGCGCTTTTTAGGCAGTCATTATTCAAAAATATTGGATGAAGTTCTTGTTAGCGGTCTCAAACATATCGGTTCTTGTTCTCTACCAAAGAGTGTTTTCCTGTCCCCGCTTTCTGAACTTTCTGTTTGCATGTTATTTTGTTGGGCTCTCGCCATGTTCCCAATGATTTTGCCTGCACCTTCTATTGATTGAAGGTTGGTTCTCTCCTTTACGTTTCATCATCAAAGCTCTTTCAGCGAACTAGTCATTCGTTGTGGGTGGATCAAGTTAGACTGACTTGGGACCCTATACACGACTCGCCAGCATAGCTGGAGTGAGACAGTGAGAGAGCCTTGATGATGTAACGCCCCTATAAATAATCTCACAAACAACCGAGATTATAGGATAGAGGAAATGCTAGTTGTCCCACTCAAAGGTGATACGATCACCACCAAAGATGGTCCTGAGTTTTCTGTAGATTCCTACACGAACTACAAGACCGACCCTGCTGTTTACGTCGACGTCCCACCTGGGCAAAACTCGATTGTATACTTCCAAGACATTGACCAAATCAATGGCGTAAAAGTCGAATACAACAAGAGCTCCAAGGTGTTCACTGCGCTCGGCACAATCAAACGCAAATACAATCTTCCTCAGCCGAAAGACATTATTACCGTAGAGCTTCCTGGTAGCCCAGACGATGCTGGCGATAATGACACGGCTGTGAAAACGCCTAAGCTCCATAGTCGCGCTATCGGGCTATCAAGGGGGTTGGTCTTGATTGATGTCGACGATAACGTATTCAACTTGTCCGATGTCATTGACATCGACCGTGAAGTAGGCGGAGAACACTTCGACCGCAAGAAATTCGCAAAGTACTACAAAGATTATATGGGACGAGCATGATGACCCGTGATGAATGCGTAGCTATTTTCAAAAAGTATGGATTCACTGAAGATCAAATCGTGAATCTCGTAGTGCAAATCCTTGGCGCAAAGACCGGTTCGATGATCGAACTAAAAGGAACTCCGATGACCTGCTATCTAACCACTGCGTTGGACATCGTTTACAAAGGCGGCAAGCGATACAACAAACTAGAAGAGGCCATCAAGACTTTTGTCGCGATGTAAAAGAAAATGAGACTAGAAGAACTACTGATGGTCGCTGAAGATGTCAGCCAACTGCAAGCCGCACGTAAACAAGCCAACTTCAAAGCCGAACAAGATGCCGCATACGCACGTTCCAAATGGCACAAAGCTCAAGCACAGAAATACAAAGGCAAGGATGATCCAGAAAGCCAAGCAGCTTTCAAAGCTCATGACGAAGCAGAGACCGATTGGTTGATGATTAGTCAAGAATACTTGCACAAGAATCCGACAGTTGCGATGAGAGAAGAACAACGAGCTCATATCAAGATCGAGAAGTCGAAGTTGGCTTTGAAGGATGTTGAGGCGTACAAGAAAGGCTTATCCGAAGGCATGTCCGGTGAACGAGCAGAGTTTGCTGACTACGAAGATTGGAAGAATGCTTTGCCACAAAAGCATAAACTTTTCAAGAATGGTCAGAATGAAAAGGCTCGCACCACTGGCGAAGCAATTGACGGAGTGATTGGCGAGTTCGACCACAACAAGAAGTTTGGTTGGATTTATGCAGCTCACACAAAAATGAATAAATAACCTACACATTCCCTTAGGTCTGTGTATAATGCTTCTCATCGATTGGCACCGTGTGATTGACAGAAGGGATTCAGATGTCACGCTAAGTTAATCGATAGTTGAGGAACGACAACCTTAGAGCTCAATGCACAAGCTGGCTTGAGATTGGATTGTCTGATCGGAGATTTGATGGTAGCCAGCCAACGCCGGAGCCTGATTGGTTAATTCCATAATGCTGATCTAACTTAATATGGCCAATCCACCTCGTGGTCGTGCACGCATAAAGGCCAACTCGAACAACCTACGCGCATAGGACTCGGTATACGAACAGTTTGTTCTGGTTAAACTTCGTATTCACCATGAACCAGATTTATTGTTGTATGAAGTTGATAAAAAGGTGTTCAAGCACGCGGGTTCGATTCCCGCCAGGTCCACCATAAGGAATAGTCGAACGTTGTGGCCACAACGCGTTATGGAGTAATCCATTCCCCTCTTTGCATGGGCATTGAGATTTCGAGATTCCTTATGATGGGCCTGAACATGGTCTCGATTGGGCGCATGAGTATTGATACGGACAACACGTCACAGTGGACGTAAAACCTAAACTGTAATACCTGCAAACGATAATTCGTTCCGCGTGGCTGCCTGATCCTAACGGATCAAGCGTAAGCCGGAGTTTTGGAGGTTGAACTTAGCAACAGGATCAACCCAATGAAAGAGGAGACTTCGGTCTCCTCTTTCTGTTTCTGCTTCATGAACGCATAAATAAAAGAAAAAAGTTCATAGCATGAAACTATCATTCAAACAATATATTGAAGAGCGTAAAGATCATCACGACACTGAACAGTTCAAGACATGGTTCGGTCTCAGCAAAGCTGTCGACAAAGATGGCAACCCTCAAGTTCTCTACCATGCTACACCGCATGACTTTGAAGCGTTCAAAGTAGGCGGTGTCGATCCAAAGATCAGTGGCCATGCAATTTGGTTAACTAACGACAAGCATAAGCAGCCAGCAGGACACAACACCAACAGCATCAAGAACAAATATCGCGAAGGCACCAACGTGATGCCGGTATACGCGAAAATTCTACGTCCACTCGTCATCGACGATAAGGACATGCTTGAATGGGCGCAGGCAGTATTTGCGGATGGCTCGAAAGAATTTCCACAGTTCATGCCAAAGGCGTGGAAGGATGAAGTAACGAAGGATGGTGAATACGACAGCATCATCTTTGACGGTAAGAAGCTTTGGGGTGACAGCGCACACGTTGAAATCATCGTGTTCGATCCTAAGCAAATCAAGTCAGCAATCGGCAACGATGGCCAATACAACCCAGATGACGAGCGTATCACAAAATGAAATCATTCAAGAATTATGTAATTACAGAGGAAGCTAAGGCTAAACACGCACTTCGCTTTCTAGACTACGAACACAAAGAGCACGCGAGCATCGCCAAGAAAGTTCGCGATGAACTAGAAAAGGCCTGGACCAAGATAGCAGCGAAGTACGAACCAGTTGATGCGGCAGATATTGAGGAAGATTCGAAGTACTTCGATCAGGTTGAGTTCACTTCAAAGGAAGCAAAGGTCGGACGTTTCGGCGATAAGAGTGCCGTGTATCCATCCGTGAAGATCGGTGGAGCGTACGACAAGAATACGCGTAATGAGTGCAAGAGGGCACTCATGGGTGAGGCACATAAGATACTGGACAAGTACAAGGATAAATTGAACCAGGACGTTCCTGGTAAGCCCTTCGCCGTTTCTCAAGAGGACGGACCGTTGGGTGAGATTCGTCTGAAGTTCAAAACGGGCGAATACACCAAAACGATCTTTATGGCAGCAGTGGAACCTGGCTACAAATTTGAGCGAGTGTACCTAAAGGATTATTTGGAGAAATAAGCAGGAAAACATCCGTTGATTGTATAATTGACTCACTGCGAAATGTCCTTGTTTCGTAGTGATGACCATCGAAAAACTGCTTCATAAATATCATTGAAGCTGATGCTTCGAGGATCAAGCAAAACTCATAACAAAAATAATAAAAGGAAGACCCAGATGACTGCTCCACCAAACTCACCACAAGACATCGTTCTTTTGGATAGTGTTTCACTAACCAATCTTGGTGCGTATATGCTTTTCGAAGATATTAACGAAGACTCTGCACTGCGTCTTTGTGAGTATTTGCTTAAAGCAAATATGATTTGCGATCCACGTGATACGCTAACTCTATTCATCAACTCACCAGGCGGATCAGTTACCGATGGCTGGGCTATCATCGACGTGATGGAATCATCGCGCGTTGACATCCAAACTGTCGCACTAGGTTGCATCGCATCAATGGGCGTCTTGATCTTCGTTGCTGGTTCTAAAGGCAAACGTGTCATGGCTCCTAAGACTGCTGTGATGACTCACCAGTTCTCAACTGCGTTCTATGGCAAGCAACATGAATTGATCGCGGCTCGCAAGTTCCACGATACTCTCGAACAGCAATTCATTGCTCACTTCCTACGTCACACTAAGATGACGGAAAAGCAAATTCGTGAAATCCTTCTACGTCCAAGCGATACTTGGCTCACCGCAGAAGAATGCTTGAAACTAGGCATCTGCGATGAAATCCGCAATCCGTTTGACGATGAAGAAGAGCCAGCAACTCCTGCCAAGAAGAAGACAGCCAAGAAAAAGAAGGCTGCCCCTGTCTCGGAAGAAGAAGCTGCTTAACGATCGCCTAGAATGAGGGAGTCGAGTCTTGCGATTCCCTCAAGCATCATCTGTGCTTGTTGCTTGTATCCCTTGCGGATCATGAATTCATAGCGATCAAGCATGATGGTTTTCTGCGTGATAAGCTGATCGGGAGTCATTTGATCCCACTCATTTGGTTTTACCTCTTTCTTTTCGTTTTCCATTTTACTTCTCCTTATTTTATGTTTAACGTATTTATTGGTATCATCCTTGGCTGTATTGCCTACTACGTAAGCGTCGACCTCGCAATCGGTCTTGGCTTGCTTCTCCTCATCCTCAACCCGCGCATCGTTGTAAAACGTGTCGTGCCAAAAGTCGATCAAAAAGCTTTGAAAGAAGAACTCGACAAACAACCAATTGAACAATACTCCGATAACATCATCGGCAAGTATATGGACAATCCAATCCACGAATTCATCGTGGTCAAAAATCAAGCGACAGGAATTTGCCGTCGTTTCGACTATTTTGATATTATTCCTTGCAACAACTCCGGTGATTTCATTGCCGCTCCCTCACCCGGTCAAGTGTTCCTTAGCACTGGTCTTATCTACCAAGATTCCGGCGTCGTTGTTCAACCTCAATAATCAAAAATAATATGGATCACTCGATCGTACCGATCGAATGGAAGAAATTCCTTTCGACTGTTCAAACGCTGTTCCCTGATGCCGTCATTGCTGGCGGTGCTCTTCGAGACCTTATCGTTGAGAAGCAAGTCAAAGACGTCGACATCTTCGTCTCCGACATGGATATGAATGTCAACATCATCGAGAATGGCCAGCTCCAAAAGCTAGCCGAGACCCTCGGTATCGTGTACCTCAACGAAGACGAAGAATCTGATCGCGACTTCGTTCGAGTCGATAACGACTTCAAACAGGTCAAGACGGACATTTTCGATCGCAATGTCAAAGCCGCAATCAAATCGTCTGAGTACATGGACGGCGACGATCAGCGATCCATCTACGAGTCGTTCATCAACTACATCGTTACCGTCAAGTACAACAGCGTTCTGTACCAACTGATCTTCATCGAAGCTCCGACGAAGCAGTATGTCTACAACGACTTCGACTTCGGCATCTGCAAAATCTTCTTCGATGGTAACAAGCTTACCGTCACTGAAGAATTCTGGTATGACCTCGAGAACAAGCAAATCACCTTTGCCGGCAAGTTCTCAACCGGTCAAGCAATCCACACTCTATTCGTCCATCGCGAGAACATGGTCAAGAAATTCCCAGGTTGGAAGGTCGTGATCGATGATCTGAAAAAGCGTGGACCGGACGAAATGCCTCCTTCGTACCGCAACATGACGGAACGGGTTGCTAAAGAAGTGGAGCGCGCTATTGAGCGTGAAAAAGCCAAGGTCGTGATCACCACCAGTCAGGTCAATGAAGATGGTAATGGTGTGTACTACGATGCCAACTCTGGTATGTACATCGACTCGAAATCGGGCGACATGTTCGTGCAAGGTGCAGACGGCAAGAAGATTCGTTTGGTTGACTTCGCTAATAAATGGCAAACACCAGATGACCCGTATGAGGTCAAGAATCTCTGGGACCAACATGCGCTGAAGCCACAAAATCCTTGGATCGATACCGATTCGGTTTATCAAAACCTCAAGGAAGCCGAGCGCAAAGCAATGATGGAGACGAGAATAAAAGTCGACATGTCACAATACTTCGGCGACATTGAAAAAGCCAAGATGATGGGTATGAGCATCGACGAGTACTACGAAATTCGCGAAAGCCTCGAAAGAGAAGCATTCGACTAACACACAAAGGAAATATATGATTCAAATTCTAGCAGAGCCACGTTTGCCAGCAACCGAGCCAGGCAATGCCCTAACCCTCGATGCAAGCCTAATCGCACCGACCAATCTGATCGACGATGCGAAGATTGCAATCGAAATTTCGGTAAACGATGGTCAGCCAGCAACCGAGAACTCGGATGAGGTGCCACCAACCCAGCTGTACTTCATGATGTCGCTGAACGAGACTGCTGAACTGATCGACGAATTGGTTGGTCTACGCGACCAAGCAATGCTGGAGCGATCAGCTGTTCTTGAACAGGCACTCGAGTTCCGCAGCGCCCAGCTCGCATGCGCAAAAGGTCAAGTGGGTGCACTTGAGGTGCTCAAGGTCGCCGACAGTGACCGCGGAGCAGTAGGCTTTGGTTTCTACAACCTCATCTACACCGATGACTCAGGCGACAACACGGTGATCGCTCACGTCAAAGATATCGAGTGCTACGTTCCGTTCATCGAAGAAGAACAGTACGAATGGCTCCGCACTTTGGTCGGTGGCAATCATGCCTACACCACTTCGATCAAGATTCAGCTGACCGGCTTCAATCTCGAAGACATCCGCAACAACTTTATTCAAGACCTGACTGCAAACCTGGAGGCCCAACGCAATGCGTAATATTTTCCAGGCACAGCTGGATAACAGCACTCCGACCGACGGCAACTTTCTGCAGTCAGTGACGCGTGAGCAAATGCTTGAGACCTTTGCGACTCTGCAGCGGATGGACCCCGTCACGTATGCAAATCCAGAAGCATATCTGGATGCCAAGATGGCTGATTACAAAAAGCATCTTGGCGAAAAGGTCGTGTACTTTCTGGCATACCACGCACCAAAGGCAATGCCTGATGGTACGGAAGCACGATGCAGCGTGTATCGTGCATGGGAAAGCGAAATCGATTCGCTAGCTGATACGTGGGAAGTTCTGCAGCCGACCTTCGTCGATAACTCGACCCTACCACGCTTGAAGGAGAAAGGCAACTATGAGTAATCGTAGCTACCCAAGTATCCATAGCGAAGAGTATCAGCGCATCGTCGACCTCGTCAAAAACTCGAAGACCGATATCGAGTATCGCAAAGCTTGTCAAGAGCTTTTGATCTATACCGACTTGCACATCGACAAGATTTGTGCCGAATACGAAAAGCGTGTTGGTGTTCGTCCTTATCAAGCAGGCACCATGGTGTACTGCAAGGTCGAAGGACACTTGGTTCGCAACGGTCGTGTTTACGGTCATCGTGTAACCGAGGTTAGTGGTCATGAACCAAAGCTCGAGTACTACGTCCAGCTGTTCTACGAAGGTGTGGTGCCAAGCGATCGTGACGTTGCATTCCTATCGTCAAATCAGGTTTTCGATAAAGCCGAGGAAGCATTCGCATGAAGAAAATCGACCGTACAGCGTTGTTGAGAACTGTATGGATTGCTAGTGCGATCGCAGCAGTTTTTACCCATAGCGGGGTATACTGTCTACTACCAGCTGCGGTGGTAACGTTCTTTGCGTTCCTCACCGAAGACTAAGAGACAAAACTCGGGGATAAATACCTTCATCAGTGGTTATCCCCGAGAACAAAATATGAAACTACAAGAATTAAGACTCAACGAAGGCTTGGTAGACATTTCAGTTTTGATGACTATCCGTTCAGTAGCAATGAATGGAGTGTCAAGCAATGCAGATGTGTTCACCATGTCAAAAGCGTTAATGGCAATCGAGAAGGGTTATACCTTCAATGCTTCAAACTTCAATGCGTACTATAACGAATTTTCACCTCCGAAAACCGTTATCGATGCAGTGAAAGGATTGTCAGCCGACAACGCAAAGCAATTGGCTCTATTCCTACTTCAAACCCTTGAAGCTAAGAACACCCAATTGGCATCATTAGGCTCTTTCAAGAGCATTGGCGAAATCATAGCTTATGCTACAAGAGCAGAGGCTAATGACTAAACCATCATCCTAAAACAATAATAATAAAGGAATACTGATGCCTAAGAAGAAATATGATGCGCCTGTAAAAGATACTTTCATGCGCAATAAGCTACAAGCAAAGAACTATTCGCAAGAGTTGTACATGCAACATTTGCGAGATGATCCGGTTATTCTGGGTCAAGGTCCTGCTGGTTCTGGTAAGACGTTCATCGCTACCGGTATTGCAGTTGAAAAACTGCTAGCGAATGAGATTTCGAAAATCGTACTGACTCGTCCAGTTGTTGAGTCTGGTGAGAAGCTTGGCTTCCTACCTGGTACGCTTGAAGAAAAGATTCATCCATATTTGCTTCCTCTACTCGATGGACTTAACGTGCATTTAGGTCCGAAAAAGGTGCAGGATTTCCTAGCTGATGGTAAAATTGAAATCGCTCCATTGGCATATATGCGAGGAAGAACATTTGATAATTGTTTCGTGATTTTAGATGAAGCCGAAAACACGACGATCGATCAAATGAAGCTGTTTCTCACTCGCATAGGTTATAATACAACCATGGCAATCAACGGTGATCATACGCAAACCGACTTAGATAAGCGTGTGGAAAACGGATTGACATGGGCAGTACGAAAGCTCCGCGGCAAATCTGAAATGATCAGTGTCGTTGAGTTCTCGAAGAGTGATATCGTGCGTTCGCCTTTGATCGCAGTGTTGCTCACCCATCTGGAATCTCCAGATGTCAAGGACCCGAAGCCTAAACAATTGAATGGCTAACGGTTATTTTTCTTAAATCAAAATAATATAGAGGTATCATCATGGCAGTTATCGCACACACCACCCAATTCGCAAAAGTCGTCGAGGACCTGACCGAGCGTTTCGCAAAGGCAACCAAAGGCCTGCGCAACAACACTCGTGGGACCCAACTGCACAAGTGGCAGTCCGACTTTGCTTACTACGTGAACGAGATCGTCACCGGCCCAGTCTACATCGCGCCGAAGATCATCGACAATGCGAATCGCTACATCGACGGCATCATCAAGCAACGTAAGGAAGAAGCAGCTCAAGCAGCATAATCGCTTCCAACTTCGTTCTCTGAAAAAGGCTACCAATTGGTAGCCTTTTTTGCATCCAGCAAAATCATCCAGTAATACATTGACTGTGGTACTATAGTCAAGTAGCATCTCACCTCATCCTCCATTGCGAGGAATAACCTCCTTCCTAAACGACCACACAGATGGTCGAAAAATAAGAATGACTAAAATCATCGGTATGTCTGGCGCCCATGGGACGGGCAAGTCAGCAACTCTCGAGTACATCAAAAACGATCCCATCATCGACAACATCAAAGTCGATGAATACAAGTTCTCACGCTCGGTTCTCAAATCACTCGGTCAAACTCTAGAAGAAGCGACCGCAACAGTCGAATCAACCAAGTCGTACCAAACCAAAGTCTTAGACTCGGTTCGTCGCAGGAATTATCTCCTGAAGCTCCTAGAGCCCCAAGGGGACGTTACCGTCAATTTGGTTGACAGATCAGTAGCCGACGTCTACGCGTACACCAGGCTATGGTCTGAGAAGAATAACATCGATGCCGAATGGTTCGAGAAGTTCGAAGCGAAATGTGCAGAGATGGTATCAGCCTATGATATTATTTTTCTGTTCCCAACCGGCAAAATTCCATTCGTTGACGATGGAGTTCGCGCCAAAGAGGATACTCAAGCCTCAATTGCTCAATACATCAGCGAGTTCCTTGCAAAGTACGCAAAGCGCTACTACGTTGTTCAATCAACCTCGATTGAAGACAGAGCATCAGAAATTCAAATCGTTCTACACATGCTTTCGCTACGCCCTCCTGTTGCGCAAGCGTAAAATAACTTCAAACAAAAATAATAATGCAACTGACTCAACGTCCTCTACCTAAATACGGCTTTGGCATTGACTGGGAAACCTCGGGCTCTGCCTGGGGTGAAGACTCCACCATTGATTATCAAGGCGTTTCGTTTGGCGCAGTGGTATTTGACCTGGCAACATTTGAGCCAGTAGAAACCATCTACCGTGAAATCAAGTTCGATGCGACTCGGTACAAATGGTCCGAAGGTGCACAGAAAGTCCACGGGCTATCACGTGAACACCTAGAAGCAAATGGCGTCACTCAAGAAGAAGCTTCGGTCGCCTTGATGGAAATGTACATCAAGTACTTCGCACCAGACGAACGTGTCTTCATCATCGGTCACCACACCGACTTCGACATCAAGTTCACGCAACAACTGCTTGAACAGTTCGGCATCATGTTCCAAGTTGGCGCCACCATCATGGACACGGCCGGCACTGGCTTGATCAACTTCGGCATTCACAAGTCGGAAGACTTGTTCCAATTCCTCGGTCTACCGGCTCGCACCACTCACAATGCGCTTGAAGACATTCTTCTGACCTTGAAGGCTGCGCAAACGATGCGTGCGATCTTCAACGCTGCACTGAACGGCTGATCATGATCAGCTTCGAACTTCACAACGCGATCGCGAATGAGCGAATCAAGCTGAAGGCGAAGAATCATCCTCGTATCAAGGTCGAAGGGAACACTGTTCACATCGATGCTTGGTGCGATGGTGACGAGGAAGAAGCGAACCGCGTCATCCTCATGACTCGCAAGTATCGCACACTCGTTGAGCAAGCATACCAACTTCAACAGGATCAAGCATAATGTTTGGCATGGGCAGTTTCTACGAAACACAAGCATACGAGTCGGCCGAGAGCGAATACTTCGATGGAGAATGTAGTGGCCCACGCTACTATCCTTCTGTTCGGAAGACTTGTAAGCATTGTGGCCAAGGTGGATTCACCTGGAAGATGCATGCAGGAAATTGGCGAATGGTCGACTCAAGTGGTAAAATCCATGCGTGCCTAACCGAAAAGGCGGCAGCAAATAAGAAGGCGAAAGCCGCATCAATATCGAAGACCGATAACCTCGTCTTCGTCAAGAAACAATCTCCATATCGTCCCGACGAACAAACCATCGACGACTTTGTCGACTTGATGCTGCAGGAGATGGAGCTTGAATTGATGCACGAATTCAACCACTAACATACACTTCCTCTACGGTTTAATGTACAATGACTATCTGGGATAAAGACTCGATCAAACAGAAGATTGCTGGTTCCAACGCTTGGGTTGCCAGAGCAATTTGGGTTCTTGCTGATGCGGGAACTTCGCTTCGCTTGGACACCCCTGAGCTGGAACAACAGGCAAAGGATGACGTGAAGTTCTTCCAGAACTTGCGTGACTTCTTCAAAGACAATGGCTTCTTCACTGATCGCCACATTTCAGTGGCACGAAACAAAATTCGTGAGCCTTACTTCGATTATCTGACAATGGCAGCAAACTGTTAAAGGAAACTTCATGGCAATGTATAACGTCTCCACTACGCAACTCATCGTTGCAACCGTCTTCTCTGCACTGATCGGTGCTGGTGCGGTTGTCAGCTACATGCAGTTCAAGGAAAAGCAGGCGTGGCCAGTCGTCCACACGAGCACTGATGGTTCGTGCACGAAGGTCATGAACCTCCGCAATGGTGACGCATACAACTGCGAGGACGTCGATGTGCTGCTCCGTCAGTACCGTGTCGAAGCTGCAGTGCCAGAAGTCAAGGCGAAAGAAGAAACTACGCAAGAAGTCGCCAAATCCTAAGAGGTCTGGCGTGGGATAAATAAGGAAAACATCCTTATGAGTAACCATGTCAAACTTCGAAGTATTCAAGTGCAGCGTATGTAATCGCCACATCGAAAAACAAGTCGATCAAAAAAGAGCGCCGATCAGCAAGTGTACCATCACGTACAAATGCGTCGGCACTCTCCTCAAGGTAAGCGAAAGCGACTCCAAAACTATGACCGGTCCGGCAACGGACGTAGCACTCGCTAACTGGGTGCCACGTGGTCAAAGTGCCTCAAATACTTCCGTCGAATCTGTCTCTGGCCCAGTCACGATCAATACTGCGCAGGACACTTTGTCCATTGCAGTTCGTGATGATCTTCAAACTGCTGATGAACTATCGGCGCGCTTTGAAATCAAGAAGCTGACTAACGCCTCGTACGTTGAGTATTTCTACAATCGTCCATCGAACACCATCTTGATTTCTGGTCAGGATGATTCATCCAAGCGCCTCGCACTTCGCTTCGTGAATGGTACTACTCCGGATAAGATCGCTGTGTATCTGAACGGAGTTGAAATGGATGCGTCAGGATACGATAGGAGCGTCCCAGGACGCATCGTGTTCAATCAGGCATTGGTTGACGAGACAAATCAAATCAGAGTCCTGGTGTACAAACAGGATGCTTCCTCGTACCTTACTCTGACTTTCGCGAGAAATGATTTGTCGACAGTGAAGAACCATTCAGTCTCAGCATGGGGCAATGTTGAATCAGTTGCATTCCCGAAATATAAGTGCTCAGTGTTTACCTGCACGGATGTCTCTATCGTGCCGATCAATTCAAAACTTGTATTGGTCGATGTTTCTGTCAAGAGCACCGGAGAAGTATTGGCGCCAAACGCTGGCTATCTGGTCATCGCGGACGCTCCATACTCGTCATACGACCGCAACCTCAATAACGCGATTAGCCTTTTCTCGTTAATCGGCAACGCCGTAATTGTGGAGTATAAGAAGGACGTAAAGAATTCGCCTAAGTTCTACGTGGTTCACGATGCGATCCAAAGTATCTTCCCGCCTATAGCGATTCTTTCAAAAGCTTCCGATGATATTGACACTAATAAAGTCAACGATTCGAATACGAAGTTGATGAATGCGTTTATCACCTAAGGCGAAATCCGAATGGTATAATTAGCTCTGCAGTTCATAACAACAATAATATGCTAGACCTAAAATTCTTCTATATTGTAGAGCTAAATCTACAACACCGAGCCGTTCAGCGACTTCCGATTGCCCAAGAGTTCAGCGAACAATCATGGCTTGCCCTCACCTCCGAAGCCTTCACCAGCGATATTGAATGTATCGCTGCGTGCAAGAAGCTGATGAAAGACAAAACCAAGTTCTTCAATGAAGATCAACGAGTAAAGTTCTCCTTTGCGGAGAACCCAGCTCTAAGCTGCCCGATTGAAAAATTGGACGACTTAGACCTCAACGGCTTCAACGATGATTCTCTAGTCGAGATGTACGTTAAAGACGTGGATGATGAATGGATTATGCGTTCGTCGGTTCAAGTCTTTAGCATCGACTTCCCAACCGTTGATCGGAGACTCCACTAATGAATGGCCTCAAGTTCTATTCAATGTTCGAGTTCCCAAAGAACAACGAGCATTTCCCGCAGCTAGCTTGGGACACTGAATTCCCAGGCATCAAGCAAGCAATTGCTGGTTCGGCAGAGTACCAAACATACGAAGCTTGTACCGAAGCTGCAATCAAGTTCCTGAAACAGAAACTTGCTGTTCTAAATGCGACCGAAGAGCGCTACAAAATCTACTTCGAAAAGAATCAGTTCAACGATACACAGAGCAGTTTCGAACAAAACGAAGTGGTGAAAATTTATATCGCTGATTCGCTCGAAACCGTTTATAATAATGTGTTCCAAGCTCGAGTATACTTCGTCAAATCGCTTGACGATGCTGCATCATACTTCGACGCGCCAACTACCCTCCAGTAACACCTCCCACCTTCATTCAAAAATAATAGGAAATATCATGCGTCCACCAAAACAGAAAAAGCCAGACTTCAACATCGACACCATCCTGAAAAACCCGGTCGATGCTCGTATGCTGAAATGTCTGATCGACACCGCTCTGATCAGCAAGACCAAAATCGATCTGGAAAACGCAGCAATCGCTGACCAACGTAATGAAGCTAAGGACAAGCTAGGCATGCCACCGGCAGTGTTCAACAAGCTGGTGAGCGTGAAGCACAACCAAAGCCTCGCACAAGAACGGGCCAAGATGGAAACCACCGATGCAACTCTGGTTTCACTATACGGCGAAAACGGTGGCATCCTCGGCCCAGTGGCTGACTTCGACGGTGCAGACGACGACCTGTCCGGCGACTACGAGTAATGTCGAGCAATGTCAACGAGGCGTTGGCTAAGCAAGACATTGATACTCTACTAGCCTTCGCTGCATTTCGCGACACTCTCAAGTTCGATCGCTTCGACAACCTAGAGCCAGCCCAAATGGCTGCACTGACCAAATGGGTTGAAGACTTGATGCAAAACATCACACCAGCACAAATGGTCAACATCGTGTTGTATTACGAAACACGGTTAGCGAAGCTTGATGTTGAATCCGCTCGGCATAATATCCTCAAACAGGCAGTACGCGAAGTATTAGCCGAGCAATCATCAAAGTGCAATCATCAGTGGACGAAGATGTCAGGAAGCATGGCTGAATCTCACTATCGATGCACGGTCTGCGGTGAAGACGATTGGCGATAAGCCATAACAAAAATAATAGGAAATCTATTGCCACGTAATTTTGTAGGCGCGCAATACAGTAGCTTTTCTCAAGAAGTTCTGGTGTGGGAACGCGACAGCGACCACCCAGAACAAGGCCGAGCGTTGAAGAGGTACAAAGCACCGTACTACTTCTACATTCCGGACGAGAACGGTGAACACGAGTCGATGTATGGCATGAAGCTGAAGCTTCTGACGTTCGAAGACAAGGACACTTTCGATAAGGCATTGCAACAATATGCCACGCGCCAAAAACACGAAAGTGACATCAGTCCAGTGGACAAGATTCTGATGTCGAACTACTACAACGTAGACGCTCCGAACCTCCACTACACCCTCCTGGATATTGAGGTTGACTACGACAAAGAACGTGGTTTCTCCTCACCAGAAAATCCATACGCTCCAATCAACGCCATTACCTTGTACAATCAATGGAACAAGGAATACCTGACCTTTGCTGTGCCACCGAAGTCATGGGCCGACAAAGACTGGGATGCGATGCTGGACAAAACTCTCCCGTCGAAGGTTACGCTGTTCGATAGTGAGAAGGACCTACTCAAAGCCACGCTACTGGCAATCGAAGATTCAGACGTCATCTCTGGATGGAACTCGGACTTCTTCGATATGCCGTACCTTGTCAAACGTACCGAAATGGTTCTTGGCAAGGACGCTGCTCGACTCTGGTGCTTCCGCAACTGTCCGGCACCGCGATTCGAAGAGGTGGAACGATTCAACGAGAAGCGAGTTACTGTTCGACTATACGGTCGTTCACATCTTGATTTCTTGCAATTGTTCAAGAAGTTTGCATTCGGTGGTCGTTCGTCCTACTCGTTGAAAGCAATTTCCGAGGAAGAGCTGCCGGACATGACAAAGATTGAGTATGCTGGCACGCTGGAGAACCTGTACAACGAGGACTTCAACTTCTTCCTGCGATACAACATTCGAGACACCGAAATTCTGGACAAGCTCGATGCTAAGTTCAAGTACATCGAACTAGCAAACGAGATCACCCACGCCAACACGGTTACGTTGGATGGTGCACTAGGTTCAGTGCGACTGATCGACACTGGCATTGTGAACTACTGCCACCACGAGCTAAAGCTACGAGTGCCAGATCGCAACACCAAAGTTGGCCCGACGATTGAAGGCGCTCTAGTCTTGAATCCGAAAGTCGGTATGCACCAGTGGATCGGTTCTGTCGACATCAACTCGCTATATCCGTCAACGATGCGTTCGCTGAACATCTCGCCAGAGAAGATCATCGGACAGTTCACTCAGAACACTGGCATCATGCAGATTGATGGTGAAGCGGACTGGATTGGCATCTCGAACAAGGACAATCTGCTTCATGTCCTATACTTCGAAGATGGCACCTATGCTGAACACACTGGTGCTGAATGGTACGAAATCCTGAAAGCCAGAAAGTGGGCAATCTCAGCATTCGGTACCGTGTTCGATCAAGGCAATGGCCAAGGCGTTATCCCGGGTCTGCTGACTTCGTGGTACGCTGAACGTAAGAGCCTGCAGAAGTTGAAGCTTGAGTGGGACAACAAAGCTGACCTTGAAAAGCCTGGTTCGCCAGAGTATATCAAGTGCAAGTACATGGTTGAGTACTACGACAAGAAGCAGATGGTCAAGAAGCTGCTGCTGAACTCGTTGTACGGCGCTGTGATTAACGAATACGATCGATTCTTCGATCCACGCATGGGTGCTAGTACCACCGCAACTGGACGTAAGATTACCGGTCACATGATTTCGAAAATCTCAGAGCTACTGACTGGTGAATATGCACAGGTCCTCAAGACCGTGACCATCGATAAAGATGGTGAGCCAGAGAACGTGTACACCTGCGAATCCAAAGCAGCGATCTACTCCGACACTGACTCGTGCTACTTCAACACTTTTGCTGACAATAAGGAAGAAGCGATTCTCGTCGCTGATACTGTTGGCGATCAGGTCAATGACTCGTTCATTCCGTTCATGCAAGACAAGTTCCTGTGCCAGCCGACTTATGATGTGCTGATCAAAGCAGGTCGTGAAGTTGTTGCCGACCGAGGCATCTTCCAAGCGAAGAAGAAGTACGTTCTTCGTGTGGTGAACCTTGACGGCAAAGATGTGAAGCCTGGTTCGGCAAAGTCACTGAAGGTCATGGGCGGCGAGATCAAAAAGTCCGACACGCCTAAGGTTATTCAGGCCTTCCTCAAGGAGACCACCTTACGTATCCTGGACGGCGCTACGTACCAAGAGATTGAAGAGTACGTCAACTCGGAACGTAAGAAGTTTAAGACCACGACTGACTTGATGACCATCGGTATTCCGAAGGGTTGCAACAAGCTCGAAATGTATTACGACGAGTTCGTTCGGTACGAAAAGCCCGGCATCAAGAAGGTTCGCTTGCCTGGCCACGTTCGCTCCGCCATCAACTTCAATGAGCACCTCAAAGAAGTCGGTGACAAGGTGATTCAGCCGATTAAGTCTGGCAACAAGATCAAGGTGTTCTACTTGAAGCCGAACGACATGCAGTACACCAGCATTGGCGTTCCTGTTGACTTGGAAGAACTACCAACGTGGTTCAAAGAAGACTTCGCGATTGACATCAAGAAGACTGAAGAGAAACTGATCGACCTAAAGTTGGAAAGTATTTTCGGTCCAATGGGTTGGGTGGTTCCGACTCCACAAACTGCTCGCAACAACAAACTGCTAGCATGGGATTGATGTTATAATTCTCACTCACGGATGACGATGGAAACGTCGTTATCCGTCCTAACAAAAATAATATGTCTGACAAACTCCTCCTCGTCAAGTTCGATCTGGACTTGTACTACTCCCACGCAATTGGCGTCTTCACCATCACTGCTGACAAACTTCAACTAATCCTTGAAGAAAATCCTTCTGTTTACCTAGGCGAAATCTCTGGTAAGCACTCCGAAATCGAAGAGCGCATTGCCAGGAACCTATTGGTTCTAAGCGATGACATCGAGTACATCAAAGACTTCCAAGCGAAGTGTGGTCTACCCGAAAGTGAAATCGGTCAAGAAGGCAAAGTGTTCGGTATCGATCCAATCTCCCACCTCGAAGAATCTGGCTTCTTCGACGACTAATCCTCCCACAAAAATAATATGAAGCTATCACAAGCATCCGTTCTCAAACTCAAGACCCTGCTGCAAACCGTTTCGCTGGTCAAGATCGATCGCCTGATCATCGAACCAAACCTGATCCGTGGTGTCGATGAAGATCAAACCGTCGTCATCGTGTCGGATCAAAACGTGCCTGATTTCGGTGGTGCCAAAGTTGGTCTGAATCGTCTATCGATTCTGGCAAACCGTATCGCACTGTTCGATTCAGACGAAGCATTCGCTGTCGAAGCAGTTGAAGCACCATCCCGTGACGATGATGGCACCGACATCTCGTCGTTCAAGCTGGCATCGAAAGGTTCGAAGTTCGAATATAAGACCGCTCGTGTTGGCACCATCAAAGCACCAAAGCGTGTTAATGATTCGTTCGTCTGGGCAGTGACTGTTCCTGTCGAAGCTGTCAAGCTGGCAATCAGCGCAGCAAACACCATGGGCAGTGATCAACTGGCTCTGGTCTCGAAAGCGTCCGGCGAAGTGCTGTTCGAAATCGTCGACAGCGCAACTCAAGACACCTTCACTACCAAGATTGCTGACGAAGCAACCTGGATTCCTGAAGATGAAGATCAGCCATCGCAATCGTTCGTTCACTACTATGCTGTCAAAGCTCTGATGCCTCTGCTGAAAGCATCGTCGGCACAAGGCGAACCAGTCCTACTGGTCGGCGAAGAAGGCATGCTGCAGGTGACAGTCAACGGCTACACCATGACCCTACTGCCACGCGAAAGCGAGTAAGCAATGATGGACTTCTTGAAGAAACTATTCGGGAAGAAGGAGCAACTCGCTCCTCCATCGCCCACCGTTCTGTCGTTCACCGTTGAGGTGACCAAAGACGAAAAAGGTGAAGACGTAAACTTCGTTGGTCTTCAACTCAAGGATGCTGCTGGCTTCTTGAACTTCTTACGCAATAGTGAGTTCCCACTTGATCCGCGTCTGTACTCGGACAAGGAACTGGCTCACGTGTTCATCTATCAGTACTGCCAAAACTGGCTGGCTGATAACCTGAAACAGCCGATGTTCGTTGAGACCCATACGTTCCAAGCGCATGGTGAAATCAAGTACGAACGTGTGTGGAATACTGCATTCGCCGAATCGGTTGCTAAGGTCGGCTTCGACACTTTGCCTCCGACTGAAGACGAGATGATGGAGATGTACATGAACTACATCTACGGCACTCGTTTGATGGAAGAAATGGAAATGGCTGAATCAGCCAATCCACAATCGGTTGCTCACCCACAGCTGACCAGCCCAGAAAATCAATTCAAAGGTTAAACCCACATGGCAACCAAAATGGTTATCGACACCGCCAACCTACTGTTCCGAGTAGCAGCGGTGAATAAAGGTACGAACTTTGGTACTCCCGAGGAACAGGCTGGACTGGCGCTACACATGGCCTTCCAGACTGTCCACAAGTACTACAAGAAGTTCAAACCAGACCAGATCGCTTTCACCTTCGAAGGTGGACGCAACTGGCGCAAGACTTACACCAAATCATCCGAAGCAGTATCAGGTAACATCTACAAAGCGAACCGTGTCAAGGACGCTTCGATGGAGCCGTACTTCCAGATGATGGACTCATTCCGTGAAGTCATGACCGCTCACACCTCTGCAATCATTCTTCGCAATGACTTGTGTGAAGGTGACGATATGTTCGCTGCATACGTTCAGGCCAACTCTAACGGCGTAGATACGATCATCGGCATTTCTGGCGATAGAGACTTCGTCCAATTGTTGAAGTTCCCTGGCTTCCGCCTGATCAATCCTGACAATGGCAAAGATCGCAATCAGCCAGGCGACAAAGAGTACTACGACGACATCGACTACTTCGTGTTCAAGAAGTGTGTCCGAGGCGATATGGGTGACTATGTGTTCAGCGCATATCCTCGTGTTCGCGAAGACAAGATCAAGAAGGCATATGCTGATCCACTGTACCGCGCGGAGTTCATGCGCAATACGTGGGACATCAAGGATGATGACGGCAACGTCGTGAAGACCAATGTGGTCGGTGAACTCTTCGAAGAGAATCGCCTACTGATGGACTTGACTGCCCAGCCAGACAACATCCGCGAACTGATGATGCAAACGGTTCGTGAAGCCGAAGCCAATATCGGTACGTACAGCAACTTCCACTTCCTACGATTCCTCGGCAAAAACGGTTTGAACACCATTGCCGAACACATCGACCAGTATACCGAGATGCTTTGCGCAAATACTCGATACAAGAAGAAGCTGGAACAAATCGCTGCTGGTGAACTTCCACCAGAGCCAGTCAAAGTAAAGAAAGTTCTACTGGATTTCTAACATGTCCGACGATACCTGGAATAGACAGATTCAAACTGAAAAAGGCAAGTACATGCAAAAGCTGTTTCCATACCGCGATGCATATCTTGCCGACTCCGACCTGGCTGAGCTAGTCGACGCCATTGCAACATCAGCAGCTACACGTGCGCTGAATGCAGCGTATGGCGGTGAACACAATGATGGAGGTGCAAGCTCTGAGATTCGTCAGCTAAGTGCCTTCCTTGACGGTGTGCTTTACGCTGAGACTGGCAAGCTGCTAGGCCCATATGCTGAAGCGCTGAAGAACATCAAGATGCAACAAGACCCAGAGTACCAGAAGTTCTTGGAACTCAAGAAGAAATTCGAAGGCAAAGAATGAGCTCACGCTACGCAATCCATCCAATGGAACAGAAGTTTCGTGAAGACATGATCGAGCAAGCGAAACGGGATGCTTATATCAAAGATATTTTTGCCGAGTGTGAAGAGCTAGGAATTACCGAACCTTCACGCATCGCCAAACGTGCATTCATCATGGGTCAGTATTATGAGAACCTAAAGAAGGCTGTGGTTCCGCGTCCTAATCCGATTCGCACGTACGAAGAATGGCTTGATACAAAAGTCGGCGCAATGGTCGAAGATACTGAAATCTGCATCCGTCACTACATCGGCCCAGACCAGCACATGATCGCAAAGCTCGTCTACGAAACCTTGATGAAAGAACTTGCAAAATGATTGCGATGTTGTTCCTGATGATTGTGGGACATTACTTGGCAGATTATCCTCTCCAAGGGGATTTTCTAGCCAAGGCAAAGAATCGCAATACCGATGTTGGTAAGGAACATTGGGTTCATGCCTTAACGGCGCACTCAATGATCCATGCAGGCATGGTTGCGATGGTTACCGGAAATATGTGGCTCGGTCTAGCTGAAGCCATTGTTCATGGTAGTACCGACTTCCTTAAGTGTGAAGGTAAGATTTCTCTGAACCAAGACCAAGCAATCCATTTAGTAAGTAAAGTGGTTTGGGCAGTTTTTGCTGTCTGGTTCGCATAAAGATTAGGAAGCAGTGTACAACGTTAAAAAGGCTGGGTATGATTGCTACATCGTTAACCACATAGTGGAGATTGCAATGAGCACCAACAACCCAGACCAGCCAAGCGTTTACCAATTCGCGATCAACAATGTCAAGGCTCGCATCCGCGGCGACGAGAACAAGTCGAAGGCTGAACAAGGCACTGGCGCCCTGACCGCTTTCGCTGCAGCCGATATCCTGGCTACGGCGTTCATGAAGCCGTACGGTGAAGTCGTCAGCGACCTGATCCGAGTCTAATCATGCCAACCAACCATGTCTCGGGAGTAGCCGATCTTCGCCGTGCGAATCTCAGAGCATGGATGGAAGGCAAGCGCATTCCCAAGGAAGAGAGAAGTTATTTCAGTCAACTTCTCTCTGGCTCGGCTTCGTTCGGTGAGCGTGCAGCTCGTCGCATCGAGAATGATTACGGAATGGAAAAGGGTTTTCTTGACCTCCCAATCGTTAATGAACCTGAAAAAGAACGATCCAAAGAGGAAATAATCAACATCATCGTTCAAAAGTTGGGTAAAATGTCTGTACGCAAACTAACAGCGCTATCGACGTTGTTGGACGAATAATATAGACATAGGAGTAGTAGAAATGCTGTGGTACCTGTTTAAGCTGAAGAGCACCAATTTCGTTATCGTCATGGCTCAAACCCGTGATGCAGCAAAGGAAAAGTTCAAGGCCGTATGGCCGAACGAGAAAGCCAAGGTCGCTGAAGCCGGTGACGATCCAAACGACATGCCGGAAGGCGCCATCGAAATTCTGCACGCATGAAAAACATCGCCGAGGTGTCACCAACCCGCCTCATGGAACTTGCCATTCAGGCCGGCCATGAGAATCCTGATCAGATGAAGCCGAACGTAATTTCGGAAGCGCAGCAGGCAATCTACACCAAGTTCGCCAATCTGATTGGTGCGGCACTGCAAGAAGTTGGTGGCAATGCGATCGACTTGATGTTGACATATATCGACGACCTAACGATCGAAGCTGGAGATTCGTTCTACGTGATCGACTTCAAAACTCCAGGTGCAACCATCGATACGATGGCTTTGTATCGTTCGGAGAAGCGTAAAGGAATGTACTATCATTTCACCGCGCTGATCGCAAAAGAACTTCGCGAATAAGCCGTTTCACAAAAACAAAAAAGGACCCATTGGGTCCTTTTTTGTGTTTCTCATAAGCTTCTGCGTTGCCTAGTCCGTAGACCACAACCCCATACTGTTACCGCATCCAATTACATCCCTAGGGAATCCTCTTATACGGTGCAGTCGCTTTAATCGATTAGCCTAGATCAGCTGGGATCGCTTCAGCTGGGTTGCTGAATTCCATACCTGGCATCTTGGTGTCTTTCGAGATCGAAGCTGCAGCTAGACCACCACCAAACTGGGTTGAAGTGGTACCGGTACCGCGCTTGACTTTGATTAGGTTTGAGTGGAAGAAATCTAGAGCGTTCATGCCGTTCTCTAGTTTTGACTGAGCTAGTAGTTCCCATAGTGGGTACTTGTCAGCGTGCTGCGAAGTCACGATGCGCTTTAGGCGAGCTTTATCGATCACGTCTAGTGGAGCGATATCGATGTAGTGTAGGGTGCCATCTTCAGCGCGCTTGACAACCGCGATTTCTTCCAGAACACCGTCGTTATTCACGTCGACGTATTCGATGTGATTTAGGGTTGGAGCTGCCTTAGGAGCAGCGGCTTGACGGGTTGATAGTTGGTTCTTCATTTGTTCTCCTGTTATTTGAGATGGAATTTATGTTTATATTTATAGCCCCAGGAAGCGGTCTGTTTTGCTTCGTGGAGAACGCAATCTGCATAATTCTATTTATCTAGCGAAAAAAGCTCACTTTTAGGAGTTTCCGCAATAAAATACGTCGTACCCTATACTCCACAAAAATAATATGAACGACCTCGAACATCAATACTTGTTCGACAAAGTCGTTTCGGCTGCCGCTGAAATGGTTTATGTCGAAGCCAATATCACGTTGGATGAAGCCAAGAAGCGCGCATCCGATGCTCTGACCGCACTCTGGTCCTATGACCTTTCGCGCAACCTCAACAAGCGAGGTGTAATCGCCGAGCTCACCAAATCCATTGCAGACCAAATCAAATAATATGAACGCAAAAACTTTGCTTCGAGACTTTGTCTCTTCTATCACGACACCGACAATTCAACGTCGGCAAGTGATGGAATACTTCAGCACCAAAGGTGACCTCGAGCGTATGCTCAACATCATCAAGGCGACCTGCGCCGATGCGATCGTATCGACCGAGCCAACCGTGTACAACACCGACAAATTCATGAAATGTGTCGAAGCTATCAGCGATGATGCGGTTGCTGCTCCAGCACAACTTGAAGCAAAGCCAGCGTTCAATGTCGTCGATGGGCGTGCTGATCCGAACCAGCCAGATGTTATCAAAACGGCATCATATCTGGAACTTGAAGAACTGATCGATCCGCAGTACCCGATCAACATCTATGTCACTGGCGAGACCGGCCTCGGCAAGACGACTTCGATCTTCGCGATCGGCAAGAAGTTCAATAAGCCAGTGGTTCGCGTGAACATGTCCGGCTCCACCGACCTGGATGACTTGATCGGCGGTATCCGTATCGTTGATGGCAACACCGTCTTCGATCCTGGTCCAGTCGCTCTTGCAATGGAGATGGGCGCGATCCTTTTGCTTGACGAATGCGATGCTGGTAAGCCGCAAGTCATGATCGACCTCCACCCAGTCCTCGAGCGTAAAGGCGTCCTCGCCAAGAAAGCTCGCAAGATGATCTACCCAGCACCCGGGTTCTGTGTCATCGCAACCGGTAACTCGAAAGGCTCGGGTGATGTAACTGGTAAATACATTGGTGTAAATACCATGAATCACGCGTTCATGCAACGCTTCGCCGCCGTTGTAGACTTCATAGCGCCCAATCGTGTTGAGATTGAGCATATCATCAGAGGTAACCAACCGAAGCTCCCTTACTCCGTCCTGGCGAACCTGTGCAACTGGTATCAGCACGTTCGCGAGTCGTACGAAGCTGGCACCGTATCTGAGTACATCAATGCTCGTAAGATGCAAGACATCGCAGCCATTTGCATGATCTATCGTGCGAAGAACGGTACCGACACTTGCGTCTTGAAAGCTCTGCGCAAAGCGCTTGCTCAATACGAACAATCGGTGGTCGATGCTCTGGTTCAACTGTACGACACGATCGTCGAAGACATCGACGAAAAGCAAGCACTGCAAGCGGCATCGGCACCGAGCCAACTTGCATCCGAACCAGCTCGGGTTGACGAGACTGGACAGCCAATCCCATTCTAAACATGATGCATAATCCTAAAATCGAAACCAAGCTGATGCTCGGTACCACTGAAATAGCAAAAGCTTTCTTGCTTGTTGTTCCAGATCGTGCCGAACGCATCGACATCGACGGCGCCGAGTACCAAGTTCTGGAACGTCGCTTTCATCTGAAGACTTCATACAACGGCGGCACGCCTTGCGGCTTCTCGCAATCTTGCACCCTTACCGTCAAGGCATTTAAACAGCCCACCCTGAATTGCTGACATGAACAAGAATCTTAAACCTGCAATCTCGAAGTCCGCTATGATGCTGCGGAACATGTATGACCTGTATGCGAAGATGCTTGCCGTCGAAAACATCCAGGTTGTCTTCGACGAAGCGATCGATGCTCCGGCGCAGTTCGACATTCTGAACCGAATTCTGTACATCGCGCCGGTTCATGCTACGCAGGTTGAATTGATTCCTGGCCTCGTGATTCATGAAGTCGGTCATGCTCTGTTCTCGACACTCACGCCAGAAGAACTGAAGAAGCTCAAGCGGATTTCGAAGTTGCTGAACATCATCGATGACGGCTATCAAGAACGAATGATGTGCAAGAAGTACGCGAACTCCAAGAAGCATTTGTTCACGATCTTCGACCACTTCTTCTTGCAGTTGAAGGAAGATGTTTATAACACGCCTAACAAGCTCGTAAACATTGTCAACATCCTGAACTTCAACTGCAAGGGCTTTAAACATGGTCACTACAAAAAGTATCCATCGTATGTCCTTGAAGAGGACGTAAAGCTGCTTCAAGAGGCAGAGCAAATCGCTTTGCCAAAACTGATTGAACGCGATGAGTTCGCCAAGAAACTTGCACAAGCTTTGAAGAAGTACGGTGATATGGCCGAAGATGGTACAGACTTGGATTCCGGGAAAGGAAAAGATTCTAAGTCTGGCCCGACTGACAAAGGCGAGCCAGATGACGCCGATGGTGAATCCGAAGATGGTGAATCCGAAGATGGTGAATCCGAAGATGGCGAAAGTGGCGAGAGCGGCGATGATGCGGATGACGAGAGCGACCAGACTGGTGCTGGTGGCAATGGAGCTGCTGAAGACGATGTCGAAGAAATGCTCGAGAAGAACTCGGACAAGCTGAACGACCATCACAAGAAGTTTGAGCAAAACATGGGCGGCGCCGGGTCCTATGAATTGCCAACTGGCAAAGAGATTCTGGACTTCAGTCGCGTCATAGACATCTACGAGAAAGATAGTCAGGTTGACAGAGCCATAGCCAATGCCGGTGTGGACATTGCTGACAAGTATCGTCGTTGCCAGAAAGAGGCGAAACGTGTCGCGACCCAAATCTTCACGAAGTTCAATATGCGCCTTCAAGCGCAGAACTACGCGAACACTCAGTTCAAGAAATCTGGTTCGCTTGATCCAGAACGCTGCGCTCTGTACCAAGTCTACGATGACGTCTTCGTCAAAGAAGCAATCGAGCCAAATCAAGTGAACAACGCTTACTCTGTGATCCTTGACTGGAGTGGTTCGATGAACAGTTCGGTCTATGCTCTGGTCCTCCGGATCATGGAGCTGACCTACTTCGCGAAGATGGCCAACGTCGAAATCGAAGTTTGGATGTACACGACCAATGACGGAGCAGTCAGCTACAAGGGATGTCGTCGCAACATCGCTTTGACCAATTCGAAGATGATCAAGGTCTTGAATACGAAGCAGCACAATCAGCTCGAGACCGAGACTCGACTGAAGCATCTCTGGTACATCACGCGCACCATCACGAACATGTCGCCAAAGCTTCAAGGTATTGACGGCTATACGTCGAGATATACCCTTAGCGGAACAAACATCCTTGAGGGCTTGATTCTTGGTCATTATGTTCTGTCTAAGATGGACGCTGAGAAGAAGGCTTGCTTCTTGCTTACAGATGGCGATGACACGAGCGTGTTCAACGTTCTGTATCGTGCGGACGGCGGCCCATCCAAGAACTATGCCCCAGATGCGAAGATTTATTTGCATGGAATCAACGTGTCGCAGGCGTATAAGCGGAACCATGTGCGAGCATCGTCCTCAGCAGCGATAGCAGAGCTTTACGCTGCGGCTGGTCAGAAAACTATTGGCATCGCATGGAATTGCCAGGGCGCCGCTATGGATGGCTATGCACACAATGTGATTCGTGTGTCTACCGGCGCGCAAGTGATTGAAGATGGCTACATCCATGCGCCGAATGTCTTCGTGGACGAAGTCGTCAAAAATTTGCTGTGATTAGATTTCATATGTTATAATTGTTCCAATTGGAAATAGAGAGAACAAAAATGTCTATCACAGATAACCGTAAAGCTCGACATGACTATCACATCGAAGATCGTGTCGAAGCCGGCATCATGCTTCAAGGCTGGGAGGTTAAGGCGATTCACGCCAAACAAATCTCGCTGCAAGAAGCGTACGTGATCAGCAAGAATGGTTCGTTGCATCTGTTGGGTGCAACTATCACCCCGCTGATCCAGGCGTCCTCGCACATCGCTAAGGAACCTAGCCGTACTCGTCAGCTGCTCTTGCATAAGAAAGAAATCGAGAATCTGACCGAGAAGGTCAAGCGCGCTGGCTACACCCTGGTGCCACTCAACATGCATTACAAGGATGGCAAGATCAAGTTGGAAATCGGTCTCGCCAAAGGCAAGAAACAACACGACAAGCGTGATGCTCAACAAGAGCGTGACGTCAAGCGCGACATCGATCGCGCAATGAAAGGCCACTGTGAGTAAGAAATATGACGGCGATGGCGTCATCGTTAAGTACGACGGTGCGCCATACGACAGTGAGTACCACTATCTCGTTGATATCGGGTACTTCGGTAAGATCATCAACCTTCGCACTTATGCAAAGGAGCCACGTCCACTTACCATGAACGGCAAGCATGTGGTATCTCGCTGGGTTGCATGCGCGATGATCGATGTGATCAAAGAGCAGTTTCCTCATGAGAACTTCAACTACCTCGTGATCGAAAATGAACCAAACATTCTTTGAACATGCAATGAAGATCATTGACAACCTGACCGATGAAGAAATCTTCAACGGCTTGGTTAAAGCTGGCTTTGATCCAGACAGCATCACCATTCGCCAATATCCTGAAATGCCTGAGGGCTATGATCCTCAGGCCAAAGCACCACCGCAAACATTCCCGTTCCACGAACCGCTGTTCTGCGGATAACTTAAATTCCAAACACAAAAATAATATGGGTACTGTCAATATCAACGGCAAAATCTATCAGGGCAACAACATCGAAATCAACGGCAATAAGATCATCATCGACGGCGTCGAGCGGCGCGAAGATGTGAGCGGTGTCGTTGAAGTCCGTATCATGTCTGGTGAACCAGTCAATGTTTCAAGCGACGCTTCGATTACTTGCAACAACGTGAAGGGCAATCTCTCCGCTGGCGGCAGTGTCAATTGCGATGATGTTGGTGGCAATGTGAGCGCTGGCGGCTCGGTCAATTGTGACAATATCGGCGGCAACGTAAGCGCTGGTGGTTCGGTGCGCTATGGCTGATAAGCCAGAACCGTACAAGATGGAAGGCCACAATTTCGCCTACGTGGTGCGCGGTACTGCCTATCGGTATTGCGTGACCTGCGGCCTAGTGGCCTTCAAGAACGAGCTGACGCGGTGGGCGATTGATAAAGGTTGCAACTACAAAGATCACCCAAGCTACAAGAACAAACTGTCCATCACCAATCCATTCCTATGAACAAAAAAATTACTGTGCTTGAAGTCAAGCAAGGTGACAAAATCAAGTATGTTGGGCCGTATGAATACGGTTATCGTCCTGAGCTTGTCGACTCGATCCTCGGCGCTGGCGACTTCACGAATAGCCCATCGGGAACATTCGGTCATCTCGGTGGTGCATTCCGTTTGCCAACCGATAAGGTATTTGCCTTCTCGGCCATTTCGGTCGACTCAATCGAAATGGTTGAAGTTGAGCTTACTGCGACCGAAGTATCTCGTAAATCAGTACGTCCGTAATGGACTATAAATAAAATTGGTGTATAATTCACCAACACGACTTTTAAAAGGAACTTTAAGTACTTTAATCATTTTTCATAAAACAGAGTAATTCGCGATGTAATTCGTGTGTTACCTTTAACGCTAAACGTGAAAGGAGAGCTACGTATGAAAACGACATTATTTTTGCTGTCAACTATTGTCACATTAATTCTGTCTTCGGTAACAGTCAATGAACTAAACATTCATGAGAAAGTTACGAAACACGGGACTGCGGTCATTGCCGCAAAAACACATATTAAAGGTGGAGACAAGAATGTTTTAATTCTTCCTCCGAATTTAACCGCAAAGCAGGCTGAAAACCTAACCTACGCATATCGTGTAGCAAAGGAAGATGGCCACAAACATCCAGAGTACTACCAAGGACTGATTTACCAAGAGTCCAAAGCAGGCGGTATGAAGGGCTATGCGGTTGCCGGTCAAGAGTTTGGTTTGAAACCCATGGAGCGATACTATGGAGTCCCGCAAATCAAGCTAGGCGCAACCAAAGATGTCCTTAAAAAGTATCCAGTCCTTGGGGCATTTAGGACCGATGAGGAAATCATCGCCAAGCTTATCTACGATGATAAGTGGGCGATCCGAGTTGGAAGTAAATATTTTAAGATGGTCGGGGAGAGCCCAGTTGCCTACAACAAAGGTCCTTCGGGAGCTAAAGGTGTCGACCCATCCACAAACGATTATGCGATCAAAGTCGCTAATCACGTAAGAACTGTAGTAAAATCTGTCAACGGCAGGAACATGTCTTCGCTGAAGCTGTTCAATGGTAAAGCCGACAAGCAGTTAGCATCAGCCCTCTGATGTAAGGGGACTTCGGTCCCCTTCATTCCTCTTCTCAAATCCCACAATATCATGTCTAATCAAAAGCCACGCTTTGGCGTCTTTTTGGCGCTAACATTCGAAGACGAAATTTACAAGGACTACCCTCAAGTCTGTCCGACGATTCAAAATCACAAGTTCCAGAATCTCCTGATCACGCTACGTGAAGACGGCTACTTCGGTTTCCTTGGTGGTTCGGCCGATGAAGGCGAGACGGAACTCCAGGCATTGGTACGTGAGTGCAAGGAAGAAGGCAACATCGACCTGGCATGGTTGCTGTCTGTTTTGCCTCCAGACGCCCTGTCGCGTTCCTGCGAACACACGCTCAACGATGGGTATAAGGTCATCTTGTACCATTTGCGAATCACCAAGCATCTGGCAAAGAACATCATTCGTAACTCGGTCAACGCGCCTCACTTCTTTGTCGAGACCGCAGGCATTGTCAGCGTTGCAATCCACAACAAATCCTCGTTCCATCAAAACAAATTCTTGTCGTGCATGGGAGATGAATTCAAGGAAGTCGCGAAGCTGATCGACTCCACCATCCTCGACACATGGGGTAATCTAATCGAATGAACATGAATACTGACATGGAAGCTCTTATCAAGCAAAGTGTCAGGTTCGAAGGTCGTTCAAAAGGTTGGGAGCATTGCAAATGCAAGGTTTGCAATGACTATAAGGTTCGTGCTTCATTCGCATTCGAAGACGACCGCATCAAGTACAACTGCTTCAACTGCGGTCTATCGCAGTCCTACAAACGAGGCAGCACCTTCATGGCGCAGGAGTTCAGAGACATCCTCCATGCGTACACCATCACCGACAACGACATCGACCTGATCCTCGGTAAGAACTTCTTCAATAAGGACGTCATCACCCTGGCGAAGAAGAAGGCCGAAAGTAAGATCGCCGAAGTAGAACTACCTCCCAATTGCTATCCGATCCCTGACGTCGATCCTGACGATATGTGGACAATCGTAGCAAAAGAATACCTCGAAGAACGAGGACTATCCCTACAAGATCATACGTGGTATTTGTCGACACATTTAGAATATCGCGATCGGCTCGTCATTCCCTACTACAAGGACGGAAAGGTGATATATTGGCAGGCGAGGTCATTTGATGACAACGCCAAAAAGCGATACATCAACCCTAACGTCCCAATCGAACCTATTCTTTTCGGGTATGAGGAATTAGAAAAGTCCGCTCAACAACCGCTGTTCATTATGGAAGGTGTCTTTGACGCTATCTCCATTGGTGGTGTGAGTATGCTTGGCAGTAAACTGTACAAGCAGAGGATCGATGCCTTTACTCGTAGTCGTCGACGCAAAATCTTTGTGATCGACAAGAAGGATAAGCAAAACAACGGATACAAGTTAGGCGTTGACGCTTTGAAGAACGGATGGGAGATTACATTCGTATCTGGCGCTGACACCAAGGACGTCAATCATAGTGTTAGTAAATACGGCAAGCTATGGACGATCCAGAATCTAATGGAAAACGCCTGTGGTGGATTTGAAGCTCAAGTAGCTTTAGAAACGATTTGCAAGAATCACGCCGTCAAGTAACACTACTATAACAAGAATAATATATGAATATTGAGAAGCAGCGTTTGCTGATTTCTTATTTGTCTTCGGACAGCGATTTGTTTGCCCGCTGCAATGCAATCGTCGATCCGAACTATTTTGATCCAGAAGTTCGTCATTCAGTTCACTTCCTAAAGGAGTACTACGAAACCTATCGTGCGCTGCCATCTGCTGAGCAGATTAGCGCCGAGACTGGCAATCACTTCGCGGCACGTCCGCTGACAAAGACAGAAATCGAGTATGGTCTACGTGAAGTAGAAACGTATTGCCGAAACAAGGCAATCGAAAAAGCAATCTTGGCATCACCTAAACTCCTTGATAAGGGTGACTTCGACAAGATTCTGGTCAACATGAAAGATGCAATTTCAGTGGCCATCAACCGTGAATTGGGTTTGGATTACTTCGCCAATCCTGAGGAACGTCTAGCCAGAATGCTTCAAATGAATGCATTGATTCCAACTGGCTACAAGGAACTGGACGAATTCCTGAATGGTGGTATCTCTCGTAAAGAGTTGCTGCTGTTTATGGCAGGTTCAGGCGTTGGTAAGTCGATCTTTATGTCAAACATCGCCATCAACTTCCTGATGCAGAAGCTTAACGTGTGCTACATCACGCTAGAGCTAGCTGAAGAGGTCGTTGCAAAGCGTTTTGACACGATGATCACCGGTATCGGTCAAAAAGAAATCTTTGACAAGATGTCGAAAGTCCACGCAGAACTTGAGCAACTGCGCCCACAAATGGGTAAGCTGTTTATCAAGCGTATGCCAGAGAGTACCACGAATGCTAACCACATTCGTGCATACCTCAAAGAGTTCGAGATGATCCATGGCTTCCTACCAGATGTCATCGTCGTCGACTACATGGACCTAATGACCTCGAATCAGAAAATCTCGGCCGAGAACCTATTCGTGAAAGACAAGTACGTTGCTGAAGAGCTACGTTCGATCGGCAACGAATACAATCTGCTGATGGTAAGTGCATCACAGATGAACCGTGCAGCAATTGGCGCAGATGACATCGACCAAAGTAATATCGCTGGTGGTCTATCGAAGATCAACACCTGCGACAACTTGATCGCTATTATCCAAACCGATGCAATGAAAGCAGCTGGCGAATACATGCTGAAGCTAGTCAAAACTCGTAACTCGGGTGGTGTTGGCAAAGTGATGATGTTACGCTGGAGCCCTGTTTCATTGCGTGTCACCGACCTTGACCATAGAGATAAGGACAAGATCGAATTCGTACGAAGCGATGATGCTAAGAAGGGTAAGAAGAAAGACTTACTCGACCTAATGAAAGACGTTTAAGGATACCATAATGGAAAATAATATTTTGAAGCTGGATGGCATGGAAAAGATCGAGTCGGACAAGGCAGTTTACCTGCCGTCGAAGAGCCGCCTCACTACCGAAAGCGAACTCGCCAAAGAGAAACGCAAATCGCCATTCGACTTCTTCAAACTGCCGAAGGATGCAACCATTCGGTTCCTGCCAGACAGCACCGGTCCGCTGACCACGTCAAGGGACTATCTTAGCCGGTATGTCGACGTCTACAGTATGTATAACATCGCTGAAGACTGCGTCATCACTCCGCTGGACATGAGTGGCTCAATGGCCAGCGCAGTCACCGAAACCGGCAGGGAAGCTGTTCGCAAAATCATGGATGATTACCTGAAACATGCGAAAGGTATGAAGTCTCTGTACTACACCCGTTCGTCCAAGCCGGTTGATCCGATTATCACCATCGACTCGCTGAGCATGATCGTCGACTCGATGAAGACCTACCGCGAGGAAGAAGCGACCGATACGCTGCGCATGAAAATCCTGAAGGATCGTGACCATCGCCAAGCTGAAGGCTGCTTCTACGCCCCGTACATCCCAGAAGGTCTTGGCAAGAACGAGTACAAAGTAGTGGAGCCGATCGGGTCGACCGACACTCTGTCGAAGGAAGAATTCACGGCCGAGCCACGAGACCTGGCTCAAAACAATCTGTGCCAAGAAATCCATGATCACATGATCAACCTCGAGGTCAGCTTCGACTTTCCGCTGAAAGGTAAGAAAGTCAATCCTTTCATCTGGGACATGGACATCAACTGCTTGTACGATCGAGTCAGCCCCGTTTTCGACATTGAAAAGCCGCTGAATCCATGTAATGAAATCCCACTGGGCAAGCCGATGAACGGAGTAATGTTCGACAGTGATGTGGACCTGACGCAGAACGAAAATTGGAAGTCGTGGTTCGAGACGAACACCAACTGCAACTTCTTCGACGCCGAAACCACCTTCGTCCGGCTACCAACAACCATCACCACTGGCAACGACTACCTGGACATCTTGTTTGGCAATGGACTGAAGCCTGGATCGGTGACCTTAATCGCAGGTCAGGCAGGCCTCGGCAAATCGGCACTGGCTAAGAACGCAGCTGCTGGTCTGTCGGTGAATGGCACCGAGTTCCTGTACGTGACCGTTGAAGAATCTGCAGACAAAGTTATCGAACGCATTCAAGCTCTGAACAACCACAACGTCGATACGAACTACAAAGTCGTTCGTGCTGGCGATTGGTGCCTCAATGGCCTGATCAACCTGATTCGTGAAGAGACTGAAGACCTGGCAAATCCACGCGTTGTGATCGTCGACGGACTGGACTTCTTCAAAGATGCTGGTGCGCATATCCTGGGACGCCAACTGCGTACCCTCGCTATGGACCTCGATGTCGCAATCGTCGGCACCAATCAGCTGGCTCGTGCTAGTAAATACGACATCAAGCCGCTACTGCCAAGTGGTGACTATGGTCTGCTGGCTGAAGTCGATGCTGCGGTTGCAATCACTCGCAATGGTTGCGAAACTGAACTGTCGATCATGAAGAATCGTCACAGCCACACCAATGCCAAGTTCTTGTTCGATGCAGGTAGCAACCTGATCTGGGAGCCACTGAAGGTCGCTGCGGTGAATACCGAAGTGTTCGAATGCACCTTCCCGAAGCAAAGCGAAGGACGCGGTTCACGCGTTACCGAGTTGCCAGGAGGCAACGCAGAAGTGATGGAAATTGCTGACATCGAATTCTTCAAAGGTAAGCTTCTGACGAATCTGAAAATGCCAGTCTCGAAGAAAGTAACCTTCGCTGACCTGAAAGCAGCATTCGCTCCAAAGGTCGAACCAGACTACCCAGTCGCCGACTGGCTCTAATAATAACAAGGAAAACATGACTACTGAAACCACCCAAAACGTCGTTACCATCAACGGCAAAGAGTACGAAATCGCCAATCTGTCTGACACTGCAAAAAGTCTGCTGCAGATTTTTAACCAGTGGCAGAACGAGCGTGATGAATCAGCCACCGCCCTAACCAAGGCGAAGGTTGAGCTGGCAAAGAACGAGGCAGCACTACGTGACTTGTCCCGCGAAATCGTCGAGCTAATCGAGAACGAAGAAGCCGCACCAGCTGCCTAATCATTTCGTCGATTAAAGAAAGGAGGCCAATTGGCCTCCTTTTTTCGTATCCGATAAATATTCGTGAACCCATACATAGACATCATCATGCCATCACAATCATTTAAAGATTATCTCGACGACAACGATTACAAGCCAACGCTGAAATCAAAGTCTAAGTCGATCGAATACCTAGAAGACCTCAGCGTCAAAGACTTCATCGATGCTATCCGCAATCTTCACAAAAGCATCGTGGCCGAAAAGCTAGACGGTACCGCATTGACATTCGGTCTTGACGATGATGGCGAGTTTTATACCACTCGCTCTGGCAAAGGCAGTTCGGACAAGCTATGCTACAAAGCTGCTGACTGGGGCATCTCCGCCGCATCGAATGGCTTCAAGGCCACTCACGCTGCGTTGAAGAAGCATTTGGAAACCATTAAGACGGTGATGCAACCAGGTGAAGCGATGGACGTGGAAATCATGTTCGGTCGTCAACCAAATACCATCGTCTACGGCCTCGATGGCTACAACTACATCGCGTTCCTCAAATCCACTCCGGGCACCAATAAAGAATTGAAGGTCGATCAAAAGAAAGTCAAGAAGCTTTTCAACAAGCTGAAGGATGAAACTTCTGACGTCCGCACTATCAACGTCGATACAACCGATGGCGAGAACCTGGTCCAAGCACCGACTGTCACCAATTGGAAATTTACCACCCCAGAATTCATTGACACTAAGCACTTCGAAGACTCTGACGTTAAGGCAGAACTCGAAAAGCTTGAGAAGTTTCTCAACAAGAGAAATGACAAGATGTCTGACATTCTAAATCGTGATGTCACCAACTTCGAAGCGGCTCAAGTCCCATTGACCGATGTTCGTACTGCAATTCGCAGTCAAGCTAAAGCAGCAAAAGAGGACATCAACGATGCGATCATGAACAAATACAAGTTGCCAATCAAGCAGACATTGCTTGACAAATTTGTCCGTACGGTGAAGCCACGTTTGCAAGATCGCGATGTTGAGCCAGCGGAAGACTTGGGCATGGAAGGTATTGTCGTTCTTGATCCTAAGACACAGAAACAGTTCAAGATCGTAGACAAAGAAACCTTCACCACTTTGAACCGTTTCAACTACGAGGTCCGCAATAACATTCGTGGCGTTGTTCGCTCCGAAGATGAAGATGCTCCATTGAACCTGCGTGGCGGTTTGCTCGGCACTGCTAAGATTCGCATCGCTCGCTTGTTCAACATGCCAGGTCTCGGCAAAGGTTACACCACTAAGAAGGTCATCGCGAAGTTCAAAGGCGCTAATGCTGATGAGACTGTTGCAAACCTAGCACAATCGCTACAAGATGCTGATTGGAGAGCTTACAAGGAAAAGATCAACGCGATTATCGTTGACACTTTGAAAGAGCTTCAAGAGGCATTGGATAACTTCAAAGAGAATTTCCACGATTACAAAGTCAAGTTGGAAAGCGGTAAAGAAGTTGGCTACACACAAGAGGTTGTTCGTCGTACACTTCTAGTGTTTGCCGAGACTCGTCAATCTTTGAAGCGTATGCAAAGCAAGATCGACGAAGCTCAGGGCATGGAAGACATCATCGTCGGTATGTTCGGCAAATCGATTAAGCAACTATTCGGTGACACGCCTGAGGCCGGAGAGGACTCAATCACCGAAGATGAAGGTGGAGCTGGAGAACCAGTCGGTACCGTCTCCCCTTTGGGCCCTGGTACGTTCAGCGGTGCCATTGCTCCACTACCGAAGCGTTTGTTCCCTGGCAAGATGATCCGTCGCATTGTCAAGACCGGCGTGAAGGTAAAGCGCAAAAAGAAGTCAAATAAATAACCCAATAAACTGGATAACGGAGTCCACTATGGATTTTCTAAAAGAACTACTATCACTAAAAGAACAAGAACCCGAAAAGGCAGTGTCAGCATCAGACGTTAAAGTCGATGACGAAGTCCATGCACAATTGGATGGCGCTGCAAAAGAGGATGACATGGATGCTCAATGCTTCGGCCTCGAAATGGAGGACGGCAAAGTCGTTAAGGTCTACGTCAAGCAGGAAGATGCTGAGGAATTCGAAGAAGCAATGTCGAAACGCCTTGGTGAAGACGATGACATCGAAACTGCCCTAGAAGAGCTTGGCAAAGACTTCGAAATCCTTGACATCAAATGGCCAGACGAAGAGTCGGAAGATGAGGAATCTGAAGATGAGGAAAATGAAGACGGCGGCGAATCCCTAAACCCAGACGTCAATTATGACGACACTGAAGAGGAAGAACCAAAGCAAGAACAACGTCTATCACTTGGCCAACGTTTCGCAAAACGTCTAACTGAATTGAAGTGGTCGGATGAAGACTCAAGCGAATACGAACGTGCTCGCAACGAAGCTAATCCACGCGGTAAGGAAGATGAAGAAGCTGAAGGCGATGAAGAAATTCCTGATGTTGACGATGATCCTCGTGCTCCAAAGCCAGAGGCTCCTCAAGCAACTAAGTCTTCGTGGAAGATCGACAAAGACGAGAAGGGTGGCATGGCAATCGGTAATGATCGCTTCTCCATCGAGCTCGACGACAGCGAAACAATGGAACTGATGAATGCAATCACTGACAAGAAAATTGCACGCTTCAAAAACGAACATGGCAAAGTGGTGTACGTGTTTACACCAAAAGGCTCTGAATACATTTTGAAAACGCCAGAATACCAAGGCGGTTTCAGACTACCAAAGGACGTCGTGGATCAAATCCTAGACAACTAAGATGGACAAGTTTAACTATCCGAACATTGATACTGTCAACTACAATGGACAGCGCTGGTACTCATGTGAGGAGGGTGTTGCGTACCCAAGTATCACGACGATTCTTGGGTTCACAATGCCAGAAGAAAAGAAGAAGAGCTTAGAGAACTGGCGTACAATGTTGGGCCCAATCGTCGCTGAAAAGAAGATGAAGCAGGCTACGACACGTGGTACGCACGTTCACGAAATGCTCGAACAGTTCCTCAAAGGTGAGCCGGTCAAAACGGCTGGCATTCCACCAGAGGACATCGATGTCTTCAACTCACTCAAACTAAGCCTTCGTGGCATCACAGAAATCTACGGCCAAGAGATGGCCTTGTACTCTGACGTTTTGCAAGTTGCAGGCCGTTGTGACTTGGCTGGACGTTGGAAGGGTGAAGAAGCGATCATCGACTTCAAAACATCCGGTCGCTTCAAAGAAGAAAAAGAGATTCAAGACTATTGGGTCCAATGTGCATTTTATGCACTAGCTCACAATGAACAGTACGGAACGAACATCGAGAAGGGCGTGATCCTAATGGGTGTTGCTGGTGGCCTACCACAAGTCTTCGTAAAGGACTTGATGCCATATGTTTCGATCCTAGTTGAGCGAATCGAGAAATTCTACAATTCACTGTAAAAATCCTTTTTTGGACGGTGAAAGATAAATATAAGTACCTATAGGAAAAAATCATGTCAAAACAAACTCTAAATGAAGCAACCCTCCTAGCTCCAGTGTTCAACGGCTCTGACGAAGAAGTTGTCGCTGCTACCCAAGCGTGGTCATCGGTCATCTCAAGCTTGACCTACGCTTGCGGTCCATCATATGGCATCGGCGGCACCATTCAAATGTCCGCAGAGAATAAGCGTGCATTGCTAGTCGCGATGCAAGCGTATTTGACCTCGAAGATGGATGAAGTCAACAACGTGACTACCCCTCCAGTTCCAGCTCCGACCGTTCCATTCGTTCCTCCAGTTGTCGCTGTTCCGACCGACCAATGCCCGACCGAGATCGAAATCTCCTACGAGCAGAAGGAAGAACAAAAACAACCAGTGAAAGAATCAGTGAGCCCGGCACTAAAGCGTATGCTTGAGCTAGCTCGTATTCCACACTCTGGCAACTACGTATAAGAGGATCACATGCGAATTGGCGTACTAACAGAAGAACCAAAGAACGAAGACGTCGCCATTGCTTTGAAAGAAGCCGGTGAAAAGTTAGGTGCGGAGATTGTTATCATCGACCTCAACGAATGTGCCGTCGTGAACAACGCTGAACCTCTAGTCCTTTATCAAGGCAAGCCACTAGACAATCTTGACGCTTGTCTAGTGCGTGGCTCTGAAAGTAAGTTGGAGTTCCGTACTCACATCGTCGACTACTTGACCAAGCAAGGCGTTCGCATGATCAACAAATCAGATGCGATCAAGATTTGCGACAACAAGTTCGCGACTCAATCGCTACTGAACGGCATCGGCGTTAAGACTCCAAAGACCGTGACCGTTGTTCAGATCGAACAGCTTGATGCAGCAGTCGCCTACATCGGTGACAAGTTCCCTATGATCGTGAAGACCGTTTCGGGTTCGCACGGCGTTGGTGTTATCAAAGTTGAATCATATGAAAGCTTGAAGTCAATCACCCAGTACTTGCTAGCTGAGAAGACTGATCTAATGGTTCAAGAATTTATTCCGCATAAGGAATCAGGCCGCATCATGATTCTTGGTGACAAGATTGTGGCTGCAGTGATGCGTACCATTCCAGACGGAGACTTCCGTTCAAACATGGATCAAGGCGCAGAACTAAAGAAGCACACTGCGACCGACATGGAAACAGAAATTGCGTTGAAGGTATCTAAGGCACTAGGCTGCGAACTATCGGCAATCGACTACATCATGGACGAAGGCGGCGAAATGGTTATCTTCGAAGCCAATAGCTCACCAGGCTTGAAAGGCATCCAAAGCGTGAACGAGGAAATCGACATTGCTAAGGAAATCATGACCTTCATCGTTGGCAACAACGCAGTCGCATCAGCACCAAACGATGTTGACTTGACTAAAGGCCCAGCGGTAGTTTCCACTGAGAAATCAGAAGAGGAAGAAGAGGAAGAAAAGAAGAAGCCTGGCTACATCGCGATCGAAGTGCCAAGTGACGTAGAGATGAAATCAGGCGCCGCTGGGGACGTTAGTGGTGAAGGCAATGATGAATCAGGTTCGAAAGACGAAGAAAGTGCCCAGGGATCGTCTGAGGAAGAGGAAGAAGCAACTGCTGTCGGCCTAGAAGAAAAGATCGTCATCAAGCATATCAATGACAATCAGCCGTTTGAAGGTAAGGTAGATACTGGCGCTGATCGCTGCAGCCTACATGGCGAGAACATCGAAGTTGGTGAAAACTATGTTCGCTTCAGCATCGGTGAGACCCGTTACAAAGTGGCACTAGAACGATTCGTTACCGTGTTGGCTGCGAATGGTAGTGAGAAGCGACCAATCGTAAAGTTCAATGTAGAGTTCAACGGCAATAGCTTTGAGAACATCGAATTCAACATTTCCGATCGTTCCGATATGAAGTATCAGGTCATCATCGGTAAGAATCTTTTAGAGGTGGCCGGGGTTCTAGTTAACCCAACTCAGGAAAAATAATAGGACTGGATAATGTACACACCCAATAACATTCGTTTTCGTATTGTTTCAAGCTGCGCTATCGCTCAGTTCAAACAGGATCAAGCATTTGATTTCAACGAACTGATCAATAACGACGCGTATTCGTTCTCTCCTGAGGCGAGAGAAACGCTGTTGCTCAATTATGAGCTATGGTTTAAATTCATTGGCCGCCTCGAAAAGATGATGATCCGCACAATGCATTCAAACGACGCAATTGGCGAATTGGTTGTGGCAATGGATGCGTTGGCAAAGGATACGCTGACGGAGTTGCAGGACGTTATCCAAACACACCCTACGATTTTCAATACTGAGTCTCCGACTACTGCGTTGATCATGAAGGCACACCGTCCGTTCATCGAGCACATCTTCGACACCATCGGTAAATCACGCGACTTGAGCATGTACCTAGCATTTCCAAGGATCGTGAATGCAATCTCAAACTGCTTGCATAATCTGCTTTTCATCCTCCATGAGGTTGAGAATTTGAAGAAGGCACAAGGCGAGAATTTCCTATCGATGACACAAGAGATATTTGAAATCTGGGGTGTGACTGGAGTTTGTCCTCTACAAACGAGAGCCGAACTATATAGTAAGGCATTCTCAGTGAATGAGTTCTTCATCAAGAACTACTCAGGCCGTCAGGTAGAACCGCTTTGCTTTGAGCTCATGGGACAAGTAGGAGTTACGATCAAAGGCATCAACGATCATGATAACTTCGACCACCACAATGCACATTGCGAAATTGCTGTGTAAACTTGATGAAAAACCGGTAAAATAATAAATACTAGCGATGTCCTCAGGGAAGTGGATGTCGGCAATATTTATGAACCGATGAGGTAATATGGAAGCGCTAGTAAAATTTTTAAGCGACCTTATCAACACTCAAGGCGTATCGGGTACTTGGATTTCGGTATGCCTTGGAGTGTCTTCGATAGGTGTCCTAGTTTTCTATATCATCAAAAGCATAATGCTCTTGCAATCGCACTCCAAGGTGCCAGACGGGCTCGCAATGAAGGAAGACGTGAACTCTGTCAAGGTTGTTCTGCAAGACGACAATAAGTATATCCTGAAGATTTTGGAAGGCATTAACGAGCGTATTAAGCGTGATGTATATGAACGTTTGATTTCTCTTGAAGACGCCAACGACAATCTTCTCGAAATCTGTAGGCAACTTGAGGCTGAGATGGTGAAGGTCCAACTTCTTGCACATCAGTTGAAGAGCATGCAAGATGAAGAATCGAAAGCATCCACTGAAATTCTCCATGATGTTAATGGTCTCGTGACGGACACTAGGGTACAGCATAGCGAACTTGCTCGTCAGGTTCAAGCATTGCAGGTCGATCTAGCTTCACTTCACGGTACGTTGATTGGCTTGAACACTCAACGCACAAGGTTGAAATAAACCCCTAAAGCTGAACCCTAAAAAGTTCAGCTTTTTTGTTTCTGCAAAATGCATAAATATAAGAAAACAATAACATAAAGGTTTAACAATGTCGAAGGCAAAATCCCCGTTTCTCGTGTATCAGGATTTCATGTCACCTAAAGCGTGCCAGGAGATTCTAGATATGGTGAAGGTCACTGCACCTAATAGGGATGCAGACGGCTACGCCACAAAGTTGGAACGCTTCCACAACGAAGCAGAAGACAAACTATTCGCTCGCCTCAAACCTCTGGTTCCAGAGATTGAAGAGCACTATGGCCTAAAGTACAAAGGCACCGAGCATCTAGTATTCCAACATTTCCCAGAAGGCATGAAAGGCCTTGCTGAAGCCCCTCATTGCGAGAACTCACAGTACCTGCGTAAGAAGTGGGTCAAGGTCCGCGATCGCGACCTCACTGGTATCCTCTGGCTAAAAGATTACAACGACCAAGTACCGCTCGATCCAAAGATCGAAGTGTATGGTGGCAAGCTCGAGTTCCCGGCGTATAACTTCAGTCTGCAGCCACAGCGCGGCACATTGATGATCTACCCATCCGGTCCACACTTCATCACTGCTACGTCGCCGGTTCTAGTTGGTGATCTATACGCTGTCCGCTTCCACATCGCAGCCGACGGCACTTGGCTATATCAGCCAGCAGACTTTGCTGGATCGTGGCAGGAATGGTTCGAGGCGTACGCTTAAAAATATTTTAGAAAAAAGTGTACATTTCCTAAAAGTTTGGATATTATAGCTACATCGGAACACACTTCGTGATCCACAAACGAAAAGGAGATTCACCATGTCGAAAGCCACCAACGCTACCTACAAGAACGCCAACGCTAACTTCAAGCTGCCAGTTCTGCTGAAGCGCCTGACCGAAGCCCTGACCGGCTGGAACTTCGAAGTGAAGAAAGTGGAAGTTCGTCGTGGTGAACTCGTCGTCGACTGCGCCTGCGAATTCAACCCGCCATGGAACGAGCCGCTGCGTGGTATGGTCTCGGCCAAGGAAAAGGTCGGTGTCCGCACCAACAAGTGGAAGCTGAGCCTGGCCCGTGGCCTGAGCAACACCGAAATCGCCGCGGTCAAGGAACATGTCACCAACCTGCTGAGCGGCAAAGCAGCGTAATTTCAGTGTACAGAACTTAAAGTTCTAGTTAGAATAGCTACATATTCAAACACACACTGGAGTTACCATGCAAGCAGCAATCGCCATGATCGTCGCCGAGCGTCAAGTTAACATCGACGGTGAAAAGTTCACCGCAACAATTGACCGGTTCATCCCGTTAGTCAAGGACTTCGTTCCAACGCTCGACGACATCAAGGCGGCCTATATCGCAGACGACATCCTCGAGATGACCGTCGTTGAAGGTGTCACCATCATTCATGACTGGTACTTCGTCAAAGCCTACGCCGCAAAGCTGGGTTGCGAGATGTTTGATGTGGAATATGCCGAGACCGGTGCTGTGCTGAAACACTTCGCAGAACAAGTTGGTTGTTCGTATTACGCTGCACCAAAGGAAGATTTCTACATCTTCAAAGGTGTTGTGCTAGCTCAGACGGAAGGTAAGAAGTATGTCATTGTGGAAAATATGTCGTAAACTTTTCCAACCAAACAAAAAGGGAGCCAATGGCTCCCTTTTTTCATGCAGCAATCACCGTTGAACTTCCGCTGGCAGTGTGTCCACAAGAAGCCTTATCGCCTTCTCGACATACTGGATGTCCTTCAATAAAGACAGTTGAACTTCCTTCGACCATTGTCGGTGGTGTAGGACCGTGTGGTGCTTTGCCATGAGGTTCGACTTGATCGCCAACCACAACGACATTAGCATTCTCAACAAAGACTGTTGAAATCTTCCCACCTAGTTCCTTACCACCAGCCGAATCCAAAGACTTACGAACAACGCCTGGCATTAGTCGTCGTAGCCGTAGCCTTCGTCATCTTCGTCGTCGTCATCGGTTGAGTCGTCAACGTCATCGGCGTTGTCTTCGACATACTCTTGGATTTCGTCTAGAAGTTCCTTAGCACGTTCCCACATATCAGCCAGGTCTTCATCCTTGATCGATGACGCCTTGATGTAGCTCTGGATCGCGTAGCCCAGACCTTCTGATTCGATGATGCCAGCGATTTCGCTGATTGAGTGCTTTTGTTTTGCCATGATGTATCCTTATTATTGTTGTTATGCGGCAGTAGCATAGGTGAGTATTTTACCAATGCGTGGATATTTCAGGAGTTTCTTACAACAAATGTTGTGCCTTTTCGCATCGTGATAACCACCCTTTTAGGTACTTGCCGAACTTACTAGGGTTGCCATTTGCCAAGTCGTTGTAGTAGTTCTTCATCTCATTTATGTAGCGTTTTGCTGCTGCTTTGCAATCGGCCTCACTCATGCCTTTTGCTTTTGAGATTGCCGCGCTTAGACTCGATGCACCAACCGCGCCTTGCAACATTCTCGATGCGGCTCCTGGACCAGGGTTCACGCATGCGTTGAAGTGAATCGCACATAACGGTGAAGGCAAATCCTGGCATTTGTTCTTTGTCCAGTACGTGGTTTGGTAAATGCTTTTAGCTCCATCAAGAGCCAATGATGTTACGTTAGTCGATGTGTTGAATTTCTTAGCTACACCATACTTCGTCTCACCGCCAGTGTCGGTCACATAGCCAACTTTGCGTCGTTGAGTGTATGTACCAATCAATCCCTGTTGAGTCTCTGGATCGTTTGGATTGAACCAAGGACCGACCTCTTCCTTCATCACGAAAGCGTAAGCGTCAGGCCAGCATTCGCCTGTTTTCTCGCTTGACGTATCCATCGGAGTCGATTCGCCCGGTCCAGGATTTCCTGGCTCTGGTTTGTATCCGTCGCACTTGTTATCCGCCATCGCTGGAGTGATAGCAACAGCTTTGCCGTTGTCCACCGTTTTCGCTGTTGCTGGGTTAGGAGTACTTGGGTCCGGATCAGCGCCAGAGTCAAGTGCTTGTCGAATCGTATCATCGTCAAAAGTAACTTGGCCGCTGATGAATGCTGCCGGATCGTAGACTGCTGCCGCTTTGTTACCAGAAGCGAACTCAGGGCTTCGAATCTCAAAGTGAAGGTGTGCACCACGAGAAACGCCTGTGTTGCCCTCGACCCCAATAAAGTCGCCAGCGGATACTTGCTGGCCAACCTTTACCGCGACAGATGATAGGTGGCCATAGACTGAAATGCAAACCTTTTTGCCAGCGGCATTCTTATGACCAATGTAAACCACGTTGCCATAGCCAGATGCTGATCCGTCTGACACTGCACGAATGACTTCACCAGTGGCAGCTGCACGAACGTTGCCAATCTTGCCACCCGGATAAGCCAAGTCGATGCCCTTGTGGGGACGACCACGTTTTGGATCAGACCAAATCTTGGTGCCATCTACAGATGCGGTACAACGACACGTAATAACTGACCCTGGCATTGGATGAATAAACTTGATGCTATCATCATCGGATGCTTTTGAAGCAACTAACTGAAAAGCTTTTGAATCCATCGCTGCACCTTCTGCACCATATGCGGTGATTGTTGTTGAGTATTTACCTTCATAGCTGATCGTACCGGAGAACTTGCCAGTAGCCGAGTCAAAGGTCAAGCCAGGAATTGAAGTGCCGCTTTCCCAACGTGAGACGGTTGGTGAGCCGGGCGTCATTTCCATTTTGGTAGTGACCGAAAGGTCCGTACCGACTGGGATAGAAATATTTTGAATCTTACCTTTTTCCGGAGGGCCGCCAGCTAATTCTTGTTCGGCATTGCCGGCTCTAGCTAAATAGCCTTCGTCGCATTCGCCTGGTTGTTTGTATGTAGGCGAGGAGTAATTATCCTCGTTCAGCACCCATGGATCACCCGGTGCAATTTTCTTGCCATTACCGCTGCAGCTCATTTATCACCCGACTTTTTCTTTTGTTCGTCTTGAATCTTCTTCACTGTTCGGAGGTTTGATTCAAGAATGTTTGTACGACCTTCTGATCTTGCTAACCAGTCCGCTACGTCCTTTTGGGATGCTGCATTGAGGTCGATCGGCTGGACCTTCTCAGGAATCGCCAGGGCGTCCTCAGGGATCGGTGCCGCTACGTATTTGTATTGCACCACCACGCTAGGCTCAACTTTAGCAGGCGGCGTCGTACCACAGCCAGCCAACGCTAGTACTGTGGTGATAATCAGGAGAAACTTTTTCATTCTGCTTCCTCTCTATCTTTTTGAATCGTCGCAATCGTATCTTTGAGAACTTTGGCAAGTGGACCGTCATCTTCTGGCTTGGATTGCGCAATAGTTTCACGAATGGTGACGACTTTGGTGTGAATTACTTCCTTGACCTTCTTCAACTCTTCAATCTGATTTTTTGAATCTATCGCAGCAACAGATAGGTGTTCGATAGTCACTTGATTTTCTTCGTTGACGCTTACCGCAGCAGCAACATCAAGTTTGAGTTGACTGTTCAATTTGTTTGCAGTATTCAACTTAGAAACAAGTGCGGTGTTCTGTTGTTTCAAATCGTCAAATGATTCTTTAACTTTCAGGCCACCGTATAAAGCAAATGCACATAGAAGGATTGCAATAGCTTGCTTTGGGTATTTGACGATGAAAGAGATAACTGATTTGAAACCAGAGATGATGGAATCACTAAGTGATTTTAGGAATAGGAAGTACATACATGTGCCTCTTGTTTTTTGGATATTTATACAAAAATGGCCGGACAAAAGCCCGGCCATAATGCTACTTACTTCTTAGGCTTTACTGTTGGCTTAGTGCCGCGGTTAAAGCCCGAGTCAACTGCGAAACCGGTAGTAAGGCCGGCGTAGATGACGGCGAACATGTTCATATCTGGAGTGATTAGGCCTGCGCCCAATGCACCAATGATTGCTGAACCTAGTGCGCCAAAGGTGAGGATGGTTGCACGAAGGTCGTCCTTACCAAACCATTCGTGAACTCTGGATGTAGTTTCGTCTAATGCCCATTTTTTAGCATAGTGAGCCACCATGCCTATAACGCTTGACCCAACAAAAACTGCGTGGGTTGCGGTAAACATACCCGCTGTTAGAGCATCTGCCATGTTAATTCTCCTTAGAAGTTAGTGTTTGTGGTAAAGACTGGGGTAGCAATACCAGTCAATACCGAAGCCGCTTTCGTAAATCCGAATGTGGCACTTGTTCCAGCTCTTACAGAGTCATAGAACGAGTTCGTGTGTTGGTCAGTCAAGAGAACACGAATCTTGACTGCTGTACCATTGCCACCATTAACACCAGCAATCGAGAGTGCTGCCGCTTGGACAAGCACGTCATTTGCAGAGTAAGCACCAGCTGCGATGTTCGTTCCGTCAAGGACGTTTTGATACGCGGCCGTTAAGTTGTAGTAGCCAATTGCTGCTGGCGTACCACCAGAACCTGAACGAGATGTCGATCGAGCACCGATCTTGATAGTACCTAGGGCACTTAATACGTTCGTCCAAAATGTGTCTTGTGGTGATGCAGTGCTAGCATGAGCCATCACCAGGTTTATACTGCCGCCAGAGTTGAAGAAGAATCTTGCTGCATCTTCTGACGGAAATGCCGCGGTCACTTCACATGTGATGCCGCCAGTGCTTGTACCCCAAGCTGCGGTTCGTGATACCGACAAAGCGCTCGGGGTAACTGCCATATTTGCAGCGGCAGCAACCAGACGATTTGCATCGATAGTACTCGCGTATGATGCAAGTACTGCATGAGCTGCGGTATTCACATTGGCTCCCGGAGTAAAGATCGAGGCGACCGGCAAAGTGGTTTGTGAAGTTCCTTGGTATGAACAAATCGCCGAGATTGCTGAACGTAAGTCAAGAAAATCTTGCGCTCTGATCGGGTTGCCAGCTGATACGCTATTCAGCGCTGGCGAAGTTTGTCCATATCCGCGATCGCCGTACCCAACACCGTATAGCGCAGCAACCTTAGCTGTTGCGGCAATCGATGATGGGTATGCGGATGTTGCATTGATCGTACCAGCAATATCGTTGAAGTCAGATGCTAAGATATTGCTTCCAGATGTTATAGTCATATAGGTATAGGCCTTTAAAAATTACGCGTAGACTGCTGGGAAAACTTGCTTCCAAGCTGAGCCGTCATACACCGAAATCACACCAGAGAGGACGCGTACGTCGCCTGTTTTTGCTGCGGTTGGGTTGACGCGGGATACGCCTAGATTTGTTGCGGCGGCTTCTGCGGTAGTTGCACCGGTACCGCCATTCGCGACAGCGACAGTGCCCGTGACATTACGTGAGTTGATCGGCCAGTTAACACCAAAATTAGTCGTGTCTACCATCGCTAGTAGTCCCGACGAGTCTGCAGCCCAGCCAATATAAATCTTGTTGCCGCTATGACCGGTACCACCGCCTTGTTGAATTGGAGTGAAACCTAGCGCAGCCTGAGCACCAAGATTTGTACGAGCTTGTGCAGCATTTGTTGCGCCAGTGCCGCCATTAGTGACAGCGACAGTACCAGTAACGTTTGTGGCCGTACCAGAGATATTCGAATCGGTGTATGCTAGGGTTTTGGTTGTCCAAGCTGTACCATCTGCTGGAGCCCACTTGTGTTCAATGTACTGGCTAGCTTTATTCAAATACAGTGAATTGAAACCACCACCAGTTGCATCGGTATATGTGGATAGGTCAATGATGTCTGCATAGCCTTGCGCAGAGTTTGCGTCATTTGCCGAACCAAAGCGGAATCTAGCACCACGAGCATAACCAATACCGGTAAGCGGATTAGTAATGTTTCTTAGATCAATAGCAGAAATACCAGCCGCATCGTACTGTCCAACAAAATAAGCACCTTTAGTCGGCACGTATGACAAGGCATCAATTACGTTGTTTGAAGAAATTTCACTGCGAATTGTAGCGGATGATTTATTTTCGACGTTACTAAGTGCCACGTCAGCTTTGGTCAATGTCACTGCTCCAGTACGTCCAGAAACAGATTGAACGGGAGCCGCAGCTGATGCTCGAGCGTTCGTGAAGTAAAGATTTGTACCTTCAGCAACATCGGCGGTGTTCAGCGTAACAGCTCCGGTACGACCAGCTACGGACTGAACTACGTCCGAAGGTGTTAGAAGCTCTTGCCAATCCTCTAAAGTGGCCGCGTTGGTTCCTTTTAGGATAAACGATTTGCGCAGATCGGTGCGCACAGCAACGTCACCAGTTTGCGCGACTAGTGCAAGCATTGCTGCTTGAGTAGCAACGACGAATGTATCAGTTAATGCGATTGATGGGAGTTGCGAAGATAGAATCTTACCGTTTCCATCGAGAGTAGCCACGCCATTTGGCGATCCGTTTGATGCGGAATTTGTTGGGGTGAATCCAAGCGCGGCAGTCACGTTAGCCGAGGTGAGCTCTGAGCGAATTGTCGCCGATGATTTATTCTCAACGTTAGCAAGACCAACATCCGTCTTCGTCAGTGTGACTGCACCAGTACGCCCAGCGACCGATTGAACCGGGGCTGCAGCCGAGGCGCGAGCGTTGGTGAAATAAAGATTTGTGCCTTCAGTAACATCGGAGGTGCTTAGTACGACTTCACCAGTGCGGCCAGCAACAGAAAGAACTGGACCAATCTCAACGACCGTATTATTCTTTTTCAGGAATAGTTTACCATCAGTTGTATTGATTGCGAGTTCGCCGAGTTGTAGATCAGCAGCTAACGGGATTTTTGCAGCGACTGAGGAACGCTTTAATAGAATCTGTGTTGCCATTATATTTTTCCTTTAGAAAGAAAAATGGCTAGCCAATAAGGCTAGCCATTCCGTAGTTATTTATTAACTAGTGCAAATACTTGGAGTCGCTTAAAAGCTACCACCATCAATCACCGAAACCTTATCATTCACAAATTCTTGAGTTGCGACAATGTTCGTATTGACTGCTAGAGAAACATCGCCTGATGAACCACCGCCAGTCAAGCCGTTGCCGGCCGTGATTTTGGTGATGTCACCGGTGACCCATTTACTGCCGTTGTGAACGTAAAAACCAGCGTCAAACCCAGTGATAGATTGTGTCAAGTAGAACATACGACCTTGATCACCATCTAATGGGAATGTGGTACCAGATTCAACGTGTGAATTAGCGATGACCGAGTTATCGATCAATAAGATTCCGTCGATTAGCATTTGATTTCCTTTATGTTACCAATTACACCAAGCGTGCTTGACCGGTACGTGGAGTCGAGAAGTGAATCTCGCAAGTATTTTCGTCAATCACCTTAACTGCTTTTGGGATGATTTTTTGTAGCGAACCTTCGTAGTCCACCATCACATCAACGATTGGGAAGTTGTGAAGGTAGTGGTTAACAACCCAAACAGTCGCTGGGGTTGTTTGAACGTGGTTGTATGACAATAGTGCTGCTGGCATAGCCTTCTCCTTAGATTAGACGAGCGTTACCGACGTATGGCTGAGTGAAAGTCACTGTGACCTGGAAGTTGCTATCGTGAACGATCGATTGCGGCTGAACTTCTTCGTTACCGATGAAGATACGGACCACTGGGTGGTAGCCGAGGTTGTGCGGGATAACCCAAGTTGCTGATGGGTTGGTTTGCGCATGTTCGTACGAATACATTGGGCGTGGAGTACCCATAGTAGCGCCGATAAGAACAGCTGCACGACCTGAAACCGGAGCACCAAAATACACTTTAACTTGATCATCAGAGATGATTTCGATTTCGTCTGGAATGACTAGACGTTGATCGGCGCCGTAAACTTGAACGGTTGGCAGAGTGGTGTGTAGATTGTGGTTGATGACCCATTCTTTTGCTGCAACGGTTTGGGTGAATTCGAATGACTCGACTTCCTTAGTTAGCGGAACCCAAACAGGTAGGCCGCCGTCAATGGAAACGCAGATGTACAGACGTTTTTGCCAAAACACTAGACGACCTGGGACTGGTAGGCTAGGGAAATATGATTCAACAGAAAGAGCAACTTCTTGTAGCTCGTTTTGCTGCATGTTGATGTTACCAAATGATTTCATCGTTTTTTCTCCGAGTTGATGATAAAACGGGCCTCCAATAGGAGGCCCGTGAATTTCCTATTACTTAACGCTTACTGCAAAACCACCAGAGGTGATTTAGACTAGATCGACGCCTAGACCCATCACAACAACTTTGCAAGCTAGTGCGACGTTGAAGGTCACGGTTAGCTGGGTAGCTGAGTCGAAGATGACTGCTTGTGGGATGATCTGCTCGTTGGTTTCAGAGTCGATCACGGTCACGTTGCAGAAACGGCTACCGATGTTGTGAACAACAGCGTGTGAAGTAGCTTCCACACCGTCGTATAGGAAGTAACCTTTAGCTAGCTTAGCAGCAAGTGCAGCTTCTGCTTCGGTAGCGCGGGTAACTTCGGTTGCTAGATCAGCAGCGATTGCTTTCTCTGCAGTGTCAGCACGTAGTGCTTCAGCAGCGATCGCATCAGCGTTAGCTAGTTCAGCAGCTTCAGCACGCACCTTTTCAGCAGCGATAGCGTCAGCATTTGCCTTTTCAGCAGCTTCAGCGCGGACCTTTTCGTCAGCAACCGCAGTAGCGTTTGCAGCGATAGAAGCCACGACAGCGTCGGAGACCTTGATACCACCAGTGCCACGGGTGATGGTGTTGCCATCTAGCTTCACAGCTAGTTGAGCCGCGGTACCGGTTGAATCGGTTGAGCCATCTTCGGTTAGGAATAGACCACCAGTGCCTAGAACGTCGACACCAACTTCATCCGATGGTAGCTGTGCAATACCAGCACCTAGGTTAACGTCGATTTGGTTGCCGTTCTTTGATAGACCAACACCAGCAGCAAGCTGACCACCGCCAGTGAACTGGACGAATTGTGGAACCACACCACCGGCGTCGGCGCTGTAGACCATATTGACCACGTAACCGGTTTCGGTATCCTTAGCGAAGAATGCATCGCCTTCTTTTAGCTCAACGGTGTCTAGTGCAGCGATGCCACCAGGTTCGCCGTAGAACTTAGCGTTATCAAAGACGTAAATCTTGTTGGTTTCTAGCACAGCGATACGAGTACCGTCAATGTAGCTCTCAGCTAGACCGCCATTAGCGAGTTCTAGAGTTTCTGGAGAGAAATCAACCGCCTTCAACCATGATAGACCAGCTAGTAGGTTGTCAACGTAGTTCTTGCTTGCTGCGTCGTCAGCTTGAGTTGGAGCAGCAAGACCGATGATCTTGTTACCACCCATTGCCAACTGACCAGTCATCGAGTCACCAGCTTTGGAGACTTTTAGGTCGATTGCAAGTTGTAGTGCAGTCTTAGCAGCTTCTAGGTCAGCCGAAGCTTCGCCTTCTGCAGCTAGACGAGCTAGGATTTCTTCAGCTAGGTCGTCAGCGATTGCTTGTTCAGCAGCTTCTGCGCGATCCTTTTCTGCGGTCACTAGGCCTTCGATGCGAGCTTCTTCACCGGTTGCACGAGTAACTTCAGCAGCTAGGTCGGTAGCAGCTTTGTCAGCGGTCGCCTTAACAGCGTCGATTTGACCTTGGACTGGAGCAGTCACGCCAACTAGGTGGTTGACTTCAGCAGCGGTTGCGGTCACATCGGAGATGTCAGCTAGGACTGGAGTGTGGTTGATCCACTTACCAGAGACAGCGTCGAAACGTAGGAACTGACCAGTACCAGGTGCGTTTAGCGCAACATCTAGTAGCTTGGATAGTGAGTCCTTACCAGCGACGGAATCGCCTAGTTTGTTGATTGCATCAGTGATGCTTGATGCAGCAACTGCGGTGATAGCACCAGCGTTGAAGCCACCAGTTGCGGTGATTGCGCCGCCTAGGGATGCTTCTAGGTTGTCAACTTCGGTCTGTAGGCTTGCTGCGTCACCACCAGTAGCTAGGGCAACCCATGCCAAACCAGTGTTCATGTAGAACAGCTTGTCGACAGTGTTGTAGATCAAACGACCGGCTTCAGCAGCGTGGAAAGTTGGAGTAGCGGCTAGGCGCTCAACAACTAGATTCTGAACTTCTGATTGACCAAGTGCGTTTAGGGTAATGTTGCCATTAAATTTCATGTAGAACTCCTTAAGTGGTTGTTGTAATGCTTGATACGAAATTACAGTTCAAAGCTATACATTATTTTTTATGGACGACGGGTCGCAGTCGTCAACTGCTTGATAGCGGTGTTGAACGCGACTGGTTCCACTCGTAGGTTGCCTAGATCGTAGTCGTCAACGATGCTTTGGTCGACGTTAGGGAAAACGAATGTGCCTTTGTTGCCATTCTTTTCGATGTGGGACATTTTGACGCCTAGCACCTTTAGTGCTGCGGCAAGGATAATATCAGTGGTGCTTAGTTCCATTTTGTTTCTCAATTAGAATTGGATTAGTTGTTTTTGTAAAACATCATGTTCACGCGTCCTGATTGAGGAGAACCGAATTTCAATGTCACAGTGTTGTCATCGACTAATTGCGCTGAGTCAGGCTGAAACATAAAACCGTTTTCATCAAATACGTGAAACATTAGATTTTTACTGTTTTTATTATGTTCTATGACCCACTCTCGCATAGGTTCGGTGGCGATGAAAGTGTATCCAGATGGGGTAGAAACGCCGCTTCCTGGAGTACCACCTACCGAAATGTCATCGATCTGTGATTGCAGATCGTCAACATCTTGATGCAAACCCTGTACTTGAGCATTGATATTATTTATCGAATTGCCAAGAAATTCAAGAACAGATTGCACATTTCGAGCCATCGTCTCAGGTAGATTCGTGAATGAACCTGGATCGATATTGATTTCGCGTGCTAAGTGCTTGTAAGAGTTGCTTACGAAAATGTGGTTTCGAACTTGAGCAGCAAGAGCTGCCAAATCTATGCCATTAATTTTTCCGCCAACAGTTAAATCGCCGATAACGTTTAGCGTTGATGCTGTTGTGGTTCCTGCTGCGTCAACCTTTAGGACTGCAGCAGTTGGATCACCAGGCACCAGTGAGATGACAAGTAGATCAGAGGTCGGTGCTTTTTGATTTGCACCCGGACCAATCCAAAGAGCGGGTTGATCCACTGCTTGCGCAGTTAAGTGTAGGTTGTTGGCTTGGGTAGTCGTTGAGTTGACATACGTATGCGTGCCACCAACGATTAAGTCCCCACCAATAGTAACGGCACCGGTGGTCGCGTCAATCTTAAACGAAATGCCAGGCGCGTTCGGAGCATCGATAATGAAGTCACGACCTGGGATCAAATTGATGATCGCTGGTTCGCCGGCTTCCGAGCTGTTGTCGTACGATTTCTGAAGGCTAATCAGCTTCAGAGTTCCACCACCAGTTGTTGTACCGTCAGCGAAAACTAGGTCTTTACCGTTTACCGTAAAGCCAGGTCCAGCGACACCACCAATGTTAATGATTGCGCCATCTGGGAGACCGGATGGGAAACCAGAACTTGTGTCTAGGAATAATGGGCGGTACACTGTGACCGCTAGGTTATTTTCTGCCATCTATTCTCTCCATTAACGAGTTGCGGCAACGTAGTAGACAGGAGCCTGAATGCCTACGTTAATGGTTTTTTGTGACTCAACCGTTCCAATCATTTGAACAACACCAGATGGAGGTGGAGTTAAAGTAATCTGACCAGTCTCGCCGCAGAAAAGTGGCTTACCAATTGAATTCGACGGAAAGTTCCATTGCTCGTTAAAGACCACACCAGTGGTGATCAAGCGAGAAACGTCGCCCATGTACATGTCTTCAGCAACAATACCGTTGATGATCAGCTTAGTGTTTGAGTAGCGTCCAAGCATGACTGTTCCGGCTGCCGCGATCGAAACGCATGAGTATGCAGGAATGTACTCTGCCGCCTTGACATACGTCAATAGGGTTTCAAACTGGATTTGGGAATGGGTATTGTTCCCGGCTGCCTGGATATGGAAATTTGTTTCTGTGGTTAGGAAGGTTCCATCGGCTGCACGCAACGGCTTTAATTGGTCATCAAATAGAATCGTACCAGAAACGCCTTGAGTCTTATCGCCAATTTGTGAACCCAAGAATTGCGGACGAATGATTGCGTTATCACCGTACACGCCAGCAAACACACGAATCTTAATGACCCATGAATGTCCGCTATAAACCTTCATTTTGTTAGACGACAAATCAAACCAATGCTGATCTCGTTTTGGATGCTTTGGCGCGTTTGGTCCAACAAACGGTGGATGAAGGGTGTAACCTCTTGATAGGACTCCGGTTAAGGTGTCGATGTCCCAGAACAAATACTGAGTTTCGGCCTTTGGTTGGAATGGTCCCCATGCGCGGATGATCGGTTTAGTTTCTTCAATTGTGTAGTTAGCACTGCCATGCGCAAAAGTGATGACGCAAGGATCAGGCTGGACATTGAGGTCTAGGTACCTATCGTCGTTTGCCGAAACCACAAGATATTGTGGTGCGCCATTCGAGTCCGCTTGGTATCTAATAATTCCTTGTCGGAAAGCGGTCTTCATTTAAAGTCCTCTTTGTTATGTTATATGGTTATGGTCTTTCTATTTATCTGGATCGATCTTTTCTAAAAATTTGCAAATTCTTGTGTACAAAACTTAAAAGTTGATGTATTATTCTTTTATAGGGGTGCTGCATAATAAGGAGAAATTCATGCTTTACAAAGGTCGTCGTTATGGTATTTGCTCTAATGTAGTGATACTGCCGATCCTTACTGAAGATGGCATGCTCCAGCCTTACGTCAACCCAAGCATGCAGAATTACGTCTACTTCGGTCGCACATACCCAGATCGCCGGATTACACCAAACATGGTCAAGACGCGATACAAGTGGGGCACTGAAGAGGATTCCGAATCGGTCTATGCTGAACCGATTCCGATCAAGTATTTTTCGTTAACCAATCTTGCCTTGTGCGTAGACAACTATTTCTACCTGGCATACAATGGCCGCGTGTACAGGGCCAAGAAAACCCCATTGAGGTAATCATGTCCACTTATCGTTTGAGCAATGCTGAGGAACAAGCCAAGCAATTCCCGGACGACTTCAACATCCCGTCGATGAAGGAACGGAAGGAAGTTCCCGACGGACATTACGTGAAACTTGGGTTTGAACTCGCGCCAGTCTCGTCGACTATCGGGATAGAATACCTCTGGGTGCGTGTCACTGAGCGTGAAGCCGCTGATGGCACGTACTACGGTACCCTCGATGATTCGCCGCAGTTTGCAACCAACGTGACGGTTAACGATTCGATTCAGTTCGAGACCGAAAACATTTACGGGATCATGGCTCCCAGATAAGGAAAGAAATGAAACAAGGAGATTTGTACTCCTATGCGACGATAAGTCTGCAATCGCATGGGTTTAGCATCCGCACCAACCGTGACTTCCGTTACGAGCTGGTCGGCAACTACATGGATGGCTACGTCTTGAATGGCACAGTCGACAACAAAGTTCGCGTGAAGCCGGACGAGTCGGAGGTTCTTCGTTTAGATGACCGCTTTCCAAACGATCGCTCGAACTACATCATGGTCTATCCAGCCGACCAGTCAGAAGAGCACATCACCAACACGATTCTTAGGCAGCTCGAGGTCGTTATCAAGCAGCATGTCGAGGTGTACCAGACGCTGTACGAGAACGCCAAGTCGATGCTGACTGAGGTACAGAAAGGAAGGATGGGACACATCTGTCCGCCTGGCTTGTTCATCGATCATCAGCAATAAAGCATCACACCAAAGCAAAATGGGACCTCGATTGAGGTCCCATTTTTGTTTCTACTGAAAGATTACGACACGCTGATGGTCAGAGTGTACGTGATCAAAATGCTACGGTTTGCGGTCTTCTCAACCGGACTGAAGATCAAGTGCGACATCATTAGCGGAGGAGAATCGTTCGTGAACAAGGCCAGTTCGTCGAAGGTGTACAAGCTGTCTGGATTGGTAGTCGAATTATCCGAGGTTGCTTGGCCAGCTGGTTCATTGGCTGAAAGTTCCAAAGTGCAAGTCACGACCGAAGTGATTGCTGGCACTGGTGAAGGTGCGCTGATCACTGAGTTGCCAGGTGCAACCGATACGTCATGGCTGTCAATCACTTCCTGATAGGTCTGATTGTACAGAGTTGCCGTGGTGCCGGTAATGTTTGGTGGCAAGTAAGAGATGTTCAAGCTTGCATCGATGTGGGTGCCACCATTACCTAGACCCATCTTATACACCCATGAGTTTGGTTCGTGTGCTAGACCCCTAGCAATGACACGAGCCATGTTCTGTGGGTGAATCGCGTTGTTCTTGTCGATAAGAACTTCGCCGGTGTCCTTGTCAATTGCCTTAACGTGGCCGATGACATTCAGTTTAAGTTGTGAGTCAATCATGTTTGTTCCTCATTTTTCTTTTATTTATATTGTTTGGCATCACGCTAATCTGATGACCACGCTACGTGGTTCTGTAAATTCCACTACGATGCTATTTACACCAACGTACCTAATCGTTTTTGGATACATGATCGTGTTGTTTAGATAAACAGCAACCAATGGATTGTATCCGTAATTGTGAAGAATCTCAACTCGATCGGCCGGCGGATTCACTACAACAACTCCCTTTTCATCCGGTGCGTACACGGCTTGAGTTGATTCGGAACCATCCGCATAAACGATCTTGAACGAAACAACTTCAGCGATCTTCGCAGTCGATTTTTCAGTAGGACCTTTTTTCTCGATAGCAATGTTTACAGTATTGATCGAATCGAATATCTCAGTGTCAAACAAGAAATCATCGAATAGACCAGTTGGACCGTCAACCAAATACGCAGAAACCGTATCCTTTGGATTGTACTTGATCGATGTCTTCACCTTTTCCGTGAGTGACGTCGAGATAGAATCCGCTCTTAATAGACCGAGACGGTCTTGATACTTATCGCTGAATGCTGCACTGAAACTATCAGCCAACACTTCATGAATCGATAGCAAACGGTAGTAACCGATCTGCTTAGCATTAATGACCGAGTCAAAGTCCATGACATCAAAGTTCTCCGAGTCATAGTTGCCTAGACGCGATGGAGTAATGTCGATACCAAATAGTGCTTCATCGCCTGGGCGAGTATTCCAAGAACCAGGATCGACGATGCGAGCGTTGACCGTGTCCTTGAATCTGAACACATCCTTGAACGTGACCGTGTCTACGATCTTAGTTTGAGTCCAGCCGTTGTATGCCTCACGCTGCTCAACACGAATCGTGATTGGAGTGTCAAGTGGCAGTGCTTCATAGAATTCGAACGCGTAGTAATCTTTGCCAGACGCATCGGCGATGACTTTGACAACGCCAATTGGGTTCAGCTTAACGATCTTTTGCAAGCCAGCAAGTTCGGCGAACTCAGCTGCATCACTATCAAAGTCCGAGGCGTCGTATGGGAACATCTCAAGACCATCAGCGACACCGCTGTAAACAAGATCGTAAGTCTGCCATTCACCATTGACAGCAATGAAGACGCGATCAGTGACGGCCCAGTTCAGGCATACTTCATCACCAAGCTTTGGGGCATTAGCCAGGAACTTGACGACGGTACGATCCGGGTCGATTGTATAGTCCGAGTTGAGTAGCTTTCGAACACCGTTGACAGAAACTTCGACACCATTGTTGTATGGCACGAAGTATGAGCCAGGAGCCCCAGGAACCTCATCAGTGACGCCAATGCGTTTACACTGATGGAAATCATCTGAGTAGCGAGGAAAGACCGCTGCGGGAATCCTGTATTGAACTCGTTTGCCATCAGATACCGCATGAAGTTCCCAAACGCTTGAGAACTTCATTTCCATCTTGCTTGAATCAGAAATTGATACGAAGAGGTTGTCGTTTGCTTGATACTCAACGACAACGTCTGTCAACTTCGAGTGGAACGGTTTGATGTCATTGATGTACGATACTAGGCTTGATACGTCTAATGAATCAGTTCTCATTGTCGTCTTCCAATTTCGAGAATAGTCGGATCGAGTGTGCAGCAATCATCGAAGTCTTGAAGATGTCGGTGAACTCGTAATTTTCAGCAAGCGCGTCGTATAGGACGGTGAAGAAAATTTCATTGACTTGTTTTGGCTTAGCCTTTGTCCAAATGTCGTTCATCGTTTTACGAGTTGCTGCTTGAGTGCTAAACAAATCGTCGATCATGTTCATGTCGATGAATTCAATTGGGTCTGGTACTTCAACACCTGGGTTAGCTGGCGAAATCGTTGTTAGCGAAGTATTGAGGATCGCATACTTGATTGAGTTCAATGCAAGTTCTTTATCCACGAACGCTTGACCTTCACCGAAACCATAACGTGACTTGGTGCCATTTCGCTCGTCATATGCAACGCGTGCCAATGAAGGCACTGGATCGCCGACCATATTCTGGCCACATGCTGCATCGACTAGATGATTCCAAAGTAGCTCAGGAATCAAGGTATTTTGTTGTTCGCGAATCATAGCCCATTCAGTGTGCACGTTCTTCAATTCAATATCGCGCGGATCATCGCGTAGAATGAAGTCACGAGTGAATCGAATCTTGTATGTATCGTCTTCCGTAATGTAACGGTTCAATCCCATGCCAATGAACTGGTTATAGCTTGGTGCACTTGAGCCAGTAGGTGTTGAAATGTTTTGTAGGATTGCGTATGGGTTGGTATTGTTCTTCAGCAAGTTCTTGGCAGATTGCACTGATAGTGCACGTCCGCGTGTGGTCAAGTTCTTGTTGGCAACCCAGAAATAGTATAGAGTATTTACTAACACACCGTCGCCATTGCGAACTTCTTTCATGGTGTATTGGTAGTCATATTTATACTGCACAGTTTGAACTGGATTGTCCATCGCTGGGTTTGAATCTGGATCAAATGCTAGATCGGTCTTCGACGGAGTGTATGCCTTGTAGATCACCGTAACAATGTCTCCTAGCTTAGCGTTCAAGCCAGAGCAGTCGATCACATTCTTCATGGTCGAGACTTTAGACACGTCTTGGTAAACACCGTTGACATAGACATTCAAACGTGGAAGTGAAAGGGTGCTTTCGCCGCTGATCGAGAATTGAACAGATGCAGGAGTACCGTCGTACTTTTTTTGAAGTAACGTGTCAGTGATTGGTTCATACTCGCCCCACACATAATCGAAGCGGCTTGCGGTTGTGCCGTCTGGTAGGGTTGCTGGGTATGAACGGTCTTTTCTGATTGCCGGAATTAGAGCGGAAGTAACGCGCGAGATTTCGTTCCAATCGCCAAAATAAGGCTGCCACATATTGTTCGGGCTTGCGGTGTCCGACTTCAAATCTGTAGCTGAAGGCTCTTTGTAAAGGACCCATCCTTGATAGTCGCCCAAAGTCAAGTCCGCATCAGTTCTTGCTGGCAGGACACTTGCGCCAAATGGAATGTTCACGTCAACTGGGACGGCAGCACGCAAGACAACATCGGTGGTTGCTGCGCAGATATTATCCGCGACCACTGTCATGCGTTGAAGCTTGGAAGAAAAAAGCGGGTGCGCGTGAGTAACCGTTGTTTGGCCAGAAATTTGAATACCAAATGCAGCGAATACCACAGTAAACGCTGCATCAGTCTGGTCAGCAACATCGGTGTCAATAAGAACGACCTCATTCAAGCCACTTACTTCATTAGTGCACTTGATCGAAACGAGGTCGTCTTGAACGATCTTTTCGAATACAAGCTTACCAACCATTTCCGGTGAAAAGGCGGTAGGCTCGTATCTTCCGATTCTTAAATTTTTGAGTAATTCTATTGTCGCCATAAGAACCTTGATTTATGTTTATTAGCTATTTACTTATTTACCAAATTTCGAAAAATCTCAAAATGAGTACCCGAGAGGCACAAGCACCGGAGAATCAAACGAATTTGATGAGCCAATAACCAAATCTTGGTTCAAACCTGAAACTACTGCCTCACCGTATGGCTTCGACAATTTGAAGTTTTCTGGGTCAGAAACATCTTCAACGTTGTAGTGGAAAATACCACCGCTGATCTTCATACCAAGCTCAAGGCTTGGGAACGAAGACACCCAATCAGACGACGAAAGAATTGCAATAGATTCACCAGACATATTGGTGCGGAACTTTACGCGGTATTCACCAACAGAGCTTAGGTATGGAACAACAGAACCCGGCACATCGGTGTAACCCCATGCAATCGGACGCTGTCTCCAGGTACGCTTACGAGAATACAACTCTGGTAGAGCGACTTCACCCGATGCTCGTACGTCGGCAGGAATCGACGAGTCACCTTCTTGACGTGCTACGAGTTCAGCATATTTAGAAGGATGAACAGTGGACTCGGTCCATTCGTACAACTCGACCTTTGCCCAGTCAGCCATCGCGCCCCAGTATGAAAGACGAGTATCCATGTTAGGGAAAATCTGACGATCACAGTATGGGATGTATTCCAAGTTCTTGGTGTTCCACCACACGCGACCTACATCCTTATCATCCCATGGACGGTACACATCATAGTTCACGTTGTTGATCTTACGAACGGAGTAGTTGTACTTCGCTGGTTCGTTCGGCGAAATGATGTCCACAATCTCAAGCGCTTCTGGAGTATGTGAGCCACGTGCCGGGTCCCACAAGCTCAAGTCAGAGATGATCACTTTGTTCTTGTAGTCAATCAATTTCGCTGGACTGAACTTTGGCTGTGATGGACCATAGCAGCGAACGGTGTATTTACCACCAGTCACGTAGCCAGGACGAGCAAAGCCATTGAACTTGATCGTCGATGAATTGATCAATGCGTACTCCACACCTTCGGTCAACTGAAGTAGGAATGGCGTGTCACGAACATCGAGATCATTGTCTGGCACAGTTACTTCCAAGAACACTTGAACCGCGTCGCAAATGACCTTCTTGCCATTCTGTACTAGGTCGTAAATCTTGGTTGGCCAAGGATCAACGAATACAAGTTCAGCAATCTTCTCACCTACGAAGGTCACATCGTGGTTCAAGTCTTCAGCGGATACCCAACGCGACTCGTCGTCGTTTGAGATGTTGATGAAGCCGACCTGTGATGGAGCAGTCGAACTAGTGAAGTTAATCTTCGTATAATTGTGTTGCGCATCCGCGGTTGATAGCTTGATTTCAGGGAAGGCAAGTTGGCGCGCGTCGCCGAAGCTTGCAAGCTTGTATGCCCAGAATTCATCGATCTTCGCTGAGGTGAATCGAGCGGAGTTCAAGAATGCATTCACCGATAGGTTCGAACCTTTGTTCGACACAAGACCACGCCAGAATCCGAATTGCGATTTGTCGGTCATCTCGATGTCAGACATGTACTTCTTAGGTTCATAGCCAAGTAGGCCGCGAGCGTGGCGAGCTGTTTCGCTTTCATCGATCATGCGATCTGCATCGTAGTAGTTCAGCATATCACCAATCGAGGCTTCGATGTTACGCTTGACCTTGTGATCCTTGATGTAATGGCCGCCAAATGATAGACGTCCATTGAACTTCACTTGACGTTCAGCGGATAGGAACATGCGGTTGACACGAACACCTAGGAACGGATCGTAGATCAACTTGGAACGCGATTGATCGAACACATAGTTATTAAACAGCGTAATGTGTTCGTACTCGTCAACGATCAAGTGAACACCGCCCATTACAACCGCCGACTGAATTTCGGTCATCTCATCGTCACGGAAGATTTGGATGTCACTGTCGTGAATCTTGTTGCCGAACGAGTCGAAGATTGTCTGTGAGGACAATGCATCAGTCATCGAGGTTTTACGCATGTTCGAGACGAAGCCATGTGGGGTGCTGAACCACACATTGGTTGCGAACGGATTCAAGATTGAACCAGTGCCGGCTTCAACTCCTAGATATTGCTGGTTGATGAAGCGCTCAACAAACATTTGCCAGTTGATGACGCGACCAGTTTGTTCATCGATTGATGGCTCCTTACCTTGGTTGAATCTCCAACCTTGTTCTTCTAGACGATCAACATATCCGTAAATGATGTTCGCTACGTTCTCGATACCGGTCACAGTGAATGGGACGACCTTCGTAACGAGCGCCTTGCGGTCCTGAAGCTTCTTCCATTCGTCTGGTGAGTTAGCCTTCTCAAACGCGTTGAAAGTGACGTAGCGGCCTTCCTTGTCGTACTCGTAGTACTCGATGGTTGGGTTGTTGGTATTGAAGGTCTCAATACGGAACACCCAGTCTGCACCCTTGTTGCGTGGGACATTACGGCCATTCACCATTTGGGTGGTACCGACGCGGATCAACTGCACACGAATAGCGTTTAGCCAGTGGTTCGAAATGCCCTTGTTCTCCTTGATGATAACACTGTAATCGTTATCGCTCATTTGGAACTGGTCGGTGCGAATCGATAGCAATTCGGTATTCACGAGACCGGACATTCTGTAACCTAGCTTCAAGTCCCAGTCACGTAGTAGATTGTTCGCAAGAGCAACGCTCATGTCAACCGAGTTGTAACGATTTAGGTTCACGAACCATTGGTTCAGGCCATTGAACTTGCTGTATGGCGAAGCTACAAACTTATCAGTGCCATCGGTTGATAGCACGATCTTGTCGCCGATGTTGAAGTCGGAGCCGTTGTCATTTAGGACGAAACGAATCTGCGCTGAAATGAACTCGGTGTTCACAACATAGTTTTTGGTTACGACGCCTGAGAAATCGCCCTTAACAGTGAAGATACTTCCGTGTGCCCCATTGCCGACACAGGTCAGTGTCCAGACTTTATCGTCGGTCGAGTTAAACGACTTCTTAGAGATGTCGTAGCCATTGAATTTTGGAGTCGGTGCTTCACCATGGAGAAGAAGCTCGTGGTGGCTCAACACTCGGTGCTCGTGACGGTCGATGGTGTAATCGCCAATGGTCACCGTGTTTTGACCCCACGCAGAATTCACGAAGCGAATCGGGTCAATCAAGAAGCCAACCTTCAATGCGTCATAGCGATAGTCGATAGAATTGCGCCATGTGAATTCGGTAGGACCGTTGTCACCAAATGAGTACGCGTCCGCGATACCGCTTGGGATCACGTTGATCAAAGCTTCAGCCGCATTCTCGTCAGATGCTGAAACGTATGGTGGCAGTAGACGATCAGTATGAATGTCCACACCCAATGGCTTCGCCCATGCAGCCTTAATATCGGCCCACATCTGAGTGTTCCACATGCGAGTACCGTCAGTAGCCATGTACATTTCAGCCCAACCATCCGGCATCGCGTCGTGGCCAAGTAGAACCCATGGCTCTAGGTTAGGGCGCGGAGTACCGAAATACGCCTTGTACATATCGAACCAACGAGCATACGACACGCCATCGATCGCAACAGCCTTGTAGTTCCAAGTGAATGCATCGGTTGGATTGTAGTCGCCAGTGTAGAGGTCCAGACTATTCTTCGCAGCATAGACCGCAAGTTGCTCTTCAAGTAAGCGTGCCGCCTGATCAGTGTTTTGCGCAAACGTCGAGTCGATGTCGATCTTCGAAGTATTGAATGGGCAATCTTGGTATAGCTGATTCTCGATCATCAACGTGATTTGGGATGCAACGACGCCAATGTTCAGAACAGCCCATGCTTGCGAAATGTCGCCTTGCTCGATCCAGCCTTCGCCGTCAAATGCGAATAGCTTGTTTTGAGCGCGCACATAGAACGTATCACCAACTGAAGCCGGGAATACTGGACCAGTGTCTGACTTAACAGCGAAGTACTTTAGTTCATTGGTGTTTGCGTCATACCAGAATTGATTCTTGTATGGGCGAGCTGGTGGCAAGTATCCGATAACGCCTGGAGTAGAGGAGCCATCAGAACGCTTGAATACCATATTGGCGATGTTCTTCTCAGTCGCCACGTTTGTTACGTCAACCGCGGATAGGTGTCCGTCATGATGCTGAAGCATCAATGCGCCGATGCTTTGATCGAAGTAGATGCTTGGCTGATATGCTTTGCCTAGACCCAGGTAAGGAATAGTCGCGACCCAACCGACGATACTCGAGGTTGTATCGCTGAAGACTGACGCATCGTTACGTGAAGCAACTGAAGCTAGGAATTCTTTGTAAAGCGGTGCAAGCGATTCATCTTCGTCGTTTGATAGCATCGTGCTTGGAGCAACCACCTTTCCATCAACGATGAAGTCCGCAACGTTGCGAGTCACAAACTCGTTGATTGAGTTTAGCAACTGTGCGTATTGAAGCTTACCGAATTCGATAATGCTTGGCACAGATACATCAAGTTGATTTGCGAGTCCAAGGAATAGACCAAAGTTGGTGTTGTAATCCTTGATGCGGCCGCCAAGACCTAGGTCGTAGGAATCAATGTTGCGGAAGTTATTCACACCGAATGGATTGCCTTCGAATTCAGGTTGGTTCTTGATAATGTCAGTGAAGTGGCCTAGGAGGTCGCCATAGCCAACCTGCTTACGGTTCTCGTGGGTGACGTTATGAAACATCTGCTTCGGATGCTTCCACACCCTGGCGCCGTCCTCGTCGGTCACGTAGGTAGGAGCTTCAGCTGGACCCTTCTTCCAGATCGATTGTAGTTCATCGCCTAGTTTGTAGAATAGGATGCGCTTGCCGTCCTTGCTGATCAAGCCTTGTTCGAATGTAAAGTCGCCGTACGCGTCCTTGACGATACGTGCCTTCAGTGCAGTGTCGACTGCGTAGTCATTACCTTCCGCATAGTAGAAGATTGGGCTGACGAAGCCTGAGTGCTTGCCGGTGTGAAGGTATAGGTTGAACAGAGGCTTCTGGTTAAAGCTAGTCTTGGCCTGAACAATCTCTTCGCCTTCGTCGCCTGGGCGGCCGTCAGCGATTCGTAGAACCATGCTTGATTCTAGACGAACATCATATTCGATGATTGGGCGCACTGCTTGGATAGTAGTGTCGATGGTGAAGTTCGCGCCGATGCCCATAGCCAGTTCAGCTACATCTTCTTCATGAACCCAGTAGTTGTGCTTTGCCCAGTCTGAGCTACCACCTGGACCGATCACATAGTATTCTGGCGCCATGGTTGGGTTGTACGATGGGGCGTCTGCGCCAAGTAGGTGGCCGTACCAACGGTAGCGAGAGTAGTTTGTGAACTTGTCTAGGTTGATTGGTGGTACAAAGTTGAAGCCAACAGCTGCGCCCCATTCTGCGAAGTTGTCGATGTCGACACCTAGCATTTCTAGTTTCTTCAATACGTCGTTGAAGGTGAAGATGTGTTCTTCGGCGCCGAGCTTAGTGTAGACCGATGGCACTAGCGAGTTGATCTGGCGATCGAGGTCTGCTGCTGGAACGTATGGTGAGGTGTCATGAGCCACCGCGTCGCCAACATACCCGAGGACCTTTGCGGACTCTTCCTTGGTAAGGAACTTGTTGTGCAAGTTTCTAAGGATCGAAGTACCAGCAACGGTGCGGTAACGTTGTGGGATGTAACTTACGAGGTCGGTGAATTTTTTGGTGTAGTCTGACATTAACTTCTTCCATTTGGTATTCGTTATGGAGATATTTATAAAATGTCCGTTTCTTAAAATTTGTGATATTATGGCTCAAGTGATAAATATGGAATAACATCTCCTATATCAGAGGAATCAAATGACTAAACTAATAGACATCTTCGAAGCGAAGATCAGCGGCCAACCATCGCCGCTAGCCGAAGCTAAGAACAAAGGAAGCGTTAAGCTAAAACCATGGGCAACTGAGCTAGCAGCGATCATCGAAAAAGGTCGCCCAAGTACCGAATTTGGTATTGGTGGCATGGGTGGTGAAGGCGAAACGATCACCAAAGCAGAAATGAAAAAGATCGTGGACGCTTTCAAAGCGGCGGGATATGAAGTCAAGAAAGGCCAACATGGCTATAAAGGCGACTTCATCTACAGCAAGGAAGACCCAAAGAAAGGCGTATTCTTCACCGTTGATCCATGGGAAGAAGGCGATACCAACGTCATCGGCATGGCTTGGAACGACTAATAGTTTTGATTCAAAAAGAAATGGCTCCCAATTGGGAGCCATTTTTGTTTTTACGCTAGATTTTGTCTTAGTGTCGTAGCAGTATAAGTGCTTACGATTTCGATGTCATTGATCGTCGCGCAGCTCTGTAGGATTTCATCCTCGCCAGATTCGATGACGAACATCGAACCAAACGAGTTGTTCACGAACAGAGGAACCAACACAACCGAAGCAACATCAAGCGGCAAACGCTGATGGATCAACGAGAACAACTCAGTCGCGTAGAACGTATCACCAAAGTCCCAGTTGTCGACGGTGAAGAACATGTTGATGACCTTCACGATTTCCGCCTTGATCTGGTCATCGGTCAACGTCGAAGCTTGCGACTTGATCACACGGAAGCGAGCACGAAGTTGTGGTTCAGCCAAGTCACCAAACAACACTTTGACTTTACCGGAGTGCATCACAACAGTGTCAGAAATCATCTTGGTCGATAGCAAGTTACTGTACGAGTTGCGTAGCTCCAGAGGAGTCGGCGGGACTGGTACGTAGCTATTAGTGCCATTGATGTACGACGAAACGTTGTCAAAGTAACCACGAGTTAGCACGAACATGTCGATGATGTTTGATGTCGACGGGTCGATCAAATTAGTGTTCGGACTGAAGTGTTGCCACAAGAAGTCCAGGCCACTACGACCGATTTTACGAACATAACCGTCAGCATTACCAACAGCGAACTTGTTCTTAATCTCTGGCGTTTCAGCCACAGGAATTTCTGCGCTGTTTGGATCATTCTCAATGTTCGATACGTCAAAGTACACGTAGTCGATGTTGTCAAAGTTAGCCACCGAAATCTTACCAGCAGTTGCAGTTGGGAACGTCACAGTAATGTTGTTCGCATCCACTTTAGTCATCGTGCCCAGCTCGAGACCCATGAAGTCAACCACTGGTTTGTTGGTGCTTAGGTTGTGAGCAATTGTCCATACAGTCGACGGAGTAGTTTGCTGATGGACATGCTTAAAGCCAGTGTTCACAAATTCAGTGAAGCCCATGCTATCGTCAGGTACACCATCACCGGATTGATAAGTTCCGCTTGCATCGGTCGGTAGAACTTCTAGTGCGTTCACATTCACAATACCATTGTCAAAGCGGACAGCGTCAACCACGTCAAAGTTCTTGTTCTTGCCTAGTGCCATTGCTTTGCTCTTGCCCAAGTTCGACTTCAACAGAGCTACGCGATCGCGCACACGGTTCTTGGTATTTGGATCGATGATGTATGAGTCAGAGTTGTACCAGAACTTGGTGGTGTCTGATTCAATAACGATCTTCAAATCGCGGAAGCGAATCTCCCATTCAAGTACGTTGCCAGTCACTGGATCATCATTACGATGGATACGGAAAATCCACGAGCGATCATCGCGCGGTTGGTTCAAAGTACCTGAGTAAGCCGGATCGAAGTCTGCATCGTCGTTCAGCGATTCGCCATCGATGGTGTACCAGCGACCAGCAAGGTTCACGCCTTCGTATTGGACACCGCCAAAGATAAAGCCGCGTTGAGTTGCAACTCCACCTTTCACATCGAAGACGAACGCATCGCCTTGCGCGAAGTCGATAATGCCAGGAATGATCGAGAACGAGATGCTGTCGTTTTCATAAGGCAAGACCGAATTGACAGTTGCCAAGCCAGTGAGGCCGGATTTCGAACCAGTCACTGAGAAGGTTACCGAGCCAGTACCATCGTTGGTGAACTCAATGGTCCATGTTTCGTCTGGCGCATCTTCCTTAACATTCATCGAGACCACTAGACCTTTACGTTCAGCATCATCGGCACCAACACGATTGAAGCCGACTTCGTTGGTGAAGCCGATACCAAAGGTAGGTTGCTCAGAAGCGACCTGGAGGCCGTTAGGAGGCAACGAAGTGGTTCCGTCAATGGTTCTAAAGATCGTGTCGTTGTAAATCTTCTGATCGGCGTCGTTTGACACTACAGCGCAAGTCACGCCATTGATCAGCACGTTCTCTTTTGGTTCGCCATAGAAGTGACGATCAAGCTTACCTTGAATTGCAGTTTTCTCAAACACACCAAGCTTTGAATCTTCGATGAACTTGTAGCGTGGGTTGGTAACAACGTCACGTAGCTGGCTATGCTGCGAAGTCATGTACGTGAGGATGTTCAAGATGTTTGAGGTCTTGAGCATTGGCTCGATCGCAGAGTCAATCAACGCACGTGAGGACAGAGTCGAGATGTTCGAGTTCTGTTTCATGTCGTAGTAGATGCGAAGGTCATCACCGAAAATCTTGACGTTCTGGTAGTTGCCAGACGCGTCGTTCCAGTCGATATACTTTGGCTGTCCGGCGAAGGTACGGTTAACGGCTTTGAGCTTTAGGATCGATGGATCGCGTAGCAGCAAAGTGTTATAGTCTTGACCATTGACCATACGACCTTGTGAGTAGTAGGTTGATGGCGCGGTGCGACGAATGTGCTCGATGTCTTCGCTCGCCGCTGAGTTCTGTAGGGTGCTGACGAGTGAGAAAGTCAAGCTCGCAGATTCAGCCACGTCGAAGGTCGAGTTATAGGTGAAGCCCATTGGCATGTTCACCACGCGATTCTTTTGAATCACGATGTTCGAGTTCAGGGACTGACGAACCCACACGTTGAAGTTGCCAACCGGAATAGATGCGAAGTTGCCGTCGCCAAATAGTAGGCGAATGCGGTCGTTCTCCAACGTTTCGACTTCGAACTTGTTGCGGTTCTTGTCCACGTTGAAGTAGATGTTCTGTGCATTGATTGCAGACACTTGCTCCCAACGTTCAAGTGTATTGCCTGAGGTATCGACCTTATTGATCCATACGTCGACGTTGTTGATGTTCTGGAGGTTGATGTCAACCACTTGGTTCGGGATCGGAGTCTCGAATGAAAGCGGTAGATTCGACAATGTACCTTGCTTCGTGTACATCAAGAAGCCGGTCATGTCTGAGCCGTCGCCTAGACCGTCGTTTGAGTAAACGACTTGCATAGTCGAGTTAGCATCAGGTGCCTTCTCAAACACGCCATCTGCATCTAGGTCAGATGGAACGATTTCCATTGGGACAGTCTCAGTGTTGGTGCTGACTTGATAGCCATGCACACCACGAGTGAAGCTGCCGCGAGAGTTGTTGAATGAGTATAGTTGGAAAGCGATGTCGCCAACTTGGAATGACTTGATTGGCTGCCCGAATGGCTTGGTCATGAGACGATTCATGATCAAGAAGAATTGCTCTTTCCAAAGGGCGTTGTTGCTGTCGTTCCAGACGATGGTACGATTGCTGATGTCATTACCTTGTGAGTCAATGATCGACTCAGAAGTCGAGATTGAAGTTAGCTTCACAAGGCCGCGAGCTGGCAGGTTACGTGACGAATTGTACGAGATAAGCTTCGCCAACTTCAGAATGTTCTGCTTACGTTCAGCAGTCGAAATGAAGTTTTCATGGCTCGCCATATCGATACGGTACGCCAATTGTTCTGCTACAACCGCGAAAGCGTCAATGACTGCGATCAGTTCTGAGGTTTCAATGTAGTCATTGAACTGTTCAGCATAGTACAACTTCATGTACTGGATTAGAGATTCCTTGACGGACTCGTAATCAAAGGACACGAAGTTGATCTTGTCGAAAGCTTGGTAAACTCTGTCCCAAGTTTCGGCTGCATAAAGTGATGTTACGGCCATGAATTTTTCCTATGATCTATGTGGAATAATCTGGTATTTATTAGTTTGAGTAAACCTCGATTTTGAGGTCTCCTGTGACCTTCAACTCGATGTATAGCAACGTTGCTACCGCGACAATCGCATTGTTATCCGGAAGCGACATGACATCAAGATTCATCAACTTGACTCGTGGATCATAGTTGAACACTTTGCGTAGGTCCTCTTCGATGATTCCTCTAACTTGCGCATCGTTTGGTTCGAAGACCAGTGAAGGAATTCTTGTACCAAACGATGGCATGTGTGGACGTTCAAAGTACTCAGTGAAGATGTGATTCAACAAGTCTTCATTCACCAAGTCCTTATTGGTCAAGGTGTATGAGCCGCCAGGCTTGCTGGCGTTGCGTGACGAGAAGCCTTTGTAAAAGATTTTCTGTGATGCCATTATGGTCTCCAATGTTTGTTGCGTTCCTGATCGCTCTTAGGGCGTCCCCATGGCTCGTGTTCAGGAACAATGCCAGGTTCTAGGGCTTGTGGCGCCTTCGCCGCTTTAGGGGCTTCAGGAGCTGCCGGGCCGTTGAGGTGGACCTTTGCACCTGATGCTAATAGATTTCCACCGGCCTTTAAGCCAAGTACAGCTGAAGTCGAGATTGTTGCCGCGCCGCCAGCATTCACGTTGAACTTTGCGCCAGAGGTGATGTTCGCATCTGAGGCAGCGTTTGCTTCAAAGTGGTCACCGCAAGTAATCAATGTGCTGCAACCAGAATTCACATTGATGTTTGCTCCGGCAGTTTGGCTGATGTCTGCTCCGGCCTTCATGTTGATCGACCCAACAGCGTTCATGTTGATGTTGCCGAGGGCGGTGACATTGAAGTCCTCATCCGTAGTAAACGAAATTGACTTCTGACCATAGAAGTGAATATGGCCATCAGTGTCCATCTCAAACCATGTCTTGCCTTTGTTGGTTGAAATGTAGATACGCTCGTTCGTGTCGTCCATGATGATCTGGTGACCAGTGGTCGTCTTGATTCGAACGCGGCAGAAGTCTGGCTGATCTTGCATAGAAATGTAGTGACGGCCAGGCGTGACGATACAGTAACCTTGTGGGTCTAGAGCTTTGTCATCTGTTTTATTAGGATTCTTAGCGTAGCCGTCGGAACCATCCTTGTCCGTAAGAGCTTGAGCAATCTGACGTTCATATCCGCCTCTCGTAAAGTAGTGTTTGTCATTTAAGCCAGCCTCTTCGAGGTTGCGTTTTGCTGGCTGCATATCTTCGTATGAGTCCGAATAAGGACCGGGCGGGAATGGCTTCGACTTAGTGATGTCATAGCCACGACCACCTGGCATTCCTCGGTTGGACATTGCCGGGAACAAGCAATGGGTCCACACACGGAAGTTCGTGTTACCGTTGATGAACTGAACAAGGACGGTGGCACCTTGCTTTGGGACTGCCCACATGCCATACGCGGACGGACCATAGATCGTATCTTCTTCAGGACCAACCTTCATATTCTTGATGGTACCACCAAACGGTGATGCGTACAAGGTCCATGGAAGATCGTCGATCGTGTGGTCTTCGTTGTCGATTGATGGGCAGTAAACTTTCAAACGACCTTGTTGTGCTGGATCGTTTGTGTCTTCAACAATACCGATCGTGGTAAAGTTGATGTTCTGTAAGCCTTTAAGTGAATCTGGATTGTCAAACATTAGGTCTGTCCTGGTAGTTCATACGGTAGTAGGTAAAGCTCTTGAACAAATTGTCCGTTTTGAAATGTGTTCTTAATCTTGGTGACGCGGTATCTGCCTTGGTACCAGAATGGGTCGTAGCTCGTTACGTTGCCATAATCATCAAAAACTGGAGTCTTGATATTTACCTTTACGAATTGTGGCAAGTATGTCGATGCTTCGCCCATCACCGAAATCGATTTGGCAGAATCATGTGAACCATTGCCCTTTGCTCTTTTTTCAGCGTCAGCTTCCAGTTCACGAATCTTGCGCTCATAGTCCGTTTCATTATGCGGGAACAATGGGCGAACGACTTGGTTCATAAACACCGGATTGCCACGAACAACAATATGCATATTCATCGTCGTCTTTGCTGCAAGCAGCGCCAGCATATTGATGTACTTGGTGCGGAGCTGTGCTGAGTCTGCTGAGGCGTAGATGTAGCCTTGCTGTGCATCAGCTGGCGCATCGGACAAATAGATCGCATCGTGCTTACGAATGATCGTGGTTGTCTCCACCTTCTTATCATCTGGCTTCGCGTTCGTATCTTGCGCTGCTGTCTGAACCGATTTGTCGGTAGCGGTCATGCTTCCAGTAGCTTCCTGTACGCCAGTTTGATTGCCAATCAAGATTGTATTCGTATGATTTGCTTTCAAATCCATTTGAAGGATGTCTGAATTCTTGCCGGTGAAAATGTAGTCATACGTGATGCCGTACTGGTCAAACTCAAGATCATTCTGTGCCTTGATTTCCTGTTCAGTCTTCTTCTCAACGATCGCTTTTTCTTTATCGCTCTTGAGCTTTGGCAAGTAGTAATTCACGATGTCAAAGTGAACAGTAACAAGGTCTTTATCGCTTGTCAAACCGGCCACTACTTGGTGAAGTTTAGCGAGATGCTGCTCTTCAGCTTTCAACTTTTGATTGCCAACCAATGCGGCATGAATCTCATCGCAATGCTTGAAAATCTCAGATAGGATTTGAGTCACAGTGGTCTTGACCGAGGTATTCATTGAAGTCTTGAAACGATCAGACTCGATGCCTGGCTGATTAGTTTGCGTTTCGTTCTTCTTAGCGTTCGGGTCAGTATTTGTTGCTTGGCCTTCCTTAACGAAAAGACGTTCTATGTAATTGTCCTTGCTAGTTGACTTGACCTTGTAGTTCTCCCAGTCCTTAGGGATGGTGAACTTATACTTGACGCGGCGACCTTTGCCAAATGCCTTCTGAACAGCCTTCCACTGTTCTTCCAACTGCGCGTTGAGTTTCTTTTCCAAGTCAGCGATGAGGTCCTTTAGGAGGATACTATTCTCGCTCGTGACTAGGTTTAGGTTGCGGTTGACGTAATGGGTGCGGTCATTCTTGAGTGGGGCCCCGTTTGAGAGACCATAGAACTTGAGTGTGTGGACGCCACCAGAATAGTCGAAGCTTGAATCCATTTTGCCGAGGATTAAGGTGATAGGAGTGGTTGGGTAAACGGTGGTGTTGCCATTCGCTTCATGACCAACGAAGAAGGTTTTGAGCATGAAGCATACCGAGTCATAGCTAGTCTCGAGGTAGCGATCGCTGACGTCTAGAAGGAAGTTGATGAATGTTGCTCCACCGGTTTCACGGACAATCATGTCCATTTCAGTGGCGGTGGTAAACTTAGAGCCCACTTCGGAAACGTCTACATAGACGGCAGAATAGCTTAGTGAGTCGATGAAAAATTTAGAGTCAACAACGGAATTGAGGACCATCACGACTGATCCTTCTCCGCCCTCAACCGATTCGCCATGCTTTAGGCGAGACAAGCTTTCCAAACTGATTTCTTTTGTTTCAATCTGACGCAGAACTTCGGTGTTGTTTGCGGCAACTAGGAAGTGCTGGTAGCTGTATGATTGGTAGTGGTCTAGGGGATTTATAGGATATGACATATGCTATTGTTCGATGTGTGAAAATATTTATCAAACAACAGCATATGTAAAAATTGACTTACTTGACGATAGGACCAATGATCGTTGGCTGAATTCTGGTAGATGGTACGCCACCAGATTTGCCAGATAGAAGATCACGTTGCAGACGATCTTTTGTCGGCATGCGAAGCTCCACGCCAGCAACAAACTCGTCGTTGATATCGAGGATGTTGTTGTACTGGAGGATCAACCACCAAACGCTCGAATCGCCGTAGAAGATTGATGCGAGTTTGTCTGGGCGACCTTCATATGTTCTCTCCAATGTGTAGTACACGTCGGAGTTGTCATATGGGAACTTTTTGCGATCCCACCATTGAAGGAACTTACCATCCACTTCGGTTGAACCACCGTGCGTGTAACGCGAGTTCTTAGTGTATGTACTATTTGTTGACATTGTTATTCCTTAAAAGTATCCATCTGGGTAGCCTTCAGCGATGGCACGCATTTCAGCTTCAGCATCCGATGCCATGTCAGCATCCGGAAGGACGACTTGGCCTGGCACAGAAGCGAATGAATATGCATTTGCCATGTTGCCAGTACGGTATGCCGTAATGTCGAAGTTCGTATATTCTTCTGGCGAATATGACTCAATCAGTGACAGTGAAATATCCATGATGGTTGGGAATGGAATGCCATCCTCAGTCGGGATGAAGTCCACTATATCCGGATACACCCAGTGGTAGCTTGTCAGTACAACAGGCAACGCTGAAATGTTTTTGTCACCATACACATCAAAGACAAGAATGTCCGGTGGCGCGCCAAGACGATTTGACTCTGAACTGTTTGCGGTACCTTGACCGTAGTATGGCATGACCCATGAACGGATCGCATTGATGTACTTCACATTCATGGACGCTTCTGCGGCCGTACGGGCAATCAATTTAACGGTGATGTTGAATTGTCTAGCCTCAGTGTTCTTGTACACCTGAATCGTTCCTGGATGGTGTACAGGCGTGATGTGTTCATAGTTCGCTGAACGAGATTCGTCGATGGATGGAGTCACATCGAATACGATCGTAAAGCCTGTTTGCTTAGAGCGAAGCTTCATTTTGAAGTCTTCAGTCGTATGGCCAGCTTTGATCAAGCGATTGCCACCAACTTCTGGCGTAACAGTATTGGCAACACCGGAGCCACCAACGTCTCGCGCAACTTCGGATGCGGTCTGTTGCGCAGATGCGATCCCACTTGCTGCCGCACCTGGCAAGGCACCATCAGCAAATAGACCATCAGATTGGACCGTGAGAATCTTGGCTCCCGCAACGCCAGGAACATCCTTAATGTTCTTGAGAGTTTCAGCTGCGTTCAGCGTTTGACTTTTAGCTGCGTTTGAAGCTGCTTCTTCGGCCGCATCGGCTGCTGGCTGAAGTACTTCTTCAACTTCAATCTCTTTCTTTTCGTACGCAGTAAGCTCGGCCTGAACTCGTGGCTTCATGGCGACGGCCGCAGCTGCTGCGCTTTCGTTCCATTTGCCTTGTTCTTTTAGGAACTTGTATTCAGCCATCGAGGTGCCAGCTTGAGTTTTTAATCTCTCAAGCTCAGCTTTTCCAGCCGCAAGGTTTTCTTGAGGGGTACCCATTATTCTTCCTTCTCTTCCTTCTTAGTGAGTGCGTCCTTCAGTTCAGCGTACATCTTCTTGGCAACTTTTTCTGACGTTACAGCAACCATGTCTCTGAAGTCGTCGTAACGGTCGGCTAGGACCGCAGCGCGAACGGTGGAGCCACTAATGCCAGCAACACCATCAGAGTGTTGATTGCGTTCCAAAACGATTGCTTTGTGTTCGATTGGTTCGTCGTTCTCGTCTTTGAAGTATTTGTCTAGAAGATTTTTGTAGCCTTCAGCACGATTTTCTTCTTTCTCACCTTCAACGAACTTGCCACCGACAACCGCCATTGGCTCGTAGCCGAGTTCGCGACACTTGATAAATGCGTCAAATGCGCTGCCAACAACCGCGAAGCGTAGGCCTTTGCTGTATGATGAGTGTTCGAGGTAGTACTGACGTGATTCACCGGATAGCGGGTTGCGCTTTTTATCCTTGCTCGATTCTTTACCAGCAACGATGAAAACGATGACAGCGTCATACTTACCATCGCGCCACGCCTTCTTGGCCGCATTGATTAGTGTTGCGTGGCCGAGTGTAGGTGGTTGGAAACGACCAACTACGATAACAGCGGTCTTATTTTGTTTGGGAGGAATTTCTTTACCTCGTTTTTCTAGGATGATCTTGACTGGCATGTGAGATTCTCAGGGCTATAAATATTATTTATTGATTTTTCTAATTGCAATTTTTGTACCTGTCGTCGCAGTTTTACAGCTGCAAGGACGACTGCTTCGTTGCACCTTGAAGTATAATCTCTAACATAATAAGAGGATTAAATCCCATCATGTCTAAAGAAGCATTCACTCCAATCACTACTATCCCAGCAGAGTTCGATGTAACTCCTGCACCACGCTCAACCGGTAAATCAGGCCCAGTCACTTTTCCGGACATCACTTCTCCTGAACAACTCTTTGGCGAAGCGGAAGTTCCCGCATTCATCATGCCTAAGAAACGTGTTCCGAAATATTATTTAACGAACGCTGACCTGCTCCCTGCCGTCCTTGAAGCAAAAGAGCGTGGTAAAATGACCGACAAATTAGCACGCATGCTAATGTTGCTTACCGATCGTTATTCGCGTAAAGCAAATTTCAACGGTTACTCCTTCCGCGAGGACATGGTATCAGCTGCGCTGGTTAACCTAGTCCAAAACGCTCTCAAGTTCAATCCAGAAAAATCATCGAACCCGTTCGCGTTCTACACTACTTCAATTAAGAATTCTTTCTTGCAGTACATGTTGGACGAGAAGAAGGAACGCTTCATTCGCGATACATTGCTAACTGAAGCTGGCCAAGATGCTTCGTACTCGTTCATGGAATCCAATCGTAATTCGGATGACATCAACTACTCTTCAGCTGGCGATTCTGGTCGTGTACCAGAATCAAATCCATACAAAAAGAAAGTGGATGAAGCCAAGCTAAAGAAATCGAAGCGTCAAGAGCAAAAAGAAAAGAAAGAGAAGATCGTTAATTCGCTTCTAACTTTCTAAAACACAACTTAGGTAACGCACAATAATGACTATCAAAAAAGGTGCGTACTTCACCGATATTCACTTCGGTCGTAGGAACTCCGACGTTGTACATAATCAGGATTGTGTCGATTTCATCGAATGGTTTTGTGAGCAAGTACGTAAGGACCCGTCCATTACGTACGTTGCTTTCCTAGGCGACTTCTTTGAAAATCGTGCACAAATCAACATCCTCACCCTCACGATGGCCTATAAGGCCCTACGTAGTCTGAACTCACTAGGTCTGCCGATTTATTTCGTAGTCGGCAACCACGATCTACACCGACGTTCAACTCGTGAAATCTTCTCCACCGAAGTGTTTGGTGAATTCACCAACATCAATTTGGTCAGTGAGCCGATTGTCGTTGAGGACAAGATTATGTTCTCGCCGTTCCTCTTCCCACACGAATATGCGGGTCTAGCGAAGTACAGCAACATCCCCGTATTTGCAGGCCACTTTGAATTCCGTGGCTTCATGATCACTGGCTACAACATGGTTCTCGAGCATGGTCCCGACCATAAGCTCTTCAAGAATCAAAAGCAGATTTTCTCTGGTCACTTCCATAAGCGCCAAGCCCAAGACAATATTGTCTACATCGGCAATACGTTCCCTATGGACTTTGGTGACGCTGGTGATACTGCTCGCGGCATGATGATCTATGATCATGATACCGACACTGTCGACTTCAAAGATTGGACTGATGGCCCAACGTACCTAAAAACCACGTTGAGTAAAGCTCTATCCGACGAATGGCAATTGCCACCAAGCGAACGTATGCGCGTTGTTTGTGTCAACGATATCGAGATCAGCTACTCAGAAGCTCAAGTCATCAAGGAGACATTGAAGGATACGTATAAGTTTCGTGAGTTCAAACTAGAAGAGAACTATGCGGAGAAGAAAGACGCCCTTGAAAATACGGTGTCTGATGCTGAAGTCAATGAGTCGAAATCGATCGATGAAATTGTCGTGGCCTCGCTGCTCGATCTATCGGAAATTAAGTCGATAGATAACAACAAACTAGTCGAACTTTACAAACAACTCTAATGTCACTAAAACTAAAAGAATTAACCATTAGAAACTTCCTCGGCTTCGGTAACAAAACTGAAGTCGTGGACCTTTCAGCAGTTGGCACCACACTTATCCTTGGCGAGAACATCGACAAAGGTGGTGCTAACGGTGTGGGTAAGACCACAATCGCGAACGCAATCTGCTACGCACTCTACAACGTTCCACTTGAGAAAATCAGTAAGGAACGTTTGATCAATACCACGAATAACGCGAAGAACACGAGCATGGTCGTGACATTGACCTTCGAGGTCAATGGCATCGATTACAAGATCATTCGCTCACGCGGTGCCGACTACGAAACCAAGTTGCTGATCAATGGTGAGGACAAGACTCCTGACTCGATCGAAAACGTCAACAAGGCCCTCGTCGAAATCATTGGCATCAGCTTCGAATTGTTCCGACGTACCGTTGTCTTCCTTGGCGGTGATCAACCGTTCTTCGATATGTCGCTTGCGCAACAGCGTACGATCATCGAAGAGATGTTCAAGATCACGAAGCTGTCGGAGAAGGCAGTCAACCTCAAGCAGATGAATCAGAACCTTGAGAAGGACATTGCAGTTCAGCAAACGTTATGTGAGCAACAGGAGAAAGCTAAAGCACTCCATGCGAAACATATCAAGGATGCTGAAGCTCGTATTCTCAAGTGGGAGACCGATAAGGAAACTCGCATTGCGACGTTGAAGGCTCATGCTGAAAAGATTTCCGCTATTGACTTTGATGCCCAAGAAGAGTTGCATCGCCAGAATGATCATATCGTTGCAGTGCAACGCGATTATCGTGCTATGGTCACTGAGTCAAATACTCAGATCAAAGCTCGTGAATCGAAGATCAAAAAGGCCACTGAAGAGTTAGTTCATCTTCGTGACGCAAAGTGCCCATACTGCCTACAGAAGTTCAACGACACTCAAGCGAAGATTGAAGAACTCGAATCCCAAGTCACCTCGCTGACGAATGAGGTTGCAGAGTTCCAAGTGATTCGCGATGAGAATCAAACGAAATTTGATGAGGCAGAATCGCAACGCGCTGAAATTGCTCGCCAATTGATTTACCCCAATATGAATGCTTTGCTCAACGACAAGGCAAACGCAGCGGGTGTTCAAGTTCAAATCAAGGGCGTTGAGTCAAGTACTAACCCACACTTGGAAGCGTTTGAGCAGTTGCTCAACGAAGCTGAAGTGGTTGTCGATTACTCGAAGCTTGATCAGATGAAGTCGGACCTTGAGCATCAGAAGTTCTTGCTCAAACTGTTGGTCGATAAGAATTCGTTCATTCGTAAGAAGATCATCAATAAGTCTGTTCCGTTCCTGAATAAGCAGATTCACTACCATGCTAAGACATTGGGCTTGACTCATATGGTCACGTTCAATCCTGACATGTCCTGCACCATC